AAGGAGGCGAGTGATCGGGGTGCCCCGATCACCCACTCCCTCAACGACCAGATTCAGCTGGCCGGTCTCACCACCGAGAAGGCCGCAGCGGCCGAGGCCATCGCTGCTGCGACCGGCACGACGGCGGGCAACGTGACACGAGCCCATCGGAACGAGATCGCTGACGTGGTCCACCACGCCCGCGAACGGGCCGAGGCCAAGGGCACCACCGTGGAGGAGGAGATCCCCAAGGCCGCCTCTGCTCGGGCCAAGGACAAGGCCCGCGCGAAGCGGGTGGAGGAGAGCCGCAAGGCCGGCCACACCCTCGTGTACCTGTCGCTCGAGGGTCGGTTCATGACGGCTCGGCGCAACCTCACCGATGCCCTGAAGGAGGCCCACGACGTCGACCTCTCCGACGACGAGATGGAGCTCCTGCGGGACACGGTCAACCAGCTCAAGGCTCTGATCGACCTCATCGGGCTCCGCTTCGGGGGCACCGACGACATCGACTGGGATGCCGAGTTGGCCCGACTCGGGGAGCTGTCATGAGGTCCAGGACGATCCTTCGTCGTGAGAAGCTGTACGACCTCTTGAAGGCCAACCCAGCCGGCTTCACCTACGCCGAGTTGGCTGACCTCCTCGGCTGCTCCGTCCAGGTTGCCCGTCTCACGGTTCAGAACCTGCGGGACCACCTCGGCGAGGAGGAGAAGCACAACATCCCGACCGTTCGGCAGGGATGGCGGGAGCCCCACCGCATCATGCTGATCCCCGGCTTCGAGCGGGAGACGAAGGTGTGGAGCGCCGACAGGCTCAAGTACGCCAAGCGTCTGATGACGACGGTCCACGCGATCTTCTCCTCGGGCGTTCGGGGTACGAGCGGTCGGTCATCCGACGGTCGGACGGTCCGGGAACTCGAGCGGTCCGCCCGACACACGGTGGAGATCATGGACGCGGCCACGATTGCCGCAACCGAGGCGGCCGAGGACGCCAAGGCCAGTTGATCCACCACTCCGATGGGTAGCGGACTCTCAGGAAATCTCCCCCGCCCCGAAGGATCCCCGCCCTCCCTCGGCCTGTATGTGGTGAGGAACACGCTGGGTCCAATGGCTTCTCGACAGCCGAAAGGAAAGCGGCCCAGCGTGTTCCGAACCATCATTTACACTGACGACAGGGCCCACCATGACTTCCCATCCCCGCCAGACCATCGGCCAGATCACCAAGCGCCACGGTGCCTGGTTCATCGACTTCGACCAGATCAACGACGTCTCCCAGAACGAGCCGGCTTCCGAGCTGTACAACTGCGCCTCGAGCCAACGCATGGCGAAGAAGGTCGCGCGTGACATGGCCACCGAACTCGGGTTCGACGGCCCGATCCTGTTCCGCAACGACGCCGACTACGACACCGAGCAGGGCTACACCTGCATCACCGTGACAGGCTTCCTCCCCCGCCCGGAGGAGGACCTGCCACTCAGTTGGTGATCCCTGCGCCCCTCACCCCGTGAACTTCAACGGAGGGCTGGCACTGGGCGGTGCCGCCACAGGTGGTGACGACGGCGGACTCGTCACAGGCGGCGCAGGAGGCGGTGAAGGTGGCCGCGTCGTGGTCGTGGTGGTCGTGGTCGACCCCGTGGTCGTGGGCACCGTGCTCGACGTTGTCGTCGTGCTCGAGGTCGTCGATGACGATGTTGACGATGTTGACGACGTGGTCGACGATGACGTGCTCGACGTAGACGACGTGGAGCTGGTCGTGCTCGACGTGGACGAGCTCGTGGTCGTCCCACTGCCGGCGCACACCGACGACAGGTTGAAGAACGATCCCGGTGGGTTCTGCGTGGTCTCGGCCGTCCCGCCCAACAACGTGTCGTCGGTCGGTGTGTACACGTAGGCGTGCATCGCGGTCGGGGGCCCGAACGTGGTGATCGTGATCTCGCCGGCCAACTCGAACTCCACGGTCAGCGACACGAACACGCCCTGCTCCGGCTGGGGCAGCACGAAGTGCCACGCCACCTCGCTCCCCACCACCGGACGGGGCAGCCCCGTGCAGTTCTCCGAGAACTCCGAGCCGACCGCCCCGACGTGGGCCGGGTTGAGCGGGACCGTCTCCTGGGCCCCGACGGCCCCACCTCCCAACGCACCGCCCACCAAGGTGAGCAGCAGGGCAAGGGCGACCGTGACGGTGCCGATGGACCGTGTTCGTGTCTGGGTCTCAGCCATCTTCGGACCCTACTGAAAAATTTCCCCGAGCGACCCGATTCCTCAACTTGGCTGCGGTCTACTTATGCATAGTGGTGACCGCCAGCGCCGATTTGCAATCATGCACTACAACTCGTATACTCCAACGCCTACTTGAACCCGAGGCGGCAGTCGGTGTGAGAGATGACCTACTGGTCTCCCTGCTTCATGTGGCCAACTGCCGATGATCAAGACCAAGACCAAGACCAAGACCAACAGGGAGATCTCATGGAACTCGTCGACGTGACGATGATGACCACGCCCACTTCGACGACCTCGTCGTCATCCACTCCGAAGATCCGACCACTGGTTGAGATCTTCGCCTCGGCGGTTCCACATCGGGACGAGCCCCACACCACCGATCCGGAGAAGCTGGCTGAGCGGGCGATCAAGGCGATGACCACAGCGGAGTACGAGAAGTATGTCCTCGCCTCGCTCATCAAGGAGGCCAAGACGTGGCAGCGGGCTCTGACCCGTGATGCCGAGAATGCTGTGGGCGATCCGTACACCCCCACCGTCCCCGTTACCACTCCCCCACCTGCCACTGAGGAGGGTGAGTCCGCAGAGAACGGTGAATCGGAACACATCCCCACCGAGGAGGTCGAGGTGGCTGAGACCGAACCGGTTCATCGGACGTGGTCGCGTCTCGCCAAGGACCAACTCGGTGGGTACAAGTTCTTCGACGGCACCGACTACGTCGACTGGCTTGAGGCGACCATCGAACAGCACGCTGGTCGGATCGCTTGGATCAACCGGCGGTACATTGAACCGCTCCAGACCGACTGCCAGCGGCACCAGAACGCGATCGATGCTCTCATTGAGGCCGGCGTGCCCAACCTCGCTGCATTGCCCGAGGCCAAGCGTCCCGAGCCACCGTCGACCGATGCATCACTCCTGACGGTTGTCCCGCCGAAGGAGCTGGCGTGATCGACCTCAAGGATGTCGATGCCATCGACGCCCTTGATGATCAGTACCGGCTCCTGCGTCTCGCCGCCGATCAGTTCACTGATATGCAGCTGATGAGGATCGCTACCGGTAATCGTTTGAGACACGCTCCTGCTGGTCTCTTCGACGATCAGATCCATCTGTTGACTGAGATCGAGAAGGCCGCCAGCAAGGCCCTGAAGAGGACCTACCGTGATGTCGTTCCCGAACCGGTGCGGGAGTGGGTCGCGGCACAGCGCGGTGTCGGCGAGCACACCGTCGCACGGATCCTCGGAGCGATCGGACATCCGGTGGTCGCCATCCCGAAGTGGTGGATTCCCGGATCCGAGGCGGGGAGCACGGACGAACGGGTGTTGGTGCAGGGTGAGCCGCAGATCCGATCCGTTTCCCAGCTCTGGTCCTACTGCGCTCTGGGCGACCCGACCCGCCGCCGCACCAAGGGCATGACACAGTCCGAGGCGATGGCGTCCGGCAACGTCCGCATCAAGTCATTGCTCTACTTGAACACGACACAGATCAGGAAGGCCGGTGAGCACACTCCGGGCTGCGTCCTCGATCTCCCTGACGGCCAGAGCACATACGACACCCACCGATGCCCCGCCGTCGATGGCACCTTCGTCGTCCCGGGCGGTCATGGTATGACCGACACCCACAGTAGCGACGCTGTCCGGGACGACCTCTGTCTCCGCTGCTACCTCGACCTCTCCAAGCTCATGTACTCAGAGCGCGGCTGGACGAAGGGACACGCTGACAACGCCGCCATCCGGCGGACCTCGAAGGAGTTCCTTCGTCGGCTCTATAACCTCTACCTGACGACGCTTGCGTGACTGGTCTGTCCCCGACGGTCGGAGCACATGCGATACCCACCGATACCCCGCCGTCGGGGACACCTTCGCCATCGACGGTCGTAGAAGTAGCGATGCCCAAACCAGAGTCGCCGTCGATGGCATCCTCGGTCCCCAGCGGCCTTAGAAGATGCGATACCCCCTTGATGACCGCCGCTGGGGACTATTCCTCAACTGATTACAGGTACTCTGGGCGAGTGATCGGGGCGTCTACCGCATCGGTACCAGCACCGGAGCCGGCACCGGCACCGCCAAGGTCGCGGCAGACACCACCCCACGGGGATCGTCCACTCCCTCCAACAAGAGGTAGACCATCCTCGATTTTGTCACAGGCCTGTGCGAGTCTGATCCAGACCCATCCACGTTCCCGCTGGGACCAAGGAAACGGTACGGATCATGACTCGTACAGGCCGTTCTTTTGACATCAGCCATTCCGATATCGCCAGCTTCCTGCAGTGCAGGAGACAGTTCTGGTTCAACTACGTGCTCGGGTTCAGCGATGCACGGTTCCCGGTCGGAGCAGCCCCAGCCGGTGTCCGGGTGCACGAGGCGCTCGAGGGTCACTACGACCCAGCCGGCCCGAGAGACCCCAGACAGCTTTTCGAGGAGCTTGCCCAGCGTGACATCGCCCGGGCCTCGAGCACCGGCCAGCCACCCTGGGTGTGCGACAAGCTCTACGAGGATGTGCTGCTCGGTCGGCGGATGGTGGCTGACTACGTGACCTGGCTGGAGGAGAACCAACCCGACGCCCAGTGGGATCCTGTCTGCACCGAAGCCAAGTTGCGGTACACCCTCGAGTTCGATGATCCCGTCTGGGAACAACTCGACTCCCCCCACGCCGTGGCCCAGCGGACGTCCCAACTCCGGCAGCAGGGCTTCACAGCGATCCGGTTGCAGGGCAAGGTCGACCTGGTTCAGCAGCACACCTCGCCCGATCCCAGTGATCCCCGCTACGCCCAGATCCGGATGACGGACTGGAAGACGACGGGCCGGACCTTCCAGGTGGACGAGGGGTTCCAGCGATCCAATCAGTCGTATTTCTACGACATGCTTCTGGAGATGGCTCAGGATCTACCGGCTCCGCTCCAAGAGGCACGGGCCCGGGCAATCTCAACCAACTCTCCCCCAGCCGAGTTCAACTACCGGATCATCCAGCGACCCCGCTCCAGAAATGCCCCCACCGAGGTGAGGGACCTGCCGATCACGCACTCCCAGGCGCTGCGCCGCAGCCGCCGACGGCAGATCTTCTCGGTGGTGGCCGAGCTCATCGACGCCACGTTGCAGCTCGATCCGGTCACGCCCCCGTCCGCCGACGTCACGCCCCTGACCGCCCAGCCCTCCACGGTGCACCTGGCCGAGCGGTACGCCTTCCCGTCCCCCAGCGATGCCTGCGGCTGGTGCGATTTCCGCACACCGTGCGACGTCACCGACGACGGACCGGACGTGGCCATCGCCATGATCTCGACCTCACCGAACTACATCTCGGGCCAGCGCCACCAGCGGTACGCCGAGACGTCGGTTCCAGCACCGGCCTGACGAGCTCGTGCCCAGCACTTACACTGCACGGTAGCGATCGATCCTTGATCGTCGCCCCGAATCAGCGATGAGCCTTCGCTGAGCGATCGCCCCTCTCCCCAACACCCACCGGGGAGAGGGGCGGTTCGCGTCCGGACCCATCACCCTTCCGCCGCACCACATACCCCGTATGGGTACCCGAGGGCATACGGGCCAGTACGCAGCCAGTGTGAATGAATACGTACTGGATGATTATTGGACGAGCTAACTCGCGAGATCGCCCAGCCAGCTTTCGGTCCGCCGATCAGCCCGATCACAAAGCCGATCAGACAGCTGAAGTGGTGCCAGATGGGCTGGGATGCTCCGAGAGTTCGTCCAACGCGACCGAGTCCTCAGCCACGTTTGCATCCCCAGAACTCTCCTCGGCGGTCCGGACATAGCGGCCATCAGCCACCTTGGTGAGCCTGCCGTCCTTGGCCAGCGCCGAGACACGGTTGCCGACCGCACGGGCCACCGGATGGTCGTGGTGGTAGTCGATGCCCAGCGACCGGCAGATCATGCGGGCGATCTCGTTGGTCCGCAGGCCGCCGGTCTCGTTGTGGGCCCCCACGATGATGAGGATGTCGTCACGGTCGAAGCGGGTCTCGGTGGCACCCTTCACCCTGGACCGCTTCCGACGAGCGGGTGCCTTCTTCGCCGTCGCAGGGGTGGCCTTCGGAGCCGGAGCCGCCGAAGGCGGTGTGCTGCCGTTGGTCCGTCCCTCCTGCAGGAGGACAGCGCTCATCTCGGTGAGGACCACGCAGGCCGACATCACGTCGTCCAGCGAGGCATGGTCGTCCACCGCAAGGGCGGCAACTTCCTCGATCGGGCCCCCAACCGAGTCGGAGCGGACCAGCCGCAGCGTCCCGTCCTTGAGCACGGCGAGGTGGGTCATCTTGTTCTCTGTCATGTCTGTCCTTGTCCTTCTTGGTCGTTTGTCTGACTGTCCTGCTCAGCGCCGACGTGACGCTGGCTGTCGGAGCGGTGCAGCCTGTTCGGGGAAGGGGAGGTGGGAGATGAACTCCCGCCGCCACTCCTGAGCTGGCGGTGCGGGCCTCGGCAGATCGCCGTTGGTGCTCGTCCGCTTCATCTGATAGCCGTCGGGATACGTGTAGGACATTCCCCAACGGGTGCCGTCACGGCTCAGCCAGCGGGTCCGCACCGTGCCACACCCAGAGCAGACCGATGACAAACCACGGACCCACGACATGGTGGGGTTGGTGACCACGTCGGTGGAGTGGAGCCACGAGTGTCCCAAAGCTCGGCACTTGAGGAACCTCCGCTCATAGCCGGAGGGGATCTCGTCGGACGCATCGGCCTTTGCTGGTCGCCGTGCCATCACTCTCCTTCACTGCCACGTGTCGCTGTCGTTGTCGCCGTCTCGGTCAGCGGAGAAGGTAGTCGAACACGAAGTGGTTTGCACCACTCAGGGGAGCTCCGCCTCCTCGAGCGCCATCCACCGCCAGAAGGCCCGCTCGGTGATGTCCTTCAACTCACTGAATTGAACGGAGGCGAGTTGTCCGGTGTTCCGGTTCAACTCGTCCTGGAGCCGGCGCCAGCGGCGCCAAGCGAGCGTCACCCGTGTCTCACGGGCATCCGCCTCTGGATCCGCTGACAGGTCGAGACCGCCGAACAGCGGACGATCCTCGGCGCCGACCACCACGACGATCCGCGTCGGGCCGACCTCCTCGACCATGCGCTTCACGTCGGTGTCGGTCGACAGCTCGGACCACTCATCCGTGTCACGGTCGTGCACCAGCATTCGCCCATTCGGTTCCACCACCAGGGCGCGATCGCTCGGAACCATCATGTATCTTCCCTCCCGATCTCCCTCAAGAGCCGCAGCCCCCCTACCGGAGATCAAGTACAGCACTCCTGCCATGTTCAGATCCTTGTTCTGCGAAAAATTCCCCAGCTCGTTCCAGCAACTTGGTGAACGTCTCACCGTCCACGTTCGGAACGATCGTGTCAGTGTCGGAGAACCTCGGACCACGACTCACCGTGATGGCCTCGCTGTGGTCGTCGGGGAGCACGATGCACTCCACCGTGATGGGCTCCTCGGTGAAGTCCTCCACCCCAGCGACGAGATCGTGGTTGGAGGACCACGTCCACGTGCCCCACAGCACCGACACCCGCCAGCCGGCATCAGAGACCACCTGCACGGTCCGGCTGAAGTACGGCCGACCCCCCATCCCGTTGCTTCCCTCGGTGATGCCGGGGACCCCGCCGAAGTAGTCATTGGACCACTGCACCACGTTGGCCGGCCACGATTCGACGACCTTGTCGTCCAGCCGGCTGTCGACCAACTCGAGGTGACGGGTCTCCAGGTTCATGCGGAACCGGATCACGTGTCGGCCTCCTCGTCTCCCCCCTCCAAGGCACCGCAGACGGCTTCGTCCAGCACACGTGCATAGGAGCGACGAGCGGAGTAGAGGGTGGCGAACTTCTGGCGCAACTCGTCCTGCTGATCCTCGGAGATCTGGATGAGGATGGGCGCCGAGATCAGCTTGGCGAAGTTGGTGATCTCCAACCCCAAGGGATCCAGCCAGACCCGCCCGAGCTTGAAGCCGAGGATCTCGCGGTGGTGGTCGAGGACCACCGTGCCCGATGGCCAGTAGTGCCACCACCGCTCACGAGTGATGGTGAAGTCGTCCTTCTCGATACCGCCTTCGCCTTCCATGAAGGTGGTGACCTGCTCGCCGGCGATCATGACGATCTCGCTGGCGCCCTTCTGTCGGCTCTGTCGTTCCTCGTCCATGTCCATGGTTGTCTCCTTTGTCGTTGTCCGGTCGGACACTGTAGCACAGCTACCCCAAATGGGCTGTGCAACAGGTACGGGACACCACAGGTGACCCTCAGGACATCAACCTAACGGCTCACCCTTGGGACCGAGGCGATCCTGCTCACCGAGGTAGTCGGTCAGCAAACGATGGAGCTCCAACAGCTCAGCCAGGTAGACGGGGTTCCAGCCCTCGTCGTAGCCCTCGCCCCGCCACGTCCAGTCGCCGCCACCCCAGCCCTGATAGCCAATGGTCCGCCCCTCGAAGAACTCGTGGAGATCCTTGCTAGCCATCCCTGCCCACCAGCAGCCCGTCGAGGGTGCTCTCGAGCTCCCGAACCATGGCCTGCAGGATGGCGACCTCCACCGCAGCATCGGCAGCCACGTGACGGGCCCGCTCGAGGGTCATGTCATCCAGCAGCGAGACCTCCACAAGTCGGCGGAGGATCTGGTCAGTCACGATCCTCCCCACCCAAGGCACCCTGCAGACGATCTGTGATCAGTCGGCCGGCTTCGGTGTCGAGGCGGGTCAGCTCCCGATTGCCGTTGGCCCACATCTCGACGAACGACTCGGCGTGCTCGCGGCTCAGGCCGGCCCCGAGCGGGTCGATCCAGATGTCGGGTGGCGGAGGAGGAGGATCGACCCCCCACCGCTCCTTGAACCGCTCCACGGAGAACTCCCCGATCTCGGCCCCGTCGGACCGGAACATCCGCATGACCACGGTGCCGAACACGGTGTCCCACTCGACCCGCAGCGGCACCATCAGGATGCGCTCCTCGTCGTCGTGGTCAGCCATGAATCCACCGCTTCAACAGGGCACCCAGCCGGCCTCCGGTCAACCAACCCGTCACCGCAGCCACGACCAGCACCGCACACAGCACCAGGATCCCGACACGATCTGTCACTTCACTCCTTCATCATTTGGGGTACCGTCCGGAGGCACGTAGAACGGGGAACGGTCGGGATCGCCGTAGCAGGCGGGACACTCGCAGTGCTGGTTGAGGTCCCCCTCACAACGAGAGTGCTGGAGATGGACGCACTGGTCGCAGATCATCTGTCCTGACTACCACACCAGCCCTAGTTCGGAAGGTTCTTCCGCCATTTCCGGTAGCGCTCCAGCACCCGTCTCGTGGGTTCCCACACGCCACCACCGCCCGTGTCCGGTCCGAACTCGGCATCCCAGTGATAGAGCATCCGGCTCAGCTCGTGAGCCAAGTCCTTGGCCAGCCAGCGAAGTTCTTCCAACTCGTCGGCAGCCTGGTGAGCCGACACCAGTCCAGATCGCCGGAGCCGGCTGGGCAGGGTGTCCCGCAGCATCTGGTTCTTGCATCGGTTGTGGTACCAGACACGAGAACCGTCGCGTTCGATGTACTCGTTGATCTCGTCCTCGGTGCCCCCGCACAGCGAGCAGGGCGTCTGTTCAAGCATCGAGCTCATGCTGCAGGCGCACCTCGTAGGCCCCCGAGTTGTATCCATTGTGGTACGTACAGAGGAACCACGAGCCGTCCCGAGCCACGGCACACCCACAGATGGGATCACCCTTGTCGTCGGTGCGCTCGAGTTCGATGGACATCTGGGTCTCGGGCTCGAGGTCGTCCCAATCGTGGCTGGCCATCTCCGGTCCTTTCACGCCGCGTCCGGTTTCACATCATCAGGTACCACACATCACCAACCTCCCGGTGGCGTTCCTCCATCACGGATGAAGGCGAGGGCGGTTGCCCGTGCAACACGTACCCCGGGGTGATGGGCCAAGACCTCCAACTCCTCGTCGGTTGGGAACCGGAGCTGCAGGACATCATCGAACACGCACAACGAGGCGCAGTACAGGCAGACCGAGGGATCGCCCGGACTTGGCTGTGCCTCGCTGAGGTCGATGCAGGTGTGGGCCCCGAGCTCAGCCCGACATGCCGGACACCGGATCCCAGCCAGCATCTGCCTCGCTCCCGTCCTGCATGAAGTACGCCGAAAGGGCGTCGATCTGCCCGATGAGTCGAGAGATGTCGCACAACTCCTGCAGCCGCCGGTCGTCACTGGACACCGCACCTCGCCCCTCGAGCACGTCGAGGAGGTGCATCCGGCGACGTTCCAGCACGTTGTGGGTCGAGGTCAGCACCTCGAGGATGTAGGTGTTCACATCAGCTCCATTTCGCTTTCACCGGTGCGACCCGCATCAGCCAGCTTCCGCCGGTCCTCGATGGCCTGCTGGAGCAGAACCCGCAGGTTCTTGATGTCGGCCGCGGCGTCGGTCAGCACGTCGTACAGCGAATCGGTGTGATCGCAGTGCTCGACCATGGGACACGACCGAGCTCCATGGATCCGAACCACGATGTCCTGCTTCTCCTCAGTCACAGCGGTCACGCTCCCGGTCCAGCCGAAGTCGGATCATCACCATCGCCACAGCGAAGGCCACGACCGACAGGCACCACAACAAGTCAGTCATAGCGCTCCTTCAAGACCTTCTGGATCTCTGTGACAGCATCGAGGTGATAGGCAGCGTCCCGACGGAGTTCCACGATGAGGTGGGCTGCGGTCCGCATGAGTTCGGACACGTCCCGAGCCACATCCTCCTCAGTAGCAAGATGGATCGCCTGTGCTGACCGACGGAGCTGGTCGACGATGTCAGTCATGTTCTTCTCCACTGAGATCAGCCCGCTTCCGAGCCCGCAGGCTCCGCTGGTAGGCGTTGGTCGCCTCACGGCACGGATCGCACATGGGCTCACCGAGCCGCTGGTGGCGATGGGCACCAGAGGGCGTCCCACACTGGGCCACCAGCCGCTTCTTCTGCTCCCATCCGATGCTCTGGAGCTCCTCGGCGAGAAGGCGCTTGAACACACCGGGGTACAGGCGTGCCAGACGGTTGAGCGCTCGTGAACGTGCAGCCGAGTCGTCCCGTGCTCCCATTAGTCGTCCTGATCTCCGAGATGAGCGATCACGCCAGCTCCGGCTCGTACTCGGGGTTCGGGTTGATGCCGGTGCCCTCGCAGTGCGGGCACGGGTCCTCGTCGGCCATCTGCTCCTTGCAGCAGTAGCAAGCAGCCTCGATCCGCGGGTAGCAGTAGACCCCACACTCGCACGACGCCCGGTGCGGGCCCAGCGTGCGATGCCGATCCTGGTTGCGGTGCCCGTGGAAGTTGTCCTGTTCGTCATCCATCTTCTTCGTCTCCCTGTCGACCGCAGCCTGCTTCCGGAGCGCATCGACGTTCTCCGGATCACTGAGGAAGGTGACCTCCATCAGCACGACGTAGTGTCGCAACTCCTCGATCTCGGCAGCGGCGTCGGTCATGATCGCAGCCACATCCTGCGCCACCTCGGGTTCAACGGCGATGTGGATTGCGCTGGCCGACTTGCGGAGGCGGTCCACGATGTCGTCACTCATGCGTCTTCCGTCGGTTGTCGAGCCGGTGGCCACTCTGATGACAACCGCACCGTTCGTTGGTGTCCTGGAACGGCCAGCCACCATTTCGGCGACAGGACTCGTGGTCTTGCTCCTCGCAGTCCCAGCAGATGAACTCGGATGATCGGGTGTTGTCACTCACGTCCGACGCTCCTGCGGTACCTGGCCATCACCCGCTGCACGTCGGGATGCTGGGCGAGGTCGACCCCGAGGCGGTCCTCCCAGCCGATGACCATGCGAGCCAACACGTCAGCCAGGTCGTCGGTCAGCAACTTCAGTTCTTCGACGGCAGCAACAGCGTCGGGATCACCGAGGATCTTGACTGTCCCGCCGTTGTCATCGGACACGAACACATGGGCATCGCCCGATGCCCGCAGCCGTTCGACCTCGTTGTTGAGAGCGACCTTCACCATCCCATCGACAACAACCATCTTCTGCAGTGTTTCGATCTCGTCCGCGGCCTCCCAGATCAAGGGGGCGTTGCAGATGCACCTCTTGACGGTGTCGTCACAGCACCCGTCCTTGGAGTTGGGGCAGGAATACCAGCAGTCGCTGCACTCGTAGTGCTCGACCGCCCGCAGCCGGCCCACGATGTCGTCACTCATCGCCGTCCTCTCCGAGTGCGTCAGCGAGGGCACGGGCGACGGTTTCCTGCGCCTCATGCCACAGGTCGGCGTATTCCCGGTGCCATTCCAGAGCTTCGATGTCGTTCTTCACGAACGCCTGCGCCTGTTCCCGTGGCAGCGTGACCGTCACAGTGATGTCGTCACTCGCACGGCGGATAGGCCCCACGTCTCGCAATCGACGCATATACTCATCGACTGTCTCACCGCCGATCATCTCGTCACTCATCGGGCAACCCCGCTTCATCGGCCAGAGCCTGCAACTCGGCCACGGTCATCACCCGTCCGCTCTTGGTCACGATGTGGACACCATCCAGATCGACCGCGGGCAGCAGGCCACGCAGCCGCTTGATCTCAGCGGCAGCCTCGTTCATGAGATCGGTCGCTTCGGTCGGGGTGTCCCACCACTCGTACATCTCGAGTCGGGTCACAATGTCGTCGTCGCTCACGTCAGTTCCATCCCCTGGTCCTCCCGCCACTGCTCGTTGATCTCGGTGACGACCTCCCGCAGACGATGGATCTCGGTAAGTGCCTGCTCGAGTTGCGAGCCGGCGGCAACGTCGTTCTTCGTTCGGTCGGTGTTGATCCACGAGCCGTCAGCGTCCTTCCACCACCGTTGGCCGCCCACCTCCACCCACTCATGCTCGGGTTCGGGACGGGCAGGAAGTGGAACGCCCCAATCTGCCTCAAAGAACTTGGCACCGTTCTCGTTGTCGACGTAGGTCCACTTCTCCCTCTCGGGAGCGTGGGAACTCCGTCGAACCACGATCAAGGGTCCGTCGCTGTCATGCGCCCACTCGACGGTGAGCGTCACGTCCACGGTGGCAGTTGAGTTGGGGATCTTCTGTGAGTACGAGCCATCCATCGTTCGGATTTCGTCGTTCATGACCACCGCTCCTGTTCCTTCCGTCGGATCTCGTCCACCACCTCGTTGATGGCCGGCCCCACGCACTCCGACGAGCAGGCGTAGTAGACGTAGTCCGGTCCGCAACCGACCAGCCAGCCTGATCCCTGGTGCCAGCCGTACGGGCCGGTGGGAACCTGACCCTTCCGCTTGCGCTTGCCGTCCTGTCCGGGCACCCACTCGGGGTCCCCGACCGACGAGCACTTCGGATTGTCGCACGCGATCATCAGCTTCTCCGCCATGTCAGACCTCAGCCAGCTTGCGGCGGGCGGCGTGGATGTAGCCCCACTCCGAGTTGTACGGGAACCCGTCCGCGCGGGTCCGGCTCCGGACCACTCGGCAGAGGTGGTGCACCTCGGCGTGGCAGTACGGGCAGGGGTGATCGAGTGCAGTCATGTTGTCGTCCTTGGTCTTGGTCGGTTGTCAGAGTGTGAGCCACCCCTCCGAGGTAGCGATGCTGAACAGGAGGAGGGCGAGAACGAAGGCAGCAGTGATGATCAGAAGAATGATGTCCTGCTGCCGTCGGGTCACGGGGTGGGCGGAACAGGTCGACCGTCTGGTCCGACCTTCAACCGTCCGTAGATCGTGCTCGTGGGTCGCTTGCGACCCTTCTTGTCGGTGTCCCACTCGGAGTCGGGGTTCTTCCGCATGACCCACTCCACGTCGGAGTGCCGGCGGGTGAGCTGGCCCACACCGCGGCCCTTCCAGTCCCGCTTGAAGACGGCCCACTGACCGGGTCGTTCAGCCAGGAGCTTGCAGAACTTGTCGAGTGGGGACAGGCTCAGGGGCCCGACCATCTCATCCCACTTGCTGGGCGGGGGCGGGTCGGCCCACTCGAAGGTGTCCTTAGCTGGGCTCATGGTGCAACTCCATCGTGTGTTGGAACTGTTAAGTTCCTGAAACTACTTGTTGTAATTACTGGGATCAATTACTTCTTGAGTCAGGGCTTGGCCTGCTGCACCGTGATGGCCCGCTCGAATGCCTTGACCATGTCCCCTTGGGTGGTGCCCGGCTGGTCGTTGTAACCCACCAGCGCAGCTCCGGGCTGCAGGTCGGCGAAGTCATCGTCCAACACGTCCACCAGACAGCCGATCAACTCGAACGCCAGCGCCCCACCCTGGATGTCCCGTCCTTCGCCGTCGGTCCAGTCGTGGAGCACGGTGACTGCGCTACAGGCTCCGATGGCGCACCACTCGGCGGCTTCGGGATCGGACACTGCCACTGGGTCACCTGAGGCGGATCGGGCGTAGCTCCCCTGGGTCCAGCCGGCTGCGACAAGGTCGCGGGCCGCCGCCAACGGCTCAACCAGCGACTCATCAATCCAGCCTTCACTCCGCAAGTTCTCGGTCATGGTCATCATCTCCCTGTCGTTGCCAGTCCGGACCCACATCCTTCACCACCTGCAGATCCTCTGCTCGGTGGAGGCAAATGCCGGCCTCGTCGTCCCAGCGGACTTCCACCTGGAAGGACGTGATGTCCCCTGAACGGAGCCCCACGATCGTCCCCATGCCGGTCCGGTAGATGAGACCATCCGGCCTCACCCGATCGTTCACCCTCATGTCACCGTCCTGTTCTTGGTCAGCATCGACCGTCCTATCGGTCGAGCACCCCGACCTTATCCTTGAGGATCAGGGGGGCATTGTCCGGACCCTTCTCGAACTCCTCGATCCACTTCGGCTTGATGTAGTAGGTCTCACCCTCGATGGCGCCGGCCCCGCGTGTGGGTCCCACCGCCTTGCCCTTCTCGTCGCGGATGGCGTAGCGACGCTTGGCCCAATGACCCCGGACCGTCCAGCGGCAACGCCACCACGGCGGTTCGGACGGCCCGAACTTGGCGACGAACTCCTTGCGCTCGGCCCGCAGGTCCACGATCACGATCTGACCGTCCTCCTGCAGAGGGTTCTCGTGGATGATGGGACGGGCCCGCTTCATGCGCTTGGTCGCAGCACGGTCGGCCCACTCGTCGATCCAGACCTCGTCCATCAGCCAGCGGAAGGTGGACCAGATCAATGAACGGGTCTGCCAGCGCACGAGGTTGAGCGTTGCGATGCCCTCCTCGTCGAGCTGGTCCGACGGGATCTTGACCGTGCCGTTCTCGTGGCTGATCTCCCAGTTCACGACGGGGTCGATCCACTCCACCTCACCGGGCTGGTCGAAGGCCCACGCCGTGCTGTCCGAGGCCACGAGCTCCGGAGGATGCATCTCGGGGTTGTGGTGACGAAGGCCACGGAACGGACGATCGTCGTCCCGACCCCGCCAACGGGTGAGCGGGTAGATCATCAGACCGTTCGAGGGCGTGCCGGCGTGGCCGTCTTTCGAGACGCGGTCGGAGTGCTCCCAGAGGAACCCGTCGATGAACCAGCGGTCGCCGCCGCCCTGATCCAGGACGTAGGTGTGGAACTGGCCGTCCCGCTTGTCGAAGACTCGCTCCTCGTGCATGGGTCGGGTGTAGAAGTCGGTGATCTCGACGCCGTAGGGGAAGAGGATCAGACCAGTCCTGGCTGGGACGTGATGGGGCAGGAGCGGCAGCCAGTCGATGCCCTCCTCGGTCATCATCTCGGTGGTGAGCACGATCTCCCGCATCAGGTCGGTGGTCACCGTGAAGGTCATCGCCTTGTTGACGATCTCCCTCATCATCCCGGTGAAGGTGTGCTCCTCGTACTTGGCGTACAGGAAGTCCTGGTGGCCGAAGCGGACGTCGCTGGGATCCACGGCGGGATCCAGCAGTCGACGTTCGATCTCGTGCACCGCGGTGCCGACCCGTTGGGCCTCGAGGTAGGTGACGTGGGTGTCGACCGCCTCAGTGGCCCGTCGTGTCCTCTCTGTCATGGTTGTCTCCGTGGTCGTTGTCGTTGTCGTTGGTCAGTCTAGTTTGTGGTTCAGAGCAAACCAACCTCCGACACGTGGTTCCGGATGTCGGCGTTGCGCTCCTCACGCTTGCGGCGCTTGAGCTCGGCCTCGTACTTCCGACCTCGCCGTGCGTGGTTCCGGCACAGCGGGATGGGGAACGCGGTGGTCTCGTCGAGGAGGAGGGCCTCCACGGCAGGCAGGTCGCACAGTTGGCACGCCCGCCGTCCGCTCGCGGTGGTTCGGAACTCTGTCTTGATGGTCTTGGATTGCTTGCTCATGGTGTCCACAGTGTACACAGCCTTTCTTCGCTACCACAAATAAATTGGGTTTCGTCTCAGTAATCGCCTCACTCATACCCGAATTCAGCTACCGCCACCCAGCCATCCCTCAGGTCTAGCCTTGGACCATGGACCGAGAGAGCTCCTCTCTGAACGTTGGTTCGCTGAGCCGACGAGTGCTGGAGGAAGCCCGGTCCGATGACCGTTCCCGTCCCATCACGCCGATGCGGATCACCCTGCGCTCCGGACCCCACTGGATCGAGCGCCACATCGAGATCGACAGCCGGCTGGATCCCCAACTCGAGCAGGACACCGTGGTCGCGGTCATGGAGGGCATGATCTTCCGGTTGCGGGCTCGGGTGACGACCCCACCTGCCGCGTGGCAGTGGGGGTTCACCAGACTGGAGGACAGCTGATGGACGACGTGCCGCCGGACCTGAACAAGGAGATCAACCACCCCGCCTTCCGGGCCGGCCTGAACTTGCTCGCCCGCACCGGAGCGGGTGGGTTCCAACTGCGGTGCTCGCAGGATGACGACCCGATGGTGTGGGTGACGTTGGCCAGGTACCGGAATCCTCAGTACAACAACCTCTACGTCCTGCCGGGTTCGGCCTCCTCCTCGAGCAACGGAACCGAGGCCCAGGAGTTCTTCTTCGAGGCGGCCTGCGGGTTCACCCCCATGCAGGCGGTCATGCGGCTCTGCGACCAGATCCTGATCGGATCGAGCTGCGCCCACTGCCAGAAGATGGTGATCTTCCAGACCTACAACACGGTGGATGTGACGCTGCCGCCGAAGATGGCCAGAGCTGACCCCGAGTCCTGCGTGCTGGCGTGGGACGATGCCAGTCAGCAGTTTCAACCGGAGTGTCGACGAAGGGGGTACTGATGTTGGCTCAGTACAAACTCTTCCTGTCCGGTCCGACGGCCGGCCATGCCTACTTCAACCTCGGAGCCTTCGAGGAGGCTCGGGATGCGCTCCAACGACACGGCTTCGATGTCGTGTACTCGACTGAGATGTACCGGGACCACGGCTTCGATCCCCGGGAAACCCTGGATCGGAACCTCAGAGCCATCTGCCATTGGTCCGAGGGGATGGCCGTGCTCCCGTACTGGAACCACTCCGTCGAAACCAGGGCCCAGGTCGCGGTAGCCCGGGCGCTTCACCTACCCATCCACTCGGTGCACGAATGGATCGAACACCACCCGCACGTCGAGACGATCGCTGGTGACATCCGCGTGGCACACACCGTTGATGGTGTTTGATGGCTGGATGGCGATGGCAGAGAACCCAGCAGACAAACCGGCGGACGACACTTCGACGATCTTCAGCCAACTCCACATCATCGACTATCTGCTCGATGAGCTCGAGAGCTCGACTCAGCTCGTGAGGGGTTCGGCGGACGTGCTCCAAGGTCGGCTGGCCATCCTGGATGCGTCACGGGAACGACTGACGGTGCTCCGCAACCGGATCGCCGTGGTGCTGTCCCACCCGTCGTCGGGCTTCAAGCTGGAATCCTGACCATGCCGCTCATCTTTTCGGACTCAGGACCCGGCGGGAAGGGCAACCTGTCGATGGCCGAGCGGGTGGCCCTGGTCAGGAACCCCGACCAGAGAGCCGAGATCCTGGCTGAACTCGCGATGGAGGAGCCCGACCTCGAGCACAGCGCTGCCTTCTGGCTCAGACCGAACGACCAGCTCTCCGCCCTGAACGCCAGCGAGAGCACGGTCGTGATGCTGTCCGGTCGCGGCGGCGGCAAGACCCGGACCGGCTCCAACTGGGTGAACCAGAAGGCCAAGGAGAACCCGGGGGCCAGGATCCACCTCGTCGGGCGGACCGTCGCTGATGTGCGCGATGTCATGGTCCAAGGTGAAGCTCTGGCATTGGACACACCAGTAGCAACGCCTACGGGTTGGGCAACGATGGGCGATCTTCGTGCTGGTGATCAGGTTCTGGGTGCTGATGGATACCCAGTCGTCGTGTCGTGGGTGTCCGAGATTCATGTCAATCGACCCTGTTTCAGCATCGTGTTTAGTGACGGAGAACAGATCATTGCTGATGCTAACCACAAGTGGCTGACGTGGACCCACCAAGCCCGTCGATTCAACTCGTTGTCAAGCAAGCACCAACCTGAAGTCGTTCGGACTGAGGACATCACCCACACCCTCCGGATGCCGAACGGACAGGTGAATCACGCCATTGCGAACACCCAACCACTCGACCTCAAGCCGTGTGACCTGCCGATCCCGCCCTACACGTTGGGCGCGTGGCTGGGAGATGGGCACTCGTACCACGCTGGCATCACCACGATGGACCCCGAAGTTCTTGCAGGGGTCGCAGCTGATGGGTTCGCTCTTACGGAGTGGTCCGACCACGGTCAGCAAGGAAGAGCACGTACCTATGGGATTCTCGGACTGTCTCGATTGCTCAAGAACACAGGACTGCTCGCGAACAAACACGTCCCAGATGCCTACTTCCGAAGTTCTTACCAGCAACGTCTGGATCTTCTACGTGGGCTGCTCGACACCGATGGGTCGATCGACGCAACGGGACGAGTGGAGTTCTCCAACACGAACGAACACTTGGCTCAAGCTGTGGTTGAACTGGTCGCCAGTCTCGGTCTCAGGAGCCGTTGGCGTGTCCAACCATCGAAGATCGGACACCTCCCACTTCATCGTGTCGGCTTCTGCACCGGTCTTCCGGTCTTCACGATCCGGCGCAAGGTTGAACGGCTTGTGCCACCACGATCATCCGAACACGGCTTTCGGTACATCGTCGATGTGCAGCCCACCGAGTCGGTCCCAGTCCGATGCATCGCCGTTGACAACGATGATCATCTGTTCCTCGTCGGTCGGACGCTGGTTCCGACACACAACTCCGGGATCCTGGCGTTGTCACCACCAGATTTCATGCCCCAATACGTGCCGTCCATACGCAAGGTCATCTGGCCGAACTCGACGGTGGCCATCACCTTCTCGTCGGAATCGCCGGACCAGTTGCGGGGCCCCCAGTCGCACTTCACCTGGGCCGACGAGCTCGCAGCGTTCAAGCTGTCCCGTTCCGACGTGAACGCCTGGGAGCAGATCACGATCTCGACCCGTCTCGGCGAGCACCCCCAGATCTTCGTGACCACCACACCCAAGCGGATCCCTCTGATCCGGGAGCTGGTCGACCGAGCCCAGCAACCCGAGAGCGACGTGCTGATCGTGACCGGTTCGACCTACGACAACCGAGCCAACTTGTCCTCGGAGTACCTCCAGACACTGATCGACCTCTACGCCGGCACGGCGCTGGAGGAGCAGGAGCTCTACGGCCGCCTCGTGCTGGTGGTCGAAGGCTCGCTCTGGAAGGACCGGGACTTCGTGATCGCTCCGTTGCCGCCGGGGTGGAACATCCCCGACAAGATGGCCCACGACATCTTCGGTCCGAACAAGCCCGAGTTCGTGACCGTGATCGGGGTGGACCCTTCAGCCAGCTCCGGTGGTGACGAGACCGGGATCGTCCGGGTGCAGACCACTCGGCAACGGGACGAGCACATCTCCCAGCGAAGGGCGTGGGTCACCGCAGATCGCTCCGTGCAGGGTCCGCCCGAGCAGTGGGCCAAGGCCGTGGCCGACCTGTACCACGAGAGCAACGAAGACCACCTCACCGTCGTGGTGGCCGAGAAGAATCAGGGCGGCGAGATGGTCCGCACGGTGATCCAGTCAGCTGATCCCGCCATCCCTGTCGCCCTGATTCCCTCGGTGAAGTCCAAGGCCGCTCGAGCCGAGCCGGTCGTGCTGGCCTACCGACGTGGCCGGGTGTTCCACACCGAGGACTTCCCCGAGCTCACCGGCCAACTCACCGAGTGGGAGCCGAGCTCCAAATGGTCCCCCGACCGGCTCGACGCCTTGGTCCACGCCGTGACCGCGGTGCTCATCGACGACCGGCCGTTGCGTCCGTACTCCCGCATGACCATCGCCTCGCTGGATGACACCCGACTCCTGGACGGGGTGAACAGCCGAGCCCGCCAGGAAACGAGGAGCATGAACCTCGGTTCGTGGAGAGGCCGACAAACAGCCCCGGTCATCCACGATCCGGCAGAGTACTTTCGGTAGTCGGGATCTCCCCCAGCCAACGGAGCAGCTTCGGGAGGTTCACGTCGGGCCCCCACTTGAGGTAGGTGCCGTCGACAGAGGAGACACCCCACTCGTGGGCGAGGGACATCCGCTTCTTGGAGTTGACCCGTCCCATGTGGACCCACTGCCCTCGGTACTGGGCGGCGATGGCGATCTGCTCGGCCTGACCACCGAGCTTGAACTCGGTCGACCCCCCGAGGAACAGCACCTCGGCGTCATCGGGCACGTTGTAGGCGGTGGCACCTTTCTGGCAGACGAAGGCGGGGACGAACCCCTCGTCTCTCATCCGGGGGGCGTACTTCTTCCACCGCCGCACGGTGGGGACGTGGCACGGAGCCCCGCTGGGGTCGTACACGTCGGGGCACACGGCGAACCGCATGTTGCGTGACCGGCTCAGCAACCACTTCCACCAGTTCTTGGCGTCCCAGTTGTTCGCGAAGCACCCGTTGTCGGCGATCACGTCCCAGCGGTCGTAGTCTGGGGCGTTCCCCTGGCCCGGTGTGAGGATGCAGCCGAGGGCCCCTCGATCCATCTGCGCTCTGATCTTGGGGGTGGACGGGTTGGCGTAGTAGATCACCGCCGCCGTCGGACCCACACCATGATGGCGAGGATCGGGACGGTCATCAACGCCTTGCCGACCGTGAGGTCGAACCAGCCGTCCTTCGCCGCACCCCAACTGAAGGCGAGCGTGAGGAACAGGAACGAGTCGAACAGCGAACCCACCACGTTGGAGAGGGTGACCGCTACCGGCCAGTTCCGTTCACGCAGTGGTGTGTAGATCAGAGCATCGACGGTCTCGGAGACGAGGAACGCCACACCTGAGGCGATGGCGAACTTCCTGGCGTCCTCGAGGGCGTAGGACAGGACTGCTCCGCTGATGATGGCGGCGTACACCCACACCCGACCGCCCCACTCGTGCAGGACGTCCCGGATCCCGAAGGTCAGGCCGGCGAAGTAGGTGCCGGCGGGGACCATGAGCGCCGACCAGCCGAGGAACGGCACGATCCCGAACCGACCCAGTGCCCAGTTGGCACCCCACACGCACCCCACGAACGCTGTGAAGGCAAGGGCCGCCCTGAGGTGGAGTGGTTCGACGCGGACTGGTTCGACGTTGGTGGTGGTCACAACTCCTCCAAATGATCCGAGTTGTCTCGAACCTAGCTCGTGGATCGGAGTCTGCAGCTGATCCTCGACCCCAAATTTCCCCGAACAGTCCGCGACACCGTCACACCGCCCTGGTAGATTTCACCCCTGCGTTGGCTCCCAGAGCAGAACGACGAGAGAAGAAACTGCACACCCCAGCGAGGAGAAAACGAGATGTGGGACGTTCCCGCGTCGTGCACGGACTGTTCCTTGACAGTCCTGTTGTACGGCGCCAGCAAGGCTGGCAAGTCCACCCTGGCCGCCACGACCGTCGAACCGAGACTGATGTTCGACGTGGAGGCCGCCTCCCGGTTCCTTCCGATCAAACGGGTGGTGTGGGACCCGAGTGATCCCCCGCCCGAGTACGACGGGAGTTGGGACACCGCCGTCGTCAACACCAGATCGTGGAAGGACGTCGAACGCGGCTACCAGTGGTTGGCCTCGGGCCGCCACCCGTTCCGCTCGGTGATCATCGACAGCATCAGCGAGCTCCAGAACCGCTTCCTCGAGCAAGAGGCCGGTCGGACCCAGCCGACCATGCAGAACTACGGGGCGGCCTACCGAGCGGTGGGCGGTCTGGTGCGGGACATCCGTGACCTGACGGTCCACCCCATCAACCCGATCACGCAGGTGGTGATGGTCGCTATGGCCCGGCAGGGTCAGGACGGTCGCTGGCACCCGTGGCTGGTCGGTCAGGTCGCCACCGTGCTGCCGTACCTCTTGGATGTCACAGGGTACTTGTACATTGACCCCGTGACCGATCCACTGTCCGGCGAAGTGACCGAGACCCGCAAGCTGCTGACCCGTGCCACCTCGGATTTCGAGGCCGGCGAACGGGTCGGTGGACGCATCCCCCGCATCGTGGAGAACCCACGACTCGATCAGATGCTCACTCTGGTCTTCCCCGCCGAGGGTGCCGAAAGTTCACTGCCCGAGCCCGAACCGGAGCTCGAGCCCACCGCCGCTCCTGTCGAGGAAGTGGCGTCCTGATCGCGACGGATCCCGTCGGAGAGCAGACAACCATCAACCGCTAGAGAAAGAGGCCTCCATGGCTCAGTACGACGTCGACTGGGGTGCAGTGCTCCAGGACGCATCAGACAACAACTCCTTCGGGCCCATCCCGCCTGACGACTACGACGTGTCGGTCATCGAGGCCGAGGCGACGACCTTCTCGTCGGGCACGACCGGCCTGAAGCTCAAGCTCGGGGTGCTGAACGGCCCCCACGCCGGTCGTTGGCTCTGGACCAACCTCGTGATGAAGGAGGGACAGGCCCGCCAGATCTCGGTCCGGAACATCCAGGCCATCGGTGTCGACCCCGACTGGCTCCGGACCCAGAACCCCAGCCTCGTGCAGGTGGCCGAGAAGATGGTCGGCATGATCGCCGTGGCGACGGTCGGCACGAAGATGTACCAGGGAGAGGAACGCAACGAGGTCAAGAACTTCAAGCGTGCGGAATCCGCCGTGCCCGACGCCCCGTCGCCGTCGGCCGAACCGGCACCGCCCGCTCCGAGTCCCCAGCCGGCGACCGCTGCCGCCAGTGGGGATGGGCCGCCTCGTCCGTTCTGACGACCACATCATGGCATCGTCGCCCGAGGAGGCCAGGGGTTCCTCGGGCGGCGGTGTCGCCGTTGAGAACGGTGAACCTGTCAAGATGACAACATGGACGATGGACGAATGACGGATCTGATGGCCCCTGAACAGCACACCGCCCGTGACGGACGCAGGGTGATCACCTTCCAGGGTGAGCTGGTGGCCTCAGCTTCCTCGGCCAATCCCTCGAGCAAGGGTCGCTGGACCGAACTGCGGGTGTATCGGTCCAAGGGTGGATCGTGGATCGTTGAGAAGGTCGGACGCTCGACAGTGGTGCACGAACCCGGCTGCGAACGGGTGCAGACCGAGAAGCTGCCGCGGTTCCAAGAGGCCCACCCCGGCCACGATCCCGACGACGGGTACGTGTTCTGCGAGTGCGTGCCCGAGGTGTACGACTTCACCACCCTGCTCGCCGAGGAGGATCGGTACTGGGCTTCGATCTGCCAGGACGTGGATGCCCTCGTGGAGGCCGTGCACCGCCGGAAGAATGGCACAAGGCGTTTGCCCTACTTCGCTCAAGGCGTGCTCGAGGCACTCTCTGAACGGTACCCTGAAGTGGCCAGTGCATATCGGGTCGAAGTGGTGGAGTAGGTGCGGACCTGTTCGGTGGAAGGGTGTGAAAGCCCCCACAAGGCTCTGGGTTGGTGCCGGAAGCACTACTGGAAGTACCAGCAGTACGGAGATCCACTCGGTTGTCACCCCAGCAGGGAGGACCACGTTGCTCGGTTTTGGGCCAACGTGGATCGGAGTGGAGGGCCTGACTCCTGCTGGCCTTGGACAGCATCAGGTAGTTACGGGTATGGACGAATGTGGATCAGGGGTGACGACGGTCAACGAAAGAAGGTGGGGGCACATCGAATCTCGTGGGAGATTCATTTCGGACCCATCCCAGAGACCCCCGAGAATTTGTTCATCTGCCACGACTGCGACAACCCTCCGTGCTGCAATCCACACCACCTGTTCTTGGGAACCACACAGGACAACACCGCTGACAGGGACAGGAAGGGTCGTCAGGTGTGTGGATCTGCCCACTACGAGACCATCCTCACCGAGGATGACGTGGTGGTGATTCGGGTTCTCAAGAAGTCTGGTTGGATCGGTCGAGAAATCGCCGAAGAATTTGGTGTCAGTCCGTCCACGATCTACAAGATCTGCTCCGGAAAGACGTGGTCACATGCTGACCGTGATTGAGACGACGTCGGACATCGACGCCTTCTTCCGCTGGCTCTCAGAGCAGGACACTATAGCATGGGATACTGAAACTACCGGATTGAATGTCCATGATGCGAACTTCAAGGTTCGGTTGGTGCAGGCGGGCAACGTCAACGAAGCGTGGTTGATTGACACACGTCGATGGCTCGGTGTTGCAGAGGACGCTCTTGCCAAGTTCAAGGGTGTGTCGCTTTGGCACAACGCCAGCTATGACGCACACGCTCTGCACGCAATGGGTGTGAAGTTCCCATGGGAAACCGTGGTCGACACGATGCTGGCCAGCCAACTCGCCAGCCCCGGCCGTTCATCCAGCCTCAAGCAACTCGCCACCCAGTACACCTCCCACGGTGCCGCCGCGGCGCAGGTCGAATTGCAGGAGCTGTTCGCCAAGACGGGCTGGTTCTGGGACACCGTCCCCATCGACAATCCGGTATATCTGCACTACGCCGCTCTGGACGTGATCCTGCTCTCCCGCATCTGGGAGTCCGAGGAGATCCGTCGTGGGGCCCGCTCGCCGGTGTTCGCCCTTGAGATGGACCTTCGTCGGATCGCCAACACGATCGAACGCAACGGGATGCGGGTCGATGTGAAGTTCAGCCAGGAGCAGGCCGATGCTCTCCGCCGCGAGACCGAACTCTCGGTGCTCCGGATCGCCGAGTTGACCGGTTCGGCCATCGACAACCCCCGTTCCAACAGCCAACTCGGGCACTGGATCCACGACACGATGGAGATCCCCCCGAAGCGGTGGACCCAGAACAACGCCCCGCAGGTCGACAAGGATGCCCTCGAGATGATCCGGCTCGAGAATCCCGGCTTGGTGGCGGACGTGATCGACCAGGCGCTGCGGATCAGGACGCTCGACAAGTTGGCTGGGACCTACTTCGAGAACTTCATCGACATGGCTGACGCCGACAACCTGCTGCACCCCGAGATCCGTACGCTCGGGGCCCGCACCGGTCGGCAGAGTGTCTCGTCGCCGGCCCTCCAGACACTCCCCAGCCGAGATCCGTCCCCCGAGGCTCGAGCTGTCCGCCAGGCCATGCTCCCCCGCTACGAGGACGAGGTGATCCTCGCCTGCGATGCCGACCAGATCGAGCTCCGGCTCGCTGGGTCGATGGCGAACGACGCTGCGCTGATCGAGGCGTTCAGGTTGGCTGACGAAGAAGGTGGCCTGGATTTCTTCACCCAGTCGGTGCGGGCCGTGCATGGCGATCCCGAGGCCACGAAGGCCGATCCCCGCCGGTCACCGATCAAGAACTTCTGGTACTCGAACCTCTACGGCGCCGGCGTGCCGAAGATGGCTGCCACAGCCAAGGTGCCGGTGTCGGAGATGGAGGTCATCAGCCGAGGAATTACAGCCGCGTACCCCCAGTACGCCCGGCTCGGCAGCCAGGTTCAGAACCTGGCTCGACAGAACGACTTCACCGTCACGACCGCCTACGGCCGGGTTCTGCCCGTGGACGAGGAGAAGATCTACGCCTCGACGAACTACCTGATCCAGGGCACCGCAGCCGACATCCTGAAGCGAGCCACGATCGACATCGCCCAGGCCGGCCTCGAGGACGCCCTGCTGATCACGGTCCACGACGAGATCGTGGTGTCGGTAGCCCCCGAGGACACCGAGGAGGTTTCCCACATCTTGGAGGCCTCGATGACCAACCACGACTTCCGGATCCCGCTCACCGCCGGCTGCTCCCCACCCGTGTCCCGCTGGGGGGACGCGAAGTAGCTCGGAACCGCCCGTTGGGGGGCGGTGGCGTCTAGATTTCTCCCCTGAGGGCTTGGATCTCCGGTGTCCCCTCACAGGAGCGCTGACGTCGTGAACCCCGGAAATTACGACCTGGAGCTGTACCGAGGCGACTATCACGCCTGGCGGTTCCGGCTCTGGGACGACAAGGAGAAAACCCAACCCACGAACCTCACCGACGCCGTGGCGGAGGCCGAGATCCGGGACAGATACCACGGATCTTCGATCGTGTACCTCGAGTGCGAGATCGTGCTGCCGAACTTCGTGGACATGCGGATGTGGCCTGAGATGTGGGCTGGGTTCCCATCCGCCGGTGGGGTCTGGGATCTCGAGATCACGTTCCCGGGCAACGTTGTCCAGACGAAGATGGCTGGGGAGGTCACGGTTACCCAAGACGTCACCAACTCCGGAGCTCCCTGCAACCCCCCGACCTCGACCCACACGAGGTCGATCCGACCGGGCATGACGCTCAGATCGGGCCGGTGAGATGACCGACGTGATCGAGGTCGAAGTCACCGACGAGGGCACGATTGTCGTCGACGTCATCGACCCCGATCCGAGGACCGTCCTGATCGACATCATTGAGGACGAGACTCCGGTCATCGACATCATCACGGGAACGCCCGGACCTCCGGGCCCGCCCGGTGCGACAGGTCCAGCAGGTCCGACAGGCCCAGCCGGCGCTCCCGGAGCACCGGGGCCAGAGGGTGATCCCGGCCCAGCAGGGCCGCCGGGTGCAGACGGTCCAGCAGGTCCCCAAGGCGAGACGGGTGATCCCGGGCCACCGGGCGTCACTGGAGCCACAGGACCCCAAGGTGACCCCGGCCCAGCCGGAGCTGACGGAGCCCCGGGGCCGCCTGGTCCACAGGGTGAACAAGGCGAACAGGGCCCAGAGGGCCCACCTGGTCCGGGAAGCGACGAGGTACTCGTCTCGCTCACCGATCCCGGAACGGGAACCGGGTATGAGTTGTGGTACGACCCAGATGCTGTGGGCGACGAGCCGGAGATCCCAGCCGGCCAACCCGGCCAGGTTCTGACGATCAGTCTGACCAAGGCAGATGAGTACGAGTGGGTCGACATGCCGGTCTACACCCGCGAAGAGTTCGATCGTCGTGGGATCCAGATCGACAAGGATTTCCCAGAGGACTTCACCGACGTCCTCGCCGGCTACGTCGACCTGGCTGAACGTCTGGACGCCATGCAGGCTCAGATCGACAGCGCGACTGGCGGCGTAGCAGGGTCCTACACCCACAACCAATCTGTTGTGTCAGCCACGTGGGTCATCAACCACAATCTCGGGTTCAATCCGAACGTCTCCGTCATCGACTCGGCTGGGAGTGATGTTGAGGGTGATGTCACCTACGACGACGTCGACAACCTCACGATCGTGTTCTCGGCTCCGTTCAGCGGTTCGGCCTACCTATCATGACCGAACTGCTTACGTCCACGTCCCTTGGACATCATGTCGAGCGAGTTGTCTCGGTATGTCCCAGCGGACAAGTGCAGTGGATTGACACACAGTGGTCGGTCGCACGAGTGCATCACAATCCTGCCCTTCGGTATCGGACCGATCTTGGCTTCGTACATCATGCGATGTACCGGTTGAGGACGACCCGCAATATTGATCTCGCCATAACCGTTGGTGAACCTGGCTCCTGTCCAGATCCAACAGTCATCGTCCTCCACCACTCGGTTCATGATTCGTGTGAGAACATCAGTTCCCTTCGCTGCCCGATCTTGGAGGGGTGCTTCCAGTGATCGACCCTTCCGTTGCCGCTGGTAGTGCGCTCGACACAAGCCACGAGCGTAATGAGGTCGATCGCAGTCTTCGACCGAACACGTTGACACTGCTTTGGAAATCAGGGGATTACCACAGCTGTATTGCTGCATGTAGTGCTTGTGGCACCAACCATGAGATTCGTAGGGCTGATCACACCCTTCGATTGAACAGTTGCGTTCCACCATTCCATGGATCGTACCTGAGCTAGGAGAGAGTCATGGCCCGCAAGTTCCTCACGAGTATCGACCTCAGCAAGAACGAACTACAGAACGCTGCGATCCAGACTCTCGCGACGCCTCCGGCAGCGCCGGTGGAAGGCCAGATCTACTTCAACAGCGCCGATGACACCCTCTACTACTGGGACGGCACGAGCTGGGTGGCGGCGAAGGGGTCTGCTCCTGCTCTCGGTGGAGTGCCGCCAGCGCTCACCCCGACGACTCCCGGTGCCGCCGGCGTGGCGACCACGGTGGCTCGAGCTGACCACGTCCACGACATACCGGACTGGGGCGCTGTCACCGCTCAGATGACCTTCGGCGCTGCGTCATCCAGCGGCACCGGCGTGCTGTTCGCCCGCAATGACCACACCCACGGCACGCCGGCTCACGACAACGCAGCACACTCATCCATCTGGCTCAGTGCTCTTGCTCCACCACAGGCCAACGTCAGCTTCAACGGGATGAAGATCACCAGTCTCGGCGTACCGACGAATACGACCGATGCTGCAACGAAGCTGTACGTCGACAGCCTCGTCAACGGTCTGTCCTGGAAGGACGCCGTGGTGGCAGCGACCACAGTGAACATCCCTCTCAGTGGCCTCACGGTGATCGACGGGTACACACCGGTTGCAGGAGATCGGATCCTTGTCAAGAACCAAAGTGTCGGCGGTACGAACGGAATCTGGATCGCAGCGTCCGGATCGTGGACACGTCCTCCCGATGCTGACGTAGAGGACGAGGTTCTTGCGATGGCGGTCTTCGTCACCAACGGAACCGTCAACCACGACACAGCGTGGGTGAACACCACCGATGCCCCGATCTCTGTCGGTTCTACGCCTCTCACCTTCGTCCAGTTCTCTGCTGGGACTGACACGCTCGGTCCCGACGGGGACAAGGGCGACATCACCGTCGGCGGGAACGGCACGACACTGACCATCGACGCCGGTGCGGTAACCAACGCCAAGTTGGCAGCCAACAGCGTCGGCACCACCCAACTTCAGGATTACGCCGTCACTGGCCTCAAGATCTTGGCTGGCACCATCACGGGTCCCAAGATCGCTGATAACACAATCTCGAACTACAACCTGTACAACATGGCCCCCGGCACCCTGAAGGGCAACAACGCGGGTACTGCCGGTGTTTCGATCGACCTTACTGCTACGCAGGTCACGGCGATGCTCGATGTCTTCACGTCATCGGCGAAGGGTGTCGTTCCCACATCGACCGGTGTTGCCACCGATGTCCTCCACGGTGACGGGACGTGGGGTCCGGCTCCGGCGACCGGTGGTCCACCGACCGGCGCTGCTGGTGGAACTCTGACCGGGAACTACCCGAACCCAGACCTCGCTGCAGCGGTTGGAGGCAACGGCCTCACCCTCGCCGCCAACGTCCTCGCCGTGGGGGCCGGCACTGGAATCACGGTCGCTGCTGACACGGTGGCGGTCGATACGACGGTGATCGCGACCCGTGCCTACGTCGACGGTGCCATCACTAGCACTGCGAAGAAGTACGCAGCGGCCCTCACCGGATCGGGCTCGTCCGAGGTGGTCACCCACAACCTCGCCACCCAAGATGTGATCGTCCAGGTTCGTGACTCAGCCAACACTGCGATCGACGTCGACTGGACAGCGACGACCACCAACACCGTGACCCTTAACTTCAACCCCGCCCTCGGCGCTGGCTGCCGTGTCGTTGTGATGGGCTGATGGCTCGGGACTACGGCAAGACGAACGTAGCTCCGTGGCCAGCCGCACCAGCGGTCGGGCCCGCTGGTTCGACGTACTACAACACCACAGAAAATGTGTTGTACCTCTCGGATGGAACGTCGTGGAAGAAGTCGGAAGGAGCTCCCACCTCTCGGATCATCACGGCGGGGCAGGGCCTGACCGGTGGTGGTGACCTGTCGGCTGATCGGACCATCGACGTCGGAGCCGGCTCCGGCATCATCGTGGCGGCGGATGCCATCTCGGTGGATGCGGCTGTTGCCCAGTTGCGGTCCGAGAAGGGTGTGGTCAACGGATATGCCGCACTCGATGCGTCGGGGTTCGTCGTTGCCGCACAGCTCCCACCGCAGTCTGATGCCCAACGGAACACTCGGTACGGTGTCGACTCTGGTGGGTCCGGTGGATCCTTACTGGTGGGTGCGACCGACAACATCGCCATCGGGTACCGAGCACTACAGGTCATCACCGACGGCGACCACAACGTGGCGGTTGGAGCGAATGCCCTCGACTCGGTGACGACTGGTCTCCGAAACGTCGGGATTGGATATCAGGCTGGTCAGGCGTTCACCACCCAGAGCTACAACGTGGGAGTCGGCTACCAGGCGCAGTCACTAGCAACGACGACGGGATCGGTCGGGATCGGGTTCCAGGCACTCCAGAACGCCGTGAGCAACTACATGGTGAGCATCGGCTACGGGGCGGCGAAGGCGTTGACAACGGGGGGCGGTATCGTCGCCATCGGATACAACGCGTTGGGGGCTGCGACGACCGGCGGATTCAGCACCGCGATCGGATACATGGCGGGCAACGTCGCAAACGGGGTCAGTCTGACGCTCGTCGGATACCTCGCAGGAACGGCGACGACCGGCAGCTACAACACGCTCATCGGAGCTCTCGCTGGGCAGTCAATGACAACGGCCGGTGCGAACACTGCTGTCGGGTACGGAGCTCTCCAGACTCCTGCCGGGATTGTCGGGAACGCCACCACGACGGCCAGTAACCAGACGGCGGTCGGTCGAGACTCCGGTGCCTACAGCGCCGGCACCGGGAACGAGATCGTCGCCGTCGGCTACTACGCGGTGGCTAACTCGGATGGTGTTGCCATCGGCTCGAGGGCCCAGGCTCAGGGGTCCAACAGTGTTGCCCTCGGCAAGTCAGCCGTGGCAACTGTGAACAACCAGATCATGCTGGGTGCAGCAACTCATCGGGTCTATGTCAACAACGACCCGACAGCCGATCTCGAGGTGGCGACGAAGAGGTACGTCGACACCGCTGCGTCGACCGGCAACGAGGTGGCGGTTCAGGATACCGACCCCGGTCTGGCCTTCGACATCTGGTACGACAAGGACGCTCCTGACACAGCGGCGGTCGGCGTCCTGCCACCTGGAGGCACCGCCGGTCAGTTTCTTACCAAGGCGACGGACGTCGACTACGCCGTGGCATGGCGAACCGTTGTTCTGCCTGCTGCAGCCATGACGCAATGGATGGGAACTGGTGTGATTCCGTCTGGCTGGTTGTTGTGCGATGGTTCGGCAGTTTCTCGTACCACATACAGTTTGTTGTATGCGGCAGTCGGTACTGCATATGGGACGGGTGATGGATCGACCACCTTCAATCTGCCTAACTTGAAAGGTCGTGTGCCTGCTGGTCTGGATGCAGCTCAGACAGAGTTCGATGCTCTCGCTAAAACCGGTGGAGCAAATACGGTCACACTTTCAGCAGCTCAGATTCCTGCTCACACCCACACCACTCCAGCTCATGATCACACGGTCTACACCAGGGATTATGACTTCGGAGCGGCTCCAGCTTCAGGTGGCGACCACGTTGCTTTCGGCGCAACAGTAGCCACACCACGTTGGTCGAATCTTGGTTCACCCGATGGTGGTGGGACAACTGGCTCTGCGGGCAGCAACGTATCGCACCTGAATCTCCAGCCCTACATCGTGGTCAGGTACATCATCAGCACTGGTGGACAGTAATGGGCGTTCTACGTATCAATGTGGATGGTACCTGGGTCGACATGCCATCCCAAGGTCCAGTTGGACCGATGGGACCACCGGGCCCCAACGCCGTGTCGGCCAACGCCGGCAACGACATCACGCTTGGTTCCGACACGCTGGTCTACTTCGACCACGACACCAAGTACACGGATCACGTCCCGAAGTTCGCCACGGCCGCAGCTCGAGATGCTGCGATCCCAGCACCGGTACTCGGTCAGTTGGCTGTCGTGGGGGACCCACCGACGTTGCAGATGTACCGTGCCGAAGGCTGGGGATCATCGGGGGAGACACGTCGCCGATTCCAGACATGGCGGACCGCGAACTACGGCATCGGTCCTGACAGCGTCTGGAACGACATTCAGTGGGATGCACGTGATGATCCGTACAACATGCTGGCAACGTCAACGACGTTCACCGCTCCCGTGGCTGGTGTCGTTCTGTTCAGCGCCATGCTCGACTTCCGAATGACCGGTACGGCTGCTTTCTACGACCTAGCTTTCGGTCTACACACGGCAGGAGGAGATGTCTTCCGTGGGAGTGCTGTGGGTGGCGCCAACTCCAACAACAATCCGAACCACAGCATGACGCTGTGCACAGCAGTTCCGGTGACTGCAGGTTCAACTTGGAACATCAAATTGTTTGTGGCTGCGCCGGGAGCATCCAAGACCGTCACTGGTGGGAAACAGCTGACCCAGTGGAACGGTGTCTACCTGTCGACGTAGGAGGAATCACACCAATGAGCCATACGACCATGTACGCCGCCACGCAGGACCAAGCCCTGATCGACCGGATCGTGGCTGCCGCCCAGCGAGAGGCGCAAGAGAACGCCACCCTCAAGGACACCGAACGAGCTCGCCAGCTCCGTGAGGGTCCGGGCAACGCCATCACGTGGTTCAGCTGGCCGGTCGCCATCGACTACGAGACGGAATACGCCTACGCCGTCGATCAGGACAACCCGAACCCAGGTGGTGACGAGGGCGTGATCTCCGATGGCAACATCACCGCGGCCATCGTCGCCCACTGGCCGCCGGAACCAGAGGCCTGACGCAAGTTCTCGGGAGCTGACATGGGAGTCCTCTACGCCAACGTCGGTGGGACCTGGCAGCCAGTTCAAGGTGGCACAGGTCCAACTGGGCCGCCGGGCCCGCAAGGTGATCCAGGACCTCCCGGTGCTGACTCGACTGTGCCCGGTCCGGAAGGACCAGCAGGTCCACAAGGTGATCCCGGATCACAGGGTCCGCCCGGTGCCGATTCGACCGTGCCCGGACCAGAGGGCCCACCCGGACTTCCGGGTGAGGACGGAGCTCAAGGCCCAGCCGGCCCCGGTGTCGCAACCGGAGGAACCGCTGGCCAGGTTCTGACCAAGACGAGCGGCACCGACTACGACACTTCGTGGGGAGATCCTCCATCAGCGGGATCAGTTCCCGTCTACACCGAAGATGAAGACCTACCGTTACCGGGCAATCCTGGGGACATCGCCTACGTCATCAACTCTCTCGACGCGGATCGCCACTACTACGCCTGGGATCCAGCAGCTGGCTGGGCCGTCCTCGGGACGTTCAACCAGCGTGAGCTCTACTGGGGTGTCACCGGTGGTTCGATGGCACTGGGCCACGGGTTCAGTCGGATCATGTTCCCGCCCGGCACCACGATGTCGGTGCAGAACAACGGTCAAGATCTCGTCATTGATTCGATCCCACCAGAAGGTGTTCCGGTGTACTCAGGTAACACTCCCCCAGCATCACCTTCGGTCGGCACGGTCTGGGTGGACACCAACCTTTGAGATGGCCTTCCTCGGGCAGTTCTCCGGCATCTCCAACGTCAGCGGGACGTCGGTCACTGCCACGGTTCCGGCCGGCGGATACCCGGAGGGAACCCAGCTCATCGCGAGTGTTGCCACCGCTCATGGATCGACCGTGCTGGTCAGCGGCTCCGATCCGGGCAGCAACGTGTGGAGCGACTACACCGGTCAGGCGTACTCCGGTGGGATGGCGATGCGCCAGCTCGGTACCAAGATCACGACGGCGCTCAACGCTGGGGACGTGATCACCTTCAGCACCTCGACAGCATCGGCACGGATGGCGGCGTCAGTTCTCGCTTTCTCGGCCGAGGACAACATCACCGCCCTCGGCGTGACGGCGAGTGACTACAGCGAGACGGCAGTCACCAACCTTGGTCTCCCGGTTGCGTGGGGCGGATCAATCCCGTCGAACATCGTCGTTGGCTCGTTCGGGTTCTTCGATGCTGCCCGAACCCTGACCATCCCGGCGCCGTGGATCGACACCGGGAAGGTGGCGACCACTGCTGGGACCAACGACATCGCCGTTCAGGTGGAGTTCCAGTACGTCGTGGCGATGGCGAACACCACGTTGGCGGCGACGGCAGACGCTCCCGGGTTCTTCGTCGGAGCAGGTTCCAACCTTCAGGTCCGGACGTACAACTCGTCCCCGGTGCCGGTCACCTTCCAGTCGATGACCACGGTGCCGCTCGCCACTCGTACGAACACGACCATCGACATCCCGACCGGCATCGCCAACGGTGACGGGCTGGTTCTGTATCTCCTGACCCGTAACCCGACTGAGGCGGTCAATCCGTCCGTTCCGATCGGCTGGGCACAGAACGGGTCAGCGCTCGACATCTCCTTGAGCGGGGTCAACGCCGAGCTTCGTCTTTACAACAGGACAGCCCTCAACGAACCAGCGACCCTCACGATCACCCACGCATCGTCCGACACGCAGGCGGTGATGCTGCACTACACGGGAGTTGATCCCAGTTCCACCTACAACCAGATGCAGACCGCGGCGGGAACCGGCACGACCTCGACGGTGAGTCCGACCGGCGTGGTTTCAGCCGGTCAGCTTCTCCTGTGGGCAGGGTTGGACTGGGCCGATGCCGGGATCGACCGAGTACCGCCGGGTGGAACCGATCCTGTGTTCACCGAGCGGTACGACGTTGGTCCGGTCTTCATCGCTGACGGCATCAGGAACGTGTCGACCACGATGACGAGTCGTTCGATGACGAACAACTCCCTCGCTACGAGCAGCTGGTCTGCTGAGATCGCACGACTCAACTTCGAGGAGAAGTTCGACGGGTATCTCCGGACGACCGGGAACACCACCACGGCATCAGTGACCTCGTTGACGGTGGAGGTCCCGCCCGAGGGCTACCCGGTCGGTACCTCGCTCATGGCACTCGTCGGGACGACCCACGTCGCGGCGACCACCATGACGGCCACCGATCCTCGTGGCAACACATGGACGACGCTCCAGTCAGGGTTCAACACCTCGGCCAGCCCGGGTGTCGCCGGGTGGCTCATCCACACCAAGGTGACGACCGCGCTGGTGGGCGGTGACCTCATCACCTTCACGGCATCCGCGGCGGCAACACGGTGGAGCATCACGATCTCGTCGTTCAGCGATGACATCACCCCATCGCACGGCGTCGTGAACAACTACGGCAACGGCAGCGCCCCGGTGACGTACACGTCGGGACCGATCACGACGACCGCTACGAACAGCCTCATCTTCGGTGGTCATGCCAGCGGGAACCAGCTCCAGGCGATCAGCCAGCAGACCGGTGACGACGCGGTCATCTCGACGTGGTGGCTGCCGGCTGGGACCAGCCTGCCGATCAGGTCGGTGAGAGGTCAGTACCGGTACAAGGCACCCGGGACCTACGAGCTCCAACTCGCCTGCACCGTGACCGGTCCGGTCGTCTCGTTCGCCCAGGCATTCACCGTGAGCGGGCCGGCACCGCCGGCCAGCGGGTTGAAGGTGTGGGATGGCTCGACGTGGGTCGATGGCAACCCGAAGGTGTGGGATGGTGCTGCGTGGGTACTCGGCTCGGCGAAGGTGTGGGATGGTTCAGCATGGATCTGATCGTGGAGGGTTGATCAAATGAGAGTCCTCGGGGTCGACCCAGGCGGAACTACGGGACTGGCCGTCCTCGAGTGGGACAGCTACAACAAGACGGTTGAGGTCGTCGACAGTCTTGAGCTCGCTCTCGAGGCAGCGATGCGGTGGCTCTACGACTCAGCCGTGATGCTGACCGTGGAAGGCATCGGGATCGAGCGATTCGTGTTCACTCCCCGCACCACGAAGCTGTCCAGCCAGTACGACGCCGTGTACGTGATCGGGGCGGCACTGTGCATCGGGGTCAATCGGGAGATCCCGATCCGGATGCAGTCGCCGGCCGATGCCAAGGCGGCCTTCGGAAACGAGAACCTCAAGGATCTAGGTGCCTACGTCAAGGGTGAGCACGCTCGTGATGCTGCACGACATGCTCTCCTCTACTTACGAACCCTTACACGCCGTGTATGATGATCAATCCAGCCAGTCCCAAGTCTTCCGATTCACGATGCGGCTAATGGTGTCTTGGCTCACACCAAAATGTTCTCCCAGCTCCCTCTGAGTGATCGAACCTTCGGCATACGAGTTCCGAATCCTGCGGACCTGATCAGGCATCAGCTTGAGGTTGGCAGTACGATCCCGCTCCTTGCCAGGAGTGTTTGCGTGAGCAAGTCGATCAGCGGAGTTCTCTGCTGGTGTGGCCCAACGAATGTGAGCTGCGTTCCAGCAGGACTTGACGCCACAGCTGTGTGCAGCATGTGCCTTCTTGAACGGCTTCGGTCCTTCAGTCAGTTCACAAACGAGGGTGTGTACAGTACGCACACCCACCTCTGGAACACCGACTATTGGATAACCCCCCATGCTGTATCCGTACAGCCAGATCCGACACTCTTCTTGCGATTGCATATAGTGATCAAGGAAGTGCTGCCAAGCCTCTCCCGATGGGAAGTGCCGACGCAGGGGAACAGTCAGATCTGTGCCCTTTCTCCATCGAGCGTAGTGAGCACTGCACATCTCTCGAACGCTCGGTAGACGATCACATCCATCAACCCTGCACATGTCGACAGCCCTACCTGAAATGATCACGACGCCTTCACGACAGTGTAGTCTGACCGGATGACAACGACGACGACGATGACAGCTCGGGCCTACGCCGAGATCCGAGAGGACCGGCCGGGAGTGATCTCGGTGGAGTCGGACTACCGGCTCGTGGAGTCGATGAAGGCGGTGCTCTCGGGCCACTGGCAGACCGACGGAAGCCGGCTGTGGGTGTTCCCCCTCCGCTGGCAGACCTGTCTGGCGCTACGGGCCGAGCTCGGTGAGCAACTCTCGATCGGGCCCCACCTGACCAAGTGGGCGTACGCCGAGAAGGCTCGCATCGAGAGGATGACTGAGCTGCGAACCTCGCTGGAGGATTCCAGCTCGGACTTCTGGGCCAGCCAGGTCGGCTTGCTGAACGATCCCGACCACGAGCACCAGTGGATCCACCTGCTGTCGGCCCAGAAGGTCGGGGCCCAGATGATCTACGGCTCCAACGGGCGGTTCATGCTGTACGACGAGACCGGAGCAGGGAAGACCCGCACGGCCATCGCCGGGATGCTGTCACTTGATGATCCATTTCCTGCACTGATCGTCTGTCCGAAGTCGGTAGTGATCAACTGGCGGCGGGAGCTCGAGAAGTGGCTGCCGTCAGCCGACATCAGGGTCGTGCAGGGCACCCCCACCAACCGCCGCAAGGCCTTGGATCCGGGCGCCGACGTGTACGTGATCGGCTACGGAGGGTTGGCTGGACACAGCCGGCTCGCCCCGTTCGGCTCGACCAAGCTCACGGACAAGCAGAAGGAGCCCAAGGAGCTCCAGCAGATCGACTTCCGCACGGTGATCGCCGATGAGGTCCATCGAGCCAAGACCCCGAAGTCCCAGACCACCCGAGCGCTGTGGGCCGCGGCCGGCTCAGCTCCGTACCGGATCGGTCTGACCGGCACGCCCATCCAGGACACGCCCGAGGATCTGTGGTCGGTGCTCTACTTCATCGACCCCGAGGCCTTCACCCGCAAAACTCAGTACCTGGATCGGTTCCTCTTGGTAGGTGAAAACGTTTGGGGAGGCCGCACGATCGACGGACTCAACCCGATCCACAAGGACGAGTTCCTGACGATCATCGACGCCTACTCGAGGCGGCTCACCACCAAGATGGTGGCTCCGTTCCTGCCCGAGCACTCTTTCGAGGAGCGCTGGGTCGAGATGCCGGCGCAGGCTCGCAAGGTCTACAAGGACATGAAGCGCAAGCTGATCGCCAACATGGCCGAGTCGGGGGGCGAGGGCACGCTCACCTCGGCCACCCGCATGGAGGCGGCCAACCGGCTCATCCAGCTGGCCAACGGCACGGGCACGGTGGAGGAGGACACCGACCCCGAGACCGGCGAGGTGTCGGTCCGGCTCCAGATGACGTCGTCGTTCAAGGTCGAGGCGTTCCTCGAGGACTACGAGTCGGGCGACTACGACAGCGCTGCCGGCCTCATCGTGTTCTCCGACAGCCGTCAGGTGGCGAACCTGTTGGATGCCGCCCTGACCGCCGACGACATTCCCCACGGCTACATCAACGGGGACGTGACGGGTGACGATCGGCAGAAGGTGATCGACGAGTTCCAGTCCGGCGAGTACAAGATGATCGTCATCACGAGGGCCGGTTCCGAGGGCATCACCCTCACCGCAGCCGATACGATGGTGAGGCTCGTAAGGCCGTGGTCATCGGTCGTTCACTGGCAGGTCCAGGCTCGGAATCTTCGGATCGGATCGGAGATCCACGAGCACATCCGGTACATCGACTACCTCGTGGAGGACTCTGTGGAGCAGAAGCAACTGCGTATGCTGTTCGACAAGTCCCGACGGGCCCAAGAGGTTCTCCGGGACGAAGAGTTCGCCGAACTCCTGGCTGACTGACCTCATCGGTCATGCCGTTCAGAGTCCATCGGCTCTCTCGGCTGAAACATCAGCCGTTGAGAATCTGCTGCCTGTGCCTCACCGAGCTCATGAACGATGCCGAACCAGAGATCCAAGAGCTGGTGCTAGCCCAGCGAAGGTCGAAAGGTCAGTGCAGCATCTGCGGAACCACCGTGGACGATTGCTGGAGTCCGTCGTCACGTCGGCGGGTGACTTCGCTCCGGCACATCATCGAGTTCGGGCCTCCGCACTGGGACGCCTTCTTCCTCGGCTGCCGGTGTCGGGACTGCCACGAGGCCACTCGCGAGATGGTTGATCTACTCAGCGACTAACCGCTGGTAGTGATCCTGTGAACACCGTGTGAACTTCGTGCATGAAATTCTTTGAGACAGTTCGTGGATGCCTTACTCTTGTAGTGGGTACGTGTCCGAGAGGTTCGGAACCGTACGCACGAACACGACCAAAGGTACAGCTGTGTCAACGGCCCAGGTAGTGCACGTATCGCCAGACCTGCCCATCTCCGCGTCGACGTACCAGAGGTGGAAGTGCCGTTGCGAAGATTGCACAGCAGCTGCTTCCGCCAAGATGGCGGAGGTTCGGGCCAACAAGCGTGGCCGTACCCGTCTGAGCCAGCTCAGCCAGCGGAAGGCGACGACTGCAGCTGTTCGGTGGATCAAGCAGAACGATCCCGAACTCTGGGCAGAGATGGTGGAGGACGCCCGCCAAGAGGTGCTGGCTGTCTATCCCGATCTTGATGTCGACCTGCGACGGGCGAGTGCCTGAAGTGACCGAGCTGGGGATCGGTGGTCAGTTTCGGCGGTTCGGTGATCTCGCTGTCGACGAGGTCATCTGGACCAACAACCTCTTCATCGCCGGCTACCGCGATCATCACGTCCACCGGCTCCTGAACCTCACCATCCGTGATGTGATCCAGCATCGTGAGGATCTGGCGCGGGACCCGAGCGCGGGTGTGGGGAGTACGCCCATCACACCGACCCAGCCGAGCTTCGTCTGGGGCGTGCCTACTTCCCACGCCCGCCACCTCGAGGACCTCTTCTCAGGCGTCGGTTGGGTCAACTCATCTGTGGAAGTAGAGTGTTGGCACAGGCTCAGGGCGTTCCTCGACGCACCTGGGCGTTCGTAATTACCAAGGAGAACAACGACAACATGATGGCGATCACACTGATGGTGCCGGCCATGAATCCGGATGACCCACCGTCGCTCGTGACGCGTGTGGTCGAGGGTGAGAACGAAAACATCACCACGGCCATTCAGAGAGCGATGCGGTTGGGCGAGACCTCGGGTCTCCTGACCCGGACCGAGAAGCAGCGCGAGCAGGTTCTGGTCACCGTAACCCGTCAACTGGTTGAACGACTTGATCCTGACGGTGAGACCTCTTCGATGGGGCGCGCAGACGTCCTGTGGAAGGGGAACCTGATCACGGCTCAGGAGTGGCTCACCAACCTGCCAGCAGCCTGACAGCAGCATTCACCAGACCCCGACACAGACGACGACAAGGAACAAAACCATGAATCAAGACACACTCATCGACTTCCTACGGGAACACGGACCCATCAAGGACCATCGACCAACCAGAGCCAACGCCATCAAGAAGGCGTGGGAGATCTCCCAGCAGATGCTGGACGAGCATCCCGAGTACAAGGTCTCCAACGCCTCGTGGTTCTTCCACGTCAAGAACCTCGAGAAGAGTGGTCGGGTCGTGGTGGAGCGCAAGTCATCCCGAATCTCGACCAGGATCGACTTGGCTCCTGCGACCCGAGAAGAGCTTGGATCTCCCCACGAGGTTCAAGGAGCGTTGGAGCCAGAAGTGTCAACGGAACCTGAAAAGGTGGCTGAGATTCCTTCGGCTGCCGAACTCCCGTCGGTCCCGGACATCAAGCCCGTCGATCTGAGCAATGAGCCGTTGGTCAGGGTGAGCGTGGAACTGCCAGCCAGCCGAGCCGCTCAAATCCTGGCTGACCTCAGCGAGCTTCCTCCGCCGGCTGCGCTCGAGCCCAGCCAGATCGCAGTCCTGATCGAGGGCTACCGGCAGATGACCGACCAGCTCCAGAACTTCGTCTCGGAGACCTTCGCAGCGTGGCTGGAGATGACCGAGAAGATCGACCGGATCGAGAGCCTGCTGCAGGAGACCACTGACGACGACCCCATCGTCATGGATCTCCTGCCCGAGATGGACGGGGACTCGGACGGAACCGAGAAGAAGGACAAGACGGTCAAGCCGAGGCTCTCAGCGGTCCCCTCGTCGGTCACCGACAAGGACCTGCGGAACCTGTACGGCACCGTGGCGGCGCAGGGCTACACGCTGGAGCGCTCCGGCGGTGGACACGTCAAGATGATCCCTCAGAACGGGAACGGCACGAGGACGTTGATCGGACCGAGCACGCCTTCGGACCACCGGTCGATCAAGAACCTGCGGGCCCAACTCCGTCGTGCGGGAGTTGAGCTCTAGTCCGGAACGCAGACCAGGATCGTTCGGTCGGCCTCGACCGGCTGGCGTTGATAAACCGAGAACGGGGTCAGTGTCGATCCCAGTGGGCAGGCGGTTGGCTGCTCTATGGCGGGAGCGGTGACCGGCACGATCTCGCATCTCTTCTCGGCCAGACAGTCGGCCATCGGGCCGAGCCGATCTCGGAGTTCGTCAACCGAGACCGTGGACATCGTCGACACCACCAGCACGACGACGAAGAACGCCACGAGGCTGAGCCACGTCACGGACTTCACTGCTCTCTCCCCACGGTTGGCTCGCAGTTCCGGACGTAGCTCACGAGCTCGGTGATGCCCGGGATCCCGAGGAACACCCCGCCGAGAACAGCCCAGATCGCATCGTCGGTGCGGAAGGCCTCGATGATCAGCAACACTCCCAAGATCAGGGAGAGCAGCGTGATGAACGATGGTCCTTCATCTGCACTTCTAGAGGCAGAGCTTGACCAACTCGGGGCGGAACTCGTCGTCATGGGTCATAGCCGGTCGCCCAGATGTAGAGCAGGGCGAGAGCCAAGACGATGAGTGCCGTCCAAGCCGTCACCCACACCAATCAGGTTCCGGTTGCCTTGGCCGACTGCTCGCGGAGACGATCGACCAGCCACTGACGGCCAAGGCCGTTCGTTTCCGGGCCGATCTGCATGACCGGCACGTTCGGCGAGTACTTCTGCGCCGCGAGGTACTCCTCCATGGCGAACTCGAAGTAGACGTTGCCGAGCAACGCACCGGGCTTTTGGTCGGCGATCAGAACGAACATGTCGAATACTCCTTGTGGGATCTCTGGTTCTGGCGGCTCCGGGCCGGGGCCGGGGCCTGGCGCCGCTCCCGACCAACTCCAGCCTGCGGCGTTGTCGAACAGCTCGGAGCCGTGGCGTACCGACACGTGGACGTGATGGTCGTGGGGGTTGCTTCCCGTGTAGGGCCGCCAGACGCCAGCTGGGTAGTCCTGCCCCTGTCCGCTAGCAATCTGACCATTGCTTATAATGTACTTGACCCTGGTCTCGGGGCCCTTGGTTCGCTCAGCCAACCAGTGGGCGAACGCGTAGGAGTCGAAGCCGCCGCCGGGATCGTGTGTGAAGTCCCGAGCACAGACAGCTCGGTGGCAATCGCAGGGATTGCGCTAATGGTCGCTCGTACGGCTGCTGTGATCTGCATCGCCGATGCTCCCGTCGGAGGCCTTGCTCCTGCCGGGGGCACTGGCGTTGATCTCATCGAGCAGCTGATCGAGCGACTGAGCAACATACCAAGACATTGTCGTTACACCTCCATTCCTGTCATGATCCAAGGATGGGTATCGGAGTGAACACTGAAGACTGTGAATTGTGGTCTGGCGCCCTGAAACCCAACGGGTACGGGACGAAACACATCAAGGTCGATGGACGTGCCACCACAACGCCGGCTCACCGCTGGGTGTGGATCGAAGCCAACGGTCCTCTCGAACCTGGCTGGGAAGTCGACCACCTGTGCGGCAACCGAGGTTGTGTGAACCTTGGCCATCTTGAGGCTGTCACCCTCGCCGAGAACCGGCGACGTCGGAATGAACGCAAGGTGGCGTGCATCCACGGTCATCCTTACACCGAAGAGTCCACGTACTGGCAGCGAGGCACTGACGGCTACGTGTCAAGGACGTGCCGGATCTGTCGTGAGGAACGACGTCAGCGCTCATCTTCGTCCACTGAGTCAGGATGACGCCGGAGGGGAAGCCGGCCGGCGAACCTGCGGAAGATCCCGCGCTCGTCGGTTTCCTCGTTCTCCTCAACGTCCTCGAAGAACTCGGCTTCGTCACTGCCGCCGATCCGTTCACCGAGACCTTCGACAGCATCACCGATCCGCTCTCGGAGGGTTCGCTCGTCGCCGTCTGAGTCGTCGTCGCTCACGGGCTACCTCCTCAGGATCCTCGAGGTACCCGCCATCGGGGTCTGGCTCTTGACGGTCCTCGCGGTCTTCACGGTCGTAGCGTTTCTCGCGCTCTTCCTTGGATTCGCCAGACACAGCGAAATCCTACTGGCCGAGCTGGCTGGAGGGGTGACTACAACCGGAATACCAGCCAGAGCACCACAGTCTCGATGAGGAAGTAGCCGATCACCAGACCGACGAACCACGCCATGATCACGGCCATCTCGCGCGGGACGTCGCCCATCAGCCTTGATCCTCTCCAGTGGCCGGACGCGCAGATGGCGGGCAGCGAGGGGGGCCACGCTACCCGCCATCCGAATCGACCAGGGGGGATCGATCTGCCGGAACCCTACCGGAATGGTCCGTTACGACAGGGTGAACATCAGTAGGCGGTCAGCCTCCACGGCGACCAACCGCCGGCCGAGTTGTAGAGCGCCAGCGCTGCACGGGTGTTGCACACGGCGTCGTAACGAGTTGACCTCGGGCAGCCGCCGGGGTCGATCCACGAGCCAGTCAGGATTTGCCAACAACCCGCCGCGGATGATGAACGGTTCTGGGCACTGGGGTTGTTGCCGGACTCGCGGGACACGATGGTCCGAGCCTTGGCCTGGAGATGTCCGGGCCAGACCTGTTCGATGGCGCTGTAGCAGTCACCACCACTTCCTCCTCCGCCCTGTTGACGCTGCAGCTCCTGGAGCACTGCAGTCTGTCCTTCGGGAGAGAGGCTGTTGAACACAGCGATCTGGTGTGGCGAGCAGGCTGCGAGGGTACCGAAGCTGAGCAGGGCTCCGATTGCGAGCAGAATCTTTCGCCGGAGCGCCTTGGGGCGTGCCATAATCGGCGGGTCCTTTCAGTGGATGATTAGGACAACGGAGCGACCTTCTCTTGGCAGGGGGGGTCGCTCCGTTCGTTTGTGGCAGGGTACTACAGATGGGTTCCGTTCGTGTCAATCCTGTTACGACCCGCCTGTTCGGTACCACCACAGGAACCAGTAGAACAGCAGGACCAGGCAAGCGAGGCCGACCAGCACGAACAGCAGGAACTCGTCTGGGTCATCAGGATCTCTTCCTCGGGGACTCACAGCGAGCTCCTTCCTGTGGATACCACAGGTAATTTGTCAGCAGCGAAGGACCGTGTGTTATAGTCACCGCCATGACGTTCCAAGCACCACCAACAACACCGACAACCACTACCCTCCCGTCGGCTGTCACGACACCCACGTCGCTCTACGCCCACATCAAGGCTGCGATCGCTTCGGGTCTCGAAGATCAGCAGGACATCGCCGAGGCAGCCATCGCTGCGCTCACCGAGTCCGAGCGACGGCGCTGGCTGCTCCAGCTCGTGCGCTACGAGGTGTCCCGCATTCAGCGGGCCGAGGTTCGTCGGACCGAGATCCGAGTCCGGACCGACATCGCGGCCGGAGCCGACCCCACTACCGCCCGTCGGCTGCTCATGGAGCAGTCGTTCATCCTGCCCGATGGACGATGGGTTGAATGGTTGAAGGCAACCGCCGACGACCATCTCGCCCGTGCGGGCTGGCTGCTCACCCAAGAGAACTCCATCCGTGACACCCGCCTCGCCCACGAGGAGGCTGCACAGACCATCATCGCGGCCGGCGTGACCTGTCTCGCTGACCTCGACAACTGACCAACGACAACGACAACGACCAAAGGACAAGACAATGAGCTACGACCAATTGAAGGTGATCGCCGAGAGCTATCACGATGCCCAGAAGCTGCGGATCGCCACGGAGCACAGACTCCGCCACATCCCAGCGGCCCCCGAGGCCATGACCCAGCACGTGACCAACCTGCAGGCCACCGAGAAGATGCTGGCGCTGGCGATGAAGCGGACCTTCCGTGTCGCCGCCCCCGAGCTCTACGCGTGGGCCCGAGACACCGTCGGACTGGGTGAGCACACCGTGGCTCGCCTGCTCGGTGCCATCGGTGATCCCATCCACGCCGAGCCGTGGATCTGGATGGACGAGTCCCCCGAGGGGCACGAGTGCTCGTTCCGCTGCGGCAAGGATCGCCACCTCGTGGCGCTCGAGCCGTTCGACCGCACGCCCCGCCAGCTGCTGGCCTACTGCGGCCACGGCGACCCCGCGGCCAAGCGCCGCAAGGGGATGGACCAGGCAGACACCCTCGCTCTGGGCAACCCCGTGGCGAAGATGCTGCTCCACCTGCTCGCCGAGTCCTGCGTCAAGCAGATCGGCTCGGCCGGTACCACCACCGAGTCCGATGTGGTTACGGGAGCTGGGCTGTGCGCGACCGGTGGTGGTACCGATGATCCCGTCATCCTGACCGACGACGCGGCCGCGAATGCCGCGACAGCCGTAACACGGGCGCCCCGTCGTCGGTCTCCCTACCGTGATGCCTACGATCAGGCCAAGGCGAAGTACGAGGCCCGCGAGGAGTGGACGCAGGCCCACAAGCACAACGCCGCCCTCCGGTTCACCGCCAAGCAGATCGGCATCGACCTGTGGCGTGTCGCTTCGGGCCTCCCGCCCCGCTGGAAGTCAGAGGAGGGTCTGTAATACTCGTCACCGCTGGCCCATAGAGTTCGCGACAGCTGTAAGCACTCCGGCCAGCGGTGACACCTTCTAGGGTCCATTGGACATCCGACAGCCGCCCCTCCCTCGACCCAATGATCCGATGTCGCATCGACAGCCAAGACCAGTGGCGATCATCGGGTTCCCGCACCGTCAACCTGAAGTTACCTCGACAGCCTTTCGAGGAGCGGTTGGCGGTGCGGGGCATCTCACGCCACCGTCGGACAAAAGCCCACCGACAGCCACAGGAATCACGGCCGGCGGTGGCGGGGTTTCACCAATGAGTTGTAGTATGGCCCTGTGAGCCGATACCAACTCGATGTGACCTGCCTCCGCTGTGGTGGACAGGTCGACCACGTGAACAGCAACACCTTCCAGTCCGACCGTGATGGGGACACCCACAAGACGGGTCAGGAACCCTCCACCGACACGGCCGTGACGGTGGTGCAGTGCGTGAACACTCGGTGCCGCCGCCAGTGGCTCGTCCGCGTCGTGATGATGGAGGGGCCCACCACCGATGAGGCCAAGAACCGCCAGACGAGCCGACGACGGAAGCGCCGAAATGAGTTGACCATTCCCGGCTGAGCCTGGTCGACCGAGTAAGCTCCGACCATGGCTACCCCAACTCGCCGACGACAGCGACGGATCGCCACTCCTCGGGCCGACCACCTCTCCCTGTTCGCCGGCGTCGGTGGCATGGATCTCGGTTTCGAGGCAGTCGGGGCCAACACCGTGGGACTGGTCGAGTGGGACTCGTGGTGCAACGAGATCCTGGCTCGGCACTGGCCGGACACACCTCGCTGGGGCGATGTCTCCGACGTGAAGGCAGTGGACCTGCCGCCCTGCGACATCATCAGCTTCGGCAGCCCGTGCCAAGATCTGTCGATCTCGGGTCAACGAGCTGGCATGAAGGAAGGAACTCGCTCGGGGTTGTTCCTCGAGGCGATCAGGATCATCAAGGAGTACCGTGACCTTGGACGAATCCCCTCATATGCTGTCTGGGAGAACGTCGGAGGCGCCCTCTCAAGCTCTCAGGGCGACGACTTCGCGCAAGTCCTCGACCTCTTGGCCGAATGCGGGGCGGTGGACATCCAGTGGCGAGTGCTGGATGCTCGTTTCTGCGGAGTCCCCCAACGGCGCCGACGAGTGTTCGTCGTCGCTTGCTTCGATCTTGGAAGAGTCGGTGGACCCCAAATACTTCCTGTCACCGAAAGGGTGCGCCGGGATCCTGCGAAGGGCAGCAAGTCGGGGACGATCGCTTCCGCCCTCACTGCAAACGGCGTTGGAGCAGGTTGCGGCGCGGATGACAACTCCGCCCAAGCCAACCACTTGATCCCCGACGTGGCCGGCACGCTGGGCGGGGGGTCCGGTCGACGTGGCTGGTCACCCGACACCGAGCGCATGACCTTCATCCCAGAGATGGCCAACACGCTGACAGCTCGCGACTACAAGGGGATCCCCACCCGCCTCGACAAGGGGATGTACACGGTCGTGGCTGAGCCGATGCCGTTCGACACCGCCCAGATCACCAGCAAGACCAACCGATCCCATCCCAAGCCCGGGGATCCTTCGCCCACGCTGCCGGCGGACGGCCACGCTCCGGCGGTGGTCTCGTTCAACGGGAACAACCTGCACGACGAGCAGGTGTCGGACAAGTTCACCCCGACGCTACGGGTGGCCAACGGAGCTGGTGTCCCACAGGTAGCTGGGGACATGATCGGGGTTCGACGGCTCACGCCTCGGGAGTGTGAGCGACTGCAGGGCTGGCCGGATGATCATACTAGATGGGATTCAAGTGGCAACGAAATCCCAGATAGTGCACGATACAAGATGATTGGTAATGGGATCGCTTCACCGGTGGCACGTTGGTTGGCGTACCACATTCTGAAGCACTTGGAGCTTCCGTACGATTAGAGTTCACGTTGATGTCTGAGTGCTTGCTGCCAGACTGCTCTCGTCCGATCAGAGCAGATGGATTTTGCGGACCTCACCACTATCGACAGTCGCGGTACGGTGATCCTTACGCTGGTGGGGCATTTCGTGACGAGACTCTTGAAGATCGTTTACACCGTCTCTACGAAATTGTCCCTAGCTCAGGTTGTTGGCAGTGGAAAGGAACAGTCAGTAGTGATGGGTACGGTCAGATCAAGTGGCAGGGTCGCACTCATCGAGCACACCGACTTATCTACGAAGCGCTTGGACCCAAGGTTCCAGATGACTTGGACCTTGATCACCTCTGCCTCAACACGCTGTGTGTGAATCCTGAGCATCTCGAGCCGGTTACGCGCTCCGAGAACCTACGTCGACGCTACGAACACATGACCAGCTGTCCGTTCGGACATCCCTACGACACAGCGAACACGTACATCGACCCGAAAGGGTTTCGTCGTTGTCGAACGTGTCAGCGAGAAGCTGGTCGACGTTGGAGGGCTCGGCAGCGTCAGTCGTGAGTTCTGCAGATTCCCTCAGGATTCGTGAAGGGACTGGCGTGGGTGAAACGGTTGGTGCTACACTCATCGACAACGGGATGTGGTTGTCCTGTTGTTGTTGTGTGGAACGGCCGTCCTTCGGGGCGGTCGTTCCGCGTATGGGGTCAGGTTCCCGGATCGACCCAGACGAAGGGGTCGTAGTCCTCATCGGCTTCTGAGGCCAGCACGAGTCCGAAGGGCTCCATCGCAGCGGCGAACGCCTTCAACCGCTCCATGTCGTCATCGATGTCGATGTAGCCCCTGAGCTCCGTGTCGGTGCCCCGCACCGTGATCCGGAGCCGCATCACTTGCCTGCTGCGGCCAGCTTCTTGGCCCGAGCGGCCTCGGCCGCCTCGAGGCGCCGACGCTGGGCCGTCGTGAGCTCACCGCCTCCGTTGAGAGCTGCAGCCGTGGCCGGAAGGGGAACAGGCGCCTTGGTCGTCGTGGACTTCCTCGCCGTCTTCGGAGCAGCCTTCTTCTTGGCCGGAGCCTTCCTCACCGGCGCCGTTGGGGCCTCGGTTTCGGTGGGGGGTGCTTCTGGGGCCACGGGCGCCGAGGCCTTCTTCTTGGCTGGGGCCTTCTTCTTGGCTGGAGCAGCGGCCGTCGGGGCGATTCCGTTGGCACGGATCTGCTCGGCGACGCGCTTCGCGGACTGCATCCGCTTCTTCGTCTCGGCGGTCGGGGTGCCCTTGCGGCGGGCATCGACGACCTGGCCGGCCTCGAGCCTCCAGAGCCGGACGGTCTCGTAGGTGACCCCAGCCGCTTCGGAGGCGTCACGCAGCAGGACCCCGTCGTTGACGGACTGGACGACCAGATCCTTCAGGTTCTGGATCGCTTCTTCCTTCTTCAGACGCGCACGGGCGATTCGTTCGGTTGTGACCTTGGCCATTTCCATCCTTCACGATGTTCGGTGGGTGTTGATCTGCCACATCAGACCAATGCCAAGGTACTACAGATACCGAGGTCGAACCACGTGGAGAACCGCCAATTCTCAGGCCGGAGGACCTGTCAGGCCAGCCAACTGCGTCTTGAGATCGCGCACCTCGGCCGAGAGCTCCTGCACCGCCTTCCACAGCGTGGCGGTCATCTCGCTCAAGTTGATCGACTTGAGATCGGTGAAGTTTGGACCGTCTGGCGGTTCGGGCACCGAGAATCCTTCAGGAACCTGGCTGGAATCGATCGGGGGCGGAGCGTAGGCAGTGGTGTCGGTCTCCACAACAGCAGTGGGAAGGACTTCCTGTACCCGCTCCGCCTGCCAACCGAAGGTCGTCTTCGCTCCGTCCATCGAATAGCTCTTGGTCGGTACCGCTTCGACGATGTCCAGCGCCCCGACCGGTGCGGAGCGAATGTCGGACTTGAGCCGACTGTCGGAGGTCGTGATGAACGCAGTGCCGAGAACGCTTCCACGAGACCACAGCACGTTGCCGGTGATCGAGTTGGCGTCGACGTTGTCACCTCCACTGAGGTTGCTACCCACGTTCATCACGATTCCGCCGGTGATGTATGCAGCCTGGTTGACGATGAGCGTGTTCCAGATCTTGTGGTTGCCGCGGGAGTGGATGTACCCGTTCTCTCCACCGTTCGGGTAGATGTTCCCGATGAAGGAATCCCACGAGTACATCTTGTTGGCTTCGATATAGACGTCCCCCTTGAGACTGACGTTCCGCCAGAAGTTGGTCCACGTGTGGACGTCGAAGGAGGTGCTGCCGTGGACCGTGATGGCACCGTCTCGGAAGTTCACTGGTCCATGGGTATGGAACTCGTCGTAGGCACCCAATGGGTCGTGGACGTTCATCGCACCGTCCACGAACGTGTTGCCGGCGAGGTTGATCGCCCATCCCTCAGCATCTCGGAACCCACCTGGGTTGTACGGCGTCCCCTTGGGGTTGTTCGGGTCACCGATGTTCACGGTGTTCCCCGTGTGGTCCCCGAGAAGTCGGCCCTGTCGGTACATGTAGTCGGTCGCACTCAACCACTTGGTCCCGTCGTAGACCGTCAGGTTGATCTCGTTGGCTGGCCCGACCACCGCGAGCTGTCCGATCGCCGGCGTTCCACCCTCTGCGTCGTTCAGGAAGAAGTCGTCCCGTCCCGACACAGAGTTGAAGTACGCATAGGTGCTCATGTAGGGGCTGAGCACCGGCTCGAACCTCGTGCCCGTGCTGCGGCAGAGCACGGCGTTGACCCAAGCCATCGACCCGTAGGGGAACGCTCCCGTCGCCGCAGCCGCGTCAGCATCAGCCATGCTGGCGAAGTGGGCGATGACCGAGCCGGTCTTGAGACCGGAGTCGATGAACTGCTCGAAGATGAAGGGGATGTTCGCTTCATCCTGTCCGGTCGGGATGATGAAGGTCTTGTAGGGCTTGGGCATTGGAATTCCGATCAGTCGTGATAGAGCCTACCGAGAAGGATTGCCTGGGCTACGCCCCACGTCATGACCACCACACGACTGTCGGTCGGCAGAGTGGGATACGTGGGATCGGTGTGCACCACGTGGGCGTAGATCGTGTTCCCACCACCGACATCAACCATGGCCAGGTGGGGTTGCCCAGTGGGCGTGTTGGGACGCCAGCCACGAAAGATGCCGTACCGGAGCACGACCTGTGGAACTGTGTTGTCCCGGTCGCTGGACTCCGACTGCACACCGAGGAAGTCCTTGAACCCGTCGAGCTTGTCGAATGACGGTCCCTTGACCGCACCTGCGTGGAGGGACTTTCTGTCGTCCATGGGCATTTCAGTACCTCAATCTGGGTTTGGCTTGCCAGCGAAGTCCCACACCACCGACACGGTGTCGAGGCAGTAGTTCCCCCGCTGGGTCCAGATGCTGAACTTGGTCGCCGCCACTCCCCGTCCCATCGCTGAGACGTCCCACCCCAACAGGCTGTTGTGGGCGCAGTACTGCAGCGGTCCTTCGTAGAGGCGGTTGTTCCGTTCCTCGGCGGAGTAGATGTTGAGTCCGTAGTCCATGCCGATGGGATCTGGCAGGGTGGGCACGTCGGGGTCACCCGGACCACCGGTTCCTCCGGAGTCGCTGCTCCGCAGCTCTGGGACTCGAGCCACGCCGATCAGCGTGTGCCCACTCCGGTCCTGTCGCTTCACGCAGTTGCTGACGTTCCCGCCCACACAGTCGAGGACGCCGTTCCCCTTGTTCTGGATCACGATCTCGACGTGATCCTCACGACCGCCATCCCAGTTGTAGAAGGCCGCATCACCCGGCTCGGCTTGGCTGGGGGCGAGGTTGAACCCTCGCTTCTTCATGTCCGCCCAGTACGTCGACACGTAGTACGGATTGGACGTGTAGCTGTGGAGGTTCACGCCGTTGACCCGATAGCAGTACTCGATGAAGGACCCGCACCATGCCTGTGCTCCGATGGTGTCGGTGTAGGGCGGCGCCAACCCACGACTGTTCTCGCACGTCCCGAGACCATTGAGTGCTTCTTGTGCGATCGCGTCACCTACAGCTGACATCAGGTCCTCCTACTCCGGCCATGTGTCACCCGCCCGCATCACCACAGCGAGGATCTGGAGCTCGGGAGCATGGTTGATCCCGAACTCGATCCACGTCATGCCCTCCCTGCGATCGACCGTCGGGTCGCCGGCAGCCAGGATCCCACCGATCTGGGCCTTGGCCCAGTTGTCCACGGTGTCGAAGATCCCTGACTGGTTGTAGCGAAGGTTCGTCCGACCGGCCACGTACGCCGATCCGGTCCATCCGTCGATCCCCTGTGCTGGAGGCTCGGCCCACTGCGGCAGCGTCGAGACCGAGATCGTCCCCGGCGGTCCGACGGCCTCGGGCTTCCCGACCGGTGTGTTCACCGCCTGCACCGAGATGGCGTACGGGTAGTTCATGGCGAGACCGCTGAAGGTCCACTCCTTCGCGTCGCCCTCGTTGCTGAGCCGTCCGGTGTCCCACGTGCCTCCGGGCATGAGGGTGACTCGGTACTTGTCGATGAACTCCGACACGCCGTAGACGTGGGGCCACGTCACGACCAAGCTCGTCCGACCGATGTGCTTCATCGACAGCACCGGAGGAGGAGCACTGGTCCTGAACTGGACCGGAGCGGAGGCAGAGCTCTTCTTGGGCATCAGCCGATCCTCTGGACGAACCGGTCACCGGTCCACGTCGCTTCCATGCCGTCGGCCATGAGAATGTACGCACCTTGGTCCCACGGGCTGTTCACCCCAGCCAAGCTCCCAGCCAACGGCAGGATGTGGAACGCACCGTACAGGTTGGCCATGACAATGTTGGCTGGGGTGGCCATCGGGTCCTGGAACCTCCCCGGCCAGCCGGCTTCGGCCACTAACAGACTTCCCGGGATCCTGGCGATGCCGAACTCGTCGTCGATCAACTGGATGGGTGGACATTCGTAGTCGTTGTCCATGACGGTCCGGAGCCGGATCGAGTAGTCGGTCAGAGGACGAAGCCCAGTGATCTCCATCTCCACCCGACCGTTCGGGAGGTTCGTCGTGACGATGGGATTCCAGAACAGGGCGGCGTCCGAGGTCCACTCATAGCCCGTAGCTCCGTCCACCCCCAAGAAGTTGAGCCGGATCGCCGAGTCGGTCGGGCCCCATGAGATCTGGATGTCGGTCGGGATGCCGATGCAGGCGAGGGTCCGGCTGTTGTCGTAGGTGAAGGCTTGCACCGAGAGCTCGGAGTCGACGGTGAGGGGGATGTCGGCCGACTCGATGATGAAGAACCGGTACGACCCGTCGGGGTAGTGGACCTTGATCCGATCACCGACCTCGATGGTGGGGTTCGGCAGCAGCGACAGGTTGGTGCGAGTGGTCAGGATCTTGGACCGAGCCAACTTCGCCTTGCCCTCGACCTCGAGCTTGCCGGCCGCCAGCAAACTCTCGACGTGGAGCTCGATGCCGATCTGTCCGAAGGGCCCGCCGACGTAGGTGGGTGAAGCCGGATTGTCGTCGGTGACGATGGTGACGACGGGTGTTCCCGCCTTGCTGGGCGAACCTGCCGATCCGTCCGCGTTGCTCTCGACCTCGATTTCCCCGTAGGCCACGATCGTGTTGAAGAGGCCGTCGCGGTTGAAGTCCTCGGTTCGGCTGACGATGTTGCCGAGGTTGGCCCCGCCACCCTCGTTCATGATGAGCTGGTTCTGGATCTCCTGTGGAACCCAGTCCGCCGGAGCATCCTGTGGTTCTGGGATCCGGACCACGATCGGCTTGCCGACCCGATTGACGTAGAGGTTGAAGTGGCGGGCCTCGAGCATGTCCCGGATCCCGGTCCACCGAGCGAAGGACGTCCCGACCTGGAATCCTGACTGGAAGGTCTCCCCAGCCACCTTGGCTGCCGCATCCGGTGTGATCGAGTTGCTGAGCTCGTAGGTGACGTGGGACCAGTCCCGGGCGTTCGGGTCGGTGTTGTCGAGACCACCGGGCAGCCAGGTTTCCTCCCACAACCCCATCCACGGCCTGGCCGACGCGAGCGGTGCTGGGATCTTCTCGTACAGGAAGTCCTTCAACACCTGCTCGAGGGAGTACGCCTCGATGTCGGCGGTGTGGTCCCGGTTGAAGTTGACCTTGTGGACCCGGTAGATCCCGAGCGGGATCCAGATGGTGACAGGTTCACCGGGACTGGGTGGATCCGTACTGGTCGAAGTGGCGACCTCGACCCCTCGCTCGACCCGCAGCAGGGTGTGGAACGGAGAGATCTCGTTCTGGAACGACTCGAAGGTGGTCCAGTGTTCGGAGTGGCAGGTCAGGCTGAGCGAACGGGTGGTCTCGTCGGTCAGGGACTCACTGATCGATCCCGACTCGATGAAGAAGGTGACCGGCGTCCAGTACGAAGGATCCCAGCGGGACCAGAAGTAGGGCTGGGTCCGGCACCCGTTGGCCTCTGCTCCCTTGAGCGCCACCTTCACCATGGGCTCGGCCACGCATCGCATCACTCTGGTGTTGATGTGGTGTGAGCTCTGGACGATCTCGGAGATCTCGATGATCTGTTCGTTGGTGATCGCCTTGACGTCCTTGTGCAGCCGGAACCGTTCGTCCCCCGGCACCTCGGGGGTTCCATCCGGACCGCCGCCGTAGAGGTACATCAGCAGGTCGTCATTTCCGGTGAGTGGAACACCTCGTTGCAGGTCCGCTTGGTTCCGGTCGTCATGTCCTTGTACAGCACCCCATCACAGGTGTCGTATCGCTCCTTCAAGCCACCCTCACAGAACCTCATCCCGAACAACGGGTTCGTGTCACCGGGCCAGTCGACGTACTCGGGCGTCTTCACCAGCTCCGTGCCGGGCTCGGCCGACAACGGAATGCCGATCTGGTAGAGGATGACCTGACCCTTGGGGGGATCGATTTCGATGAAGTTGACCTCGAGGGCGTGCTCGGGTCGACGAGCGTCGGGACCGATCCACCGGTCGTTGATGGAAGTTGGCTGGAAGTACAACTCACCGTGGCCGACCTCGTAGTCACTCAAGACTTGGAGCAGCATGGGGTGGCCGCTGCGGAACAGATCTTGTAGGGCGAGAAGCGCACTTCGTCCTTCTGCCCCAGACCCTTGGTTGATGAAGATGAGTTGACCACTGGCAGTCGAACGAGAGTCGACCACCACCACCGGAGCCGGGCGTCCGAGCACGGAGAACACACCGGAACGGATGTCGTACTGGAAGCTGTCGAGTGCTCCGAGGCAGAAGTCCGAGACGACGAATGGGCTGTGCAGGTCACGCAGGTACTGCACCTTGGGCATCATCGTCTTGCAGTGCTCGTAGAGCGGGGGCACGTCGATCCGGTTCTCGTTGCCGCTCTGGATCGACTGGCTGTCATCATGGACCCAGTATGCGTATCCGTCCTCGACGCAGATCGAGTAGTCGATGATCACCTTGACGATGTTCTGGGGACTCGGCGGCACCGTGATGTGCTCGAGGCCGGCGATGTGGAACGCCGTGGTCGGGCGACCGGCGATGCAGGGTCCGAACTGACGGGCGACGGAGACCTTCGAGTTGACGGGGAAGTAGAAGGTTCCCTCCGGGATCATGTCGAAGTCGATCTGGGCCCCGGTCCATCCGTCGGTGCCCCCGACGATCTCGTCGATCTCGAACATGATGACGTAGCCGCCCTGGTCGCAGCTGTAGTCGACGAGGGTGACACGGACCTTCCGCCAGTCACCGAGCAACAGGGTGTTGTCGTAGGTGGTCAGGACCCAAAACGACGCACCGCCGGCGGAGACCCCGCCCTGTCCGATCGAACGGATCATGTAGTACATCGGACCGTGCAGTCCGGCGGGCAACTCGATGGTTGCCGTCTGTCGGACCTCTCCGTTGTCCGGAACGGTCGCGATGACCGACCCAATCGGTGGGGAGGTCGGCGGGGCCCCCTCGGTCATGGGTGTGTAGGTGATCTCGTACCAGGCCGGCATCTGACCGGACAGCGGACGCTCCCACTCGAGAGTCACCGTGTTGTGGGTCCCGCCGGTGTCGGTACTTCCGTTGTAGTTGATGACCCTGAAGTTGTTCGGTGCCCCCGGGGCCGAGGTGGCCGGTGGGATGTCAGGAGCATCCGGTCCGAACACGGTGAGGCCGAAGGGACGGGTATCGGTCTCGGAGACGACCGCGAATCCCCAAGTTCCGACCGGTGGTCCGGCGCCGATGCCGGTGTGTCCGGGGTTGGTCAGGACGGTGTGTTCACCGATGTTCGTGTTCCAGGGCGTGCCGTACCCATAGACCTGGCCTGGAGCTGTCTGGCTGGCATTCAGCAACGCGTAGGTGTGGTGGTACCCCACGGCGACGTCAGCGAAGATCTTCTCCGTCGGCGGGGCCTGGATGGCGGCGATCGTGGCGTTGTCGCCGGGAACCTCGATGTCCCAGTAGATCTGACCTTGGTCGGAGAGCACTCCGTAGTGGGTGGCGCTGGCCACCACCTTGATCCACTTGCCACCGCTGGGCCCAGCACCCCCCGCCGGAGGAAGCCCGAATCCGAACGCCGAGAGGCCACCGGCTGCATCAAGGAGGTACACGTTGTTGGAGCCGACCGCGATCCCGACGTAGCCGGAGCCACTGGGCTTGGGTCGGGGGAAGACCCCAGCCAAGATCGCCGTGTAGTTCGTGGCCAGCGGGGAGATGTAGACCAACTGGGGTTGGCCGACAGAGTCCAGCGCCCACGTCCCCATCTGCGAGCTGCCCGCGATGGCGGTGTAGCCGGAGACACCCTCGGTGATCTGGAGCTCAGGTGTGTCCTGCTGCTCGTCGGGCGGGAAGCCCCGCCAGTAGTCCTGGTCGTAGTACCCGATCCCGATGACGTGGCCCTCGTAGCCCAGCATGAAGCCACCGGCCTGGGGGCGTACTCCTCCCTCCTCCGGTTCCTCGACGGCGATGACCGCCTTGTTGCCGAGGTACGGCTGCCCATCGGACTGGGGCAGGTTGTAGGACCACAGGGCCCCGAAGACCTTGAGCTCGCCGTTCTTGTCCAGGTAGAAGCCGTAGTCACGACCGGCTGCATATGCGTAACTTGGATTCGGTTCGATGGCTTCGCCGGGTGGGACGGGCGTTGTCGGAACGGTGTCCGGTCCGACCTCGAACGCTTGAGCGAGGGAGACGAACGTCCCGTTCGAGACAGCATCAGCATGAAGATCTGTCGTACCCGGACCAACGTACTTGTACTGACCTTGTGCGACCCTGTCAGATCCACCGAATGTGCTAACCCTGAACGTACCGATGCCTCCATCGGACGGCAGGACAACAAGAGTCGACGAGACGTGACCGTGACCACCGATCAACAGCGACTGGTCGGCCGTCGTGGTGACCATTCCTGAGGTGAGGGTGTTGTTCGCTCCGACGCCTGTTGTGTTGTTGTAATTGTTTGCTGTACCAGTGGTCGGGATCAGGTTGCCGGTGAACGCAGACAGGTTGACAGCGAACTTCGTAGCGGCTGTTCCAGAAGTGAAAGTGATGACCTGACCTTCAGTGAGGGCCGTAGTGACCTTCGTCCACAGCAGGTAGAGGGAGATTCCCCCGACCGTGTTCGTTGTGGACTGCACCATGTTCCAGGTGTTGCCACCGGGATCGCTGGCCGTCATGGTCGTCGCTGCTGCGTGGCTGGTCGAGATCAGAGCGAAGAGGTTGATTCCAACCGGATATCCGCCGGGGGGCACGACACAGGTTCCCGTTGTCGATGAACCTGAGCGGATTGCGCCAGTGGTGTTGACGTGTCCGCCGACCCTCAGTTGCGGATCGAGGCTGCCGTGCCATGTTCCCCACGGCGAGGTTGCCAACGAGTTGTTCGTAAGTGCCCTGGCTGTGGTTTGCCCGACATATCGCATCGGGGAATCCACGACATACAGACGCTCAGAATCGAAGCGTGCAGTATAGCCTGAGGGTGGAATTCTCGCCCTGCCTCCATCACCCCAATCCCAGGAAAACGACACAGCCTTCCCGTTGGGGACTTCGATTTGGGTGTTGGCAAGCGTGGACGATGTTCCTGTCCCCGTTTGGGTCAACCAAGTGACGCCCCGCAGGTTGGCGGCACCGGAGTACGCCACCATGACCGCTTGGGTGGTTGATTCGGCGTGAGTCAGTGTCAGGGATGACGCTTCGCCGTAGTGGTTCTTCCCGTACACACGGGTTTCCATCTCGGTGCCAGCCACGGTGGCACCCAAGGCGCTGGTTATCAGCTCCCAGCCAGAGCTTCCAACTGATGGATCAACCGCTTCGGTGAGGTTCTCTGACGTGAAGACGAGATACAACCGGTCGCTCGGTTGCACGCCGGCTGGGTAGTCGACGACGGTGTTGGTGCGAAGTGCTCGAGGTACGGACGTGTAGCTACGGAGCTGGATCGGTGATTGTGATTCTGCTGGTGGTAGCGACGTTGTGAAAGCATGAGCGAGCGTGACGGCACTTCCGGACACACCCCTCTGCCGTGCCCTGAAGTTGAAGAGTCCCGGTCCGACGTACTGGTACTGGCCCGTGACCTGGACGTAGTCGAACGTCCCTGCTGGATAGGGGGTGTAGAGCGGCCAGGTCTGGCAGGCATTCGCATCGACGTCGATGGCTTGGACACCGACGCTGTTCGGATCAACGACGTGGCCACCGAAGACCAAACTGTTTGGGGCAGTCGTGTTGAGCTGGACGAGAAGATCGTTGACCGACGAGTTGTTGTAGTTGGTTGCAGCACCTGTGGTAGGCGTGAGATCGTCGCTGAAAGCAGAGAGGGTGATGACCCAGCGGTAGGTGGGGATGCTCGTCGTGAACGTGATGAGGTCATTGGGTTGGAGTGCTGTCGTGACCTTGGTGGTGAGCAGGTGTCCAGCAAGCTCTCTGGGGTCTGTTTGGGCGGACTGAAGCAACGTCCAGACGTTCCCCCGAACATCACTGGCGGACATGACGGGGGGATCAACGTGCTCAGTTCCGAGCAGCGCTATCAGCGTGGTCCCAACCGGATACCCCGTGCTCGGCACCTTCAGCGTCGCTGATGGCACAGTGTTCTGTGCCTCCAACGTGGTACCGGTTGTGCCGAGGTACCCGCCATCAGACCTCTCTGACCGGTAGTTCGGCATCGCAGCGATCCACGAGTTCGTGGCACTGGACTGGTTGGTCGTTGATCGAACTCCAATAACTCCTCGTTGGGTCTTCACGCCGTCCGCGACGTAGAGGAGTTGGGAATCGAATCGTTCGGTGAAGGTGGGATCGTCTCCGGAAGGTGGTCGACGATCGTTGGCGTTGTCGGCCCAGTCACAGCCGAGCCACAAGATGAAGTTCTCGGGATTTCGGTCGGACTGGTTGTCCGGCACTGTCGAAGTTGAACCAGCACCGGTTGCGGACAGACCGCCGTCGTAGCTGACGTCGAGGGTGCTGATGCCCGTGTAGTGCAGGCACACGACCTGTGTTTCAGATTCTGCGTGTGTTGCCGTGTACGTCGTCGGTTCGTTGCGGGCGGTCTTGCTGTACAGCCGCATCTCGGCTTCCACGCCGGAAGCTGTCGTGACTGACCAGGGAGAGGATCCGTGCTCGTTCCAGCCGACCGATGCGCTGGTGAGTCCACTGGGATCGACTGCCTCGCCCTGGTTCCTCGTCAGGAACACGAGGATGAGAACGTCACCATTATCAATTCCAGATGGGATGCTGAACGTGGTGTTGGTCCGAGTCCCAAGTGGAACCGATGACAGACCCTTGAACTTGATCGCCATCAGCCGGCCCTCCTCATCGCTGTGGCGAGTTGACCCATCCGCCCGTTCATCTGCACGTCCACGATGTCGGTGATGTCACGGTCACCGATCTTCACGATGATGTTGACCGTCGGGGTCGCACTTCCCCCGCCATCCGACGGCACGGCGACGTTCGTCGAGTCCTCCACCGATCCGGTGTCACCACCAGCTCCGTGGTGGCCCGACGCCAACGGTCCGATCGCCCCGCCCTTGGCCAGCAGACCGGACATGCCGCCGGCGGACGGGGCCCCCATCGCTCGTCCCTGTGCGATCGTGGAACGAAGTGATGTACCGACCACGGCGGGACTGAACGTCGGACCCCCGAACGCCGTTGCGGCAGTGGGGATCACCACACCGCCAACCCCCATCGTGATGAGGGACGTGCCCTTGTCGGCCTGCCCGACCGTCATCTGCCGTCCGGCAGCATCCTCCACGATGCGGGCCGCCTCGCGGGTCATCCGCTGGAGCTCTTCCTTCCTGATCGTGGCGGTGAGGTTGATCGTTCCGGTCAGGCTGTTGATGTAGGACTGCGTACCTTGGGCCACGACCCGGGCCTCACCGTCATCACCGGTGATGGTGACGGTGCCTGTGGTGCCCTCGGCGTACTCCTTGGCAGCCTTGACCGCCTCCTCGTACGGGTACTTGTTGCCCTCGATGTTGACGGTGCCGTCCTGCTCCTTGGTCCACCCCAACAGGGCGAAGATGTCGTTCTCCGCCTTCGAGATGTCACCGTGGACCGCGAGCAGGATGTCCTCGGCGGCCTGCTGCTTCTTGAAGGCCTCCATCGCGGCCCTGGCCTGGTCAACGGAACCGCTGTCGACCAAGGCGTTGAGACGGAGCCGCACCGGCTCGGTCACCCCGTCCATCTCACGGATCTCTTTCTTGAGAGCCTCCGTGTCGGTGATGGCCTGGTCGGTGGCAACGCTCACCTGGGCCTGGATCTGCTGGTCGTCCAAGAGTCCGAACGAATCGAGCAGGGCGTTGACCTCGTCGGTGCTCAACCCACCAGCTTGTCCGAGCAGGATGATCTGTTGCTGCAAACCCTTCAAGGTAGCGATCGAACTCTGTCCGGTCGAGTCAACCGATGCTTGAGCCTCAGCCGCCCGCTTGCCCGATGCGATCATGCCATCAAGGGCGTCCCGGTTGGCGAGGGCCTCTTTGGTTTGGCCGGCCAGCACGCCGCCGGTCGTGGCGAACTTCTCGCTCAACTCGATCTGGGATTGGGCGAAGTCCCTGGTGGCCTGATCAGCGTTGAGTTGTCGACCAGCCAACTTGTCGAGCTTGTCGATGATGGACTGGAACTGCCGGTTGACCTCTTGGGAAACCTGGGTGATGGTCTGCATCGACACACCGGCTTCTTCGGCGATCACCGGATACAGAGCGATACCCTGTTGTAGCGCCTCGTTCTGTTCCTCGAGCGTCCCAGAAGTATCTGCCGCCTCGGCGAAGTACTTCATCTGATCCGCACTGAGGCCAGCAGCCTCTCCCGCCTTGAGCAGTTGATCTGCTTGGGCTGCGATCCCAGCTTGGGCTGCCTGGGCCTGCTTGTCGAGATCGGTCATCCCGTCGATGACCTCATTGATCTCGCCCTGGCTCATGGTGCCGGCTTCGCCCAGCTTCTCGAGGTGGGCGATGATGCCCTGCATCGAGGCGGGGACCTTGCCGCCCTCCTCACGGAACTGCTTGAAGCCACCTCCGGCGTGGTGCCATGCCGCCCGGAACTTGTCCACGTCACCGGTGTTCTCGTTGACCAAGTTGGTGACACGGGCGATGCTGATCCCACTCTTCTCCATCGAGGAGTCGAAGGACTGCCGGGTGTTGAGGATGTTCCGGTAGCTCTTGTCGAGCTCCTCGAGGGCGTCACCGCCGTTCAGGAGGGTCTGGGCGAAGGTCTTCGACTCTTGTTCAACTCGTTTGACGTTGGTCTGCCACGCCATGAAGGCCGCAGCCCCGACCGCGGCCGCGATGGTGATCCCGCCCATGGCGAGGCCAACTCCGCCGATGGACCCGATGAACGTGCTGAGTCCGTCCTTGGCCGCCGTCAGACCGCCCTTCGGGTTGGTGATGAACGCCTCGAAGCCCTCGATCACCGGCTTGAACGCTGCCTTGCCCATGCTGCTCGAGAGGAGATCCTTGAAGCCGGTCATGACCGCGATGAACGGCTTCGCCGCGAAGTGGACGGCCTTGAACGCCCCGCCGAGGGTCAGCATGAGGCCGACGAAGGTGTCCAGCCCCGGGATCTGCATGATGGCGGTGAGGACGTTGAGGACCTGACCGAGAACCCCGAAGAATGCCTCAAGTGATCCGGAAGAGGCAGTTGCCTCCAGGAATCCCAGGATGGACTGCACGAAGGTGTCCAGGGCCCCAGACAAGTTTCCGGTGAGTTGTTCGGCGATCTTCTGGATCGACGGCAGCATGACCGTCCGCAGGGTGTCGAAGAACCGGACGATCCCCGAGCTGTCCTTACCGATCGGTTGGACGATCCAGCCGATGATGTCCCGTAGCAGGGCATTGATCGACTGGGCGACGGGGACCGCCTCCTCGAAGATCCCCTTGATCTTGGCCTGCCCGACCTCGGTCTTCGAGAAGTCGGCCCACTTCTGGGCGAACGCAGCAAACGTCTCGAAGAACGGCGTGGCTGCGTCAGCACCGACCTTGAACACGTTCCAGATGATCTTGCCGAAGTCGATGAACGCCTGGCCCACCAACTCGGCTCGGTCGTACCACTCGGTGAGCGTCTGGGTCAGCTGACCGGAGCGGTTCTGCGCCGTCATGAACAGGGCGAACTGCCCTGCCATGTGCTGGATCGTGCCGGCGAACCGTGAGGCCAAGGGGATCACCGCATCGAACAGCTCGAGCATCCCTCTGGCGAAGGCGACCGCTGCCAGACCCAACGACTCGAAGATCGGGATCGCGGCATCGAGGATGTTGTGCAGGAGCTCGCTGACCTGGTTCGAGGTCAACATCTCCGTCGCGAACTTGGCGAGCATCCCCGAGACGGCGCCGATGCTCTCTCCGAAGACCTCGAAGGTCGGCACCAACTCGAGCGACGACTCCATGGCCTCGGTCAGGGCAGGGAGCAGGTACTTCTGGGTGGCGACACCCACGTCCTTCCAGATGTCACCGATCGCCGAGGCCTTGGCCTGGAAGACGTCCAACTCCGGTGTCTGAGCCTTGAAGGCCAGCATGAGCGGACCGATGGCCAACGCCGCGGCACCGAAGGCTCCCGTGATGCCGGCTGCTGCACCGATCGCAGCGGTGCTCAGGTATCCGAGTTGGCCGACGATCGAGACGATGTAGCCCCCGAGTGCCTGGACCGCTCCACCGATCGCCGGTGCGCCGAAGAGGCCGGCGAGGGCAATTCTCGGAACCTTCAGCTTGTCGTTGAGCTTGTCGAGGTTCTTGGTCAGACCCTTGAAGAAGCCGTCTTCCTTCTTCTTGTCAGTCGCCTTCTCGAGCCCGAGGTAGAACTTGGATGCCCATCTCTGGGCGAAGGTGAAACCACTTGAGTCATCGGCGTCCTTGCCGAGCGACCCGAGTTTGGCATCGACGTCGTCCCCACCCTTGTCGATCCCGTCGACCACACCCTGGGTGAAGGTCGTGCCGACTCTCCTGCCGGCCCCCGAGCCGTCGACATCGGCAGCACCTTTGTCCAGACCGGACTGGATGTCCTTGGCCACCCCGTCGGTGATGGCCTTGATCCGCACATACGCGGTACCGACGATTTCAGGCATGGCTGGCCGTCCTGTCGATCAAAGGAGCGGTTCGTTGAGGACGAGATCGTCGAAGGACCCCATCTGCCGCCCTGTCGGGATGTTGGAGAGATCCATCTGGGGACCCAACTGGTCGGCGGTGGGGATCCCCCAATCCGGGATCGCGGGTTCCTCGACTGGCTGGGTCGCCTTCAGGATGGCCAATTCGACCTGGCTGCGGGCGAAGTGCGCCTCGGCCGATAGCTCGGCATGGCGGTACAACTCGGCCATGGCGACGTTGAACAACAGGTCGGCCTCGAGATCCTCGAGGCGCAGGCCGGTCGCCATCGTGTACCGGCCGCTCACCTCCTCCCAGTTCTCTAGGAGGGAGAGGTAGACGGCGACGACGGCGGGGTAGGGCGGGTTGCCTCACCCCCTCCGCTGAGGGTCTCGACGAGGTAGCCGGCGATCTCAGCCAGGATGTCGAGCGTGACCCCGTTGTCGGGGTTCTCGATGAACTTCTCCCAGCGCTCCCGATCCTCGTACTCGATGGCGATCTGGAGGAACTGCTGCAGGGACGCAGCCATCTTGTCGGGACGGGTCTCGTCGGCCCCAGCCAGGAAGTTGAGCATCGTGGGTCCGGGGATCTTCTGGTTGACCGTGAAGACCTCGCCGTTGACCTCGATCTCGATGGGCTCGAGGGGCTGTTGGACTGTCCCGAATGACCTGCGCTTGACCATGGTCGTGTCTCCTGAACCTGCTCGTGGTCGGTGATCTGGCTCCGTGGGACGGTACCAAGCACGAGGTTCTGGAGTGGCGATGCCGACGAGAACATGCAGGTCCCATCCTGATGGGATGGCACACGGCGGTCCTGCCGGGCCATCCGAGGGTGGTCCACCTGGGACCGATGTCGTCGGAGTACCTCCAACGCTACCAGTTGGCTGAGCTGGGATCAGAGGTGTCCGAACACCTTCTGCAGGGCGTCGGTCAGGAACGGGTTGGCCTTGATGCCGGGATGGCGGACCTGCCGCGGGTACACGGTGTGGCCGACCTTGGGCCAGAAGAAGGCGAGGTGGCCCGTCGGGTTGCGGGCCCGGATCAGGTGGGGACGGGTACCTTGGTGCACCAGCAAACCTTGCCGGGTGCCGACCCCCACCGAGGAGGAGAGCTCACCCAGATCGTGTCCGAGGCTGAACCGGATCGACGCCTTGGTGGCGCCGGTCTTCATGGGGGCGCCCTGCACCGCCCGGAGTTGTACCTCCACGGTCTTCTTGGACAGCCACTTGCCGACGTCGCCCGGCCAACTTCGGAACACGTACTTCATGCCGACCGGGTTCTCGACGAATACGACTTGGGCCACTGGACTACCGTCCTCATCGTGGGTGGTGAAGCACAGAATACCTGTTCAGTTGTCAGAGACGGAATGCCGTGCACAAATCCCATTTACTGCAAGAACCTCTGCCGGAATCATTACCACCGACTCCGTCGATATGGTGACCCGCTCGCTGGAGGCACCAGTCCTGGAGAGCCGCAGAGGTTCTTCGATGCGAACGTCACAACAGAGACTGATGAGTGCATCGTCTGGCCATACGCTGGAATGGGAAGTTGTAATTACGGAACCTTTACCTATAAGGGCAAGGTTGTTCGGGTTCACGTCGCAGCCTGCGCTCTGTTTCACGGACCTCAACCAGACGGGGCAGTGGCTCTTCACGGACCGTGCAACAACCCTCGGTGCTTCAATCCGAAGCACCTTCGCTGGGGCACACACAAGGAGAACTCCGCCGATCGACTTCGGGACGGAACTGCAGCTATCGGTGCGAAGTGTGGGACTGCTGTGCTGGACGAGGCTGCTGTTCGAGAAATTCGAGACCGGTATGCCGAAGGCAGGGTGTCGCAACAACGGTTGGCTGATGAGTTTGGAGTTGCTCAGACGACCGTTTCAGCCATCATTCGTCGCCTGACATGGAACTACTTAAAGTAGTCAGTATAGGTAGTGAATCTAACAAGGAATGGGCAGGTCCATCGACATCGAGGTGATCCCCAGACCACCCGTGACGGTGAACTCGATGTTCCACGTCGCGTCGAGGTACACCATCGCCACGTTCGACATGACCACGCCGTCGAGTGTCATCAGTTCTGATACCTCCTCGACCACTGGGGGATTGTCGGTCCCGTCGTCGTTGGACATGTTGGCGCAGTCGCGGGTCAGGACGCAGACAACGTTGGCCGTCTGGCCGCACCCGCACGACTCCGGATTCGTGTCCTGCCCCATGCGGGTCATGTAGACCTGCAGGGCCTCGCACGCCACCACCGGTGTCGACACCCCCGTGTAGCACAGGGCGGGGGTCGTGATCCTGGGGTCTGTTTCGTTGGCCTTGGCAAGAGCGATCTGAATGTCAGCCAGGATCTGATCCAGGAGCTGTTGGGGCAGCATCGTCTGGTTCCTCCTCATCCTCTTCCGGCGGGGGTGGTGGTGGGAACGGGAGCTCGGTCACCCACTCGGCGGGCATGACGACCCACGTGTAGCCATTGATCTGTCGGGCGTCTGGGATCTTCACGACGTAGTCACCGGGCTCAGCGGTGGAGTAGTCGGGACGCTGCAGGACCGGACCGATCGGTTCGACCACGTGGTACATGTCCTCGATGTTGTCTGCGGTCAACAACACCGCCTCGCTGGCGGGCATGGGTGGGTGGTACGTGACCGGCACCGTGTGCTCGTTGGGATCGTAGGTCATGGTTCTGATTCGTCGTCCTGCTCGGTCTTGTCGGTGGGTGGCATGGGGATCGGGAGCGTGACCATGCGGGACATGAGCGAGGCCACGTCTGCTGCCACGCTAGCCAGCGAACTCGAGAGCTCGGTGAACCCTCCCATGAGGTTCTCCCGCTCACCCTTGAGCACGTTGAGCTCTCGCTCAAGGGTGTCGACCCTGGCGCGCAGTTGCTCCAGCTCGGCGTCGGGAGCCATGGAAGTTCCTACAGGCCATCCATCTGGGGAGAAGCGGTCATCCAGTCGACGATGAGCCTCTTGTCCTGCAGGGTCGGGTCGAGCGTGGGATCGGTGAGCGTGACCCGGACGTGCCAACCGAGCGCCAGTTTGGTCAATGATTCCGAATCTCCGTAGACCTCTCCGACCAGGAACGCCGTGGTGGGAAGCTGCCACGCCCCAGCCGCTGGGACCATCACCGTCCTCTCGGCCACTGGTTCGGGTGGATCCAGTGCGTTCTTCATGAGGAAGAGTTCCAACTTGGCTGACAGGGCGAGGTCCTGATTGAACTCAGCGTCCTCGAGCCGGAGCGTCACCCACACTCCTGCCCAGATCGGATGAGTCGCGGCTCGGCTCGAGAAGCCCGGCAGGTCTCGTACGAGACCCTGTGTCACAACGAGAAGTTCTGACGTGGTGTTGTAGTACGTGTACTGCCCGTTGATCCTGAGGCCACCAGTGGACTCGTCGTGTCGGATCCCGAACGGCGTGCCGAAGTAGAGGAGCTTTGATCGTGTCGCGATGATCTGGTCGATCGGGCTCTCGTCACCGAAGAGCGCTGCGCCGTACACCAGCGGTTTCGTCGGAACTCGCTGGATGGTCTCGGTGATGATCCGGTGGAGGTCCGTGCCGTAGCAGGCATCGATGTCGGACAGGCCCTGGTCGTAGACCTCACCCGTCTTGCCCAGAGCATCGAACGATTCGTACGTGACCGAGAGCTCCCCCGTGGGCTGTTGGAAGAGCAGCTCGAGCGAAGGATCGTCATAGGGCAGGTGTTGACGGATGTTTGCACCGGGCGAGTACCGAATTCGGACGCTGTACTCGGTTGGTTCGGTGATCGGAACTCCACCACCCTCACCGAGTGAGCCAGTGGACCCGTAGCCGATGATGTACTGGTGGTAGGGATCAGGATCCCAGCTGACGTCTGAGGTGTCGGTGGGGGTGACCACCGCCTCGACCGACCCAGTCAACTCTTCGCCATCGACTCCAGCGAGAAGGATCTCCAACGAACCGGGTGCGTCGGCGGTGAAGGTGAAGAAGTACTGCAGGTAGTGGGGGTCCTGTTCGACGCTGGCGTACGTGCCTTGGGCCTGGGAATCAGCGGGCCAGTTGATCTGGAACGCCTGGGCGAAGTAGTCCGAGGTCCGAGAGCCCTCGGCTGGGAGGGTTGCGATCGACCCTTGTGTGGCGTTCATGCCGTAGTCCGACATCCACAGCGGGGGATCGTTCGGCGGGGACTGCTCGGTCAGGTACGGGATCGCATCCACCAACCTGTTCTCAAGGAGGAACATGTTCGGCGTGAGGTTGAGCTCGTTGCACCAGTCGGTCCACTCGACGGCGTAGTTGTCGGTAGCGGTCTTGACCAAGACCTGGCCGGGCTCGCCGCCTGCCGGCATCGCTCCAGCCAACTCGCCGAAGTTGCCGGCGTCGGTCCAGCCGGCCATGCCCGGCGCTGTGGGGGGAGTGGGATGCTCGGTCGTGTAGTAGAAGTGGCCCTCTTCGCCGTTGGTCCCGTCACCGATGTAGAAGGCCAGGTTCTCGAGCAGGGATCCCGACTCGATGAGGTAGTGCGGAAGGGTGCACAGTGCCTTGGAGATCTCGTAGGCGAAGTTCCGCAGGGTACGAGGCGTGATGGACTGCGCGTACTGATCGGCGAACGGGAAGCCGGCTTGGCTGTCGTCGCCGTTGTCGACAGGTCCGCCGTCGATGGTGGAGTCCTGCCACCAGATGTCCCGCAGGAAGATGACGCCGTCCCCGCACGGAGCGGGGAGTGGTCCTGGTGGCGGGCTGGAAGTTGGCGGATCGCATCCCATCAGCACGGCTCCGTGTCGGGTTGGTGGTCGTCGGGAACGTCGAACCCGAACGAGAAGGCAGTGCCGAGGAACGGGGCCGGCTCGACGTCGAGCGGTGTGGAGGAGATCACAACCCCCTTGAGGACGTCGGTGATCCGGAGCTGGTCGGGGCAGGCCAACTTGGCGGCCTGCAACCAGTGGTCGATGACCCCGATGCCGGTGAAGCCCTCCTTCAGGAAGGTCTGGGGGTCCATGATCGTCCAGCTGACTCCTTGGCGGGTCACGTTGTTGATCCGCTCGGGGAGCTTGCACGGCTTGCCGGTCACGGCGTTGACGTACTCGTTGGCGAGTGCGATCACCGCAGCCTGGCTCCCGGGCGGGAGGCACGGGGCCTGCTGGTACCGGACGATCACGTTCCAGTCATCGCAGCAGCCTCGGAAGAGACCTTGGCACGGGCCGCCGCAGCAGAAGCGGAGGGTGCGATCGTCGATGATGCAGAAGTCGTCGAGGACTTCTTGGTCGCAGCCGCAGTGATGGGTCCGCACAACCTGGCTGACGGCGATCACCGGCCCATGTGCGAGGGCCACATCACAGGTGCCCGGCGTGATCCGGATGCGGTCCTCCCACCAACCGCCTCCGTGCACCCGGCCGTCGGTGAGGGTGCTGAGCAGCCAGGTTGCCTCGGACAGCATGTACCACGCGTCCTCCACCGAGATGGCGTTCGCCTCGGCGAAGGTGGCCGGATCGGCCCAGACTTCTCTGTGGATCTCGGGGAGGACGACGCGGGGCATGGATCAGATGGCCAGCAGGCCGAGAGCGACCAACGCGATGGCAGCCGCCACGAGAAACGACGTCCACGGCAACTTCGCCGCCGGTGATGTCGTGGTCGGTGCCGGCAGTAGGTGGAGGATGGCTGCGAGTCCAGCCAGGATCGTCGCGATCAGGAAGAACCAGTCGCTGGCGTTGGCGGCTCCGCTCCAGATTGTTGCAACCATGGTGAGCTCCTTTGGTTAGCTCAGGTTTCTTCAGCGTACTTGGGGGGTGCTGAGGCTCCTTGGATCACTCCTCGTCGAGGAGGGCCTGCAGCCAAGCGACCAGTTCTGGGCGGTTCTGGCCGTTGCGCTCGAACTGGGCCACCTCGGAGAGTTGGTCCGGGTTGTTCCGGACGTAGTCCTTCACCTCGTCGATCGACATGCCCGACACGTCGGCGGCAGCGAGTGCCCCCACCGTGTACGGCCAGGAATTGGACTCCTCTTGGTTGGGGTTCCGCACGGTGAAGTTGACGGTGGCGGCAACCTGGGGATCCCACTGGCAGGTCAGGGTGGTGGCGTTCACGAACGTCGTGGCACGGGCTTGCTGGGCGATCTCGATCACCGAGCCCGAGATGAACTCGGTGCCCGTCACGGTCATGAGCGTGGAGGGTGAGGCGACGGTGAGCCCGGTCGGCGTGACGCCGGTGATCTTGGGGTCGTCGGCCGCACCGGCCGGTCCCTCGAGCCAGTCGTCGTTCTCGACGAAGTTCTCCTTGGAGACGAATGTTGATGGCATTACGGGTCCTTTGGGGTAGGGGCGGGTGTGGTGTGCCGGTGGGGTTATGAATCCTGCACGATGAGGTTGATGCCGTTCGATGTGTTCCCGCCGTCGTGCACCTCGACCCCGAGGGTCGCGAGAACGCCGCCCGGATCGAAGACGAACGTGATGGTGGTGGGATTCACGTAGGTGCTCGGATGAGCGTTGCTCGAGAGTGTGATCGTGCTGGCCGGAGTGAAGTTCTGTCCGTTGATCGTGATCGTGCGTGGTCCTCCGTCGAACTCGATGCGGTCCGGGACAAGGCTGAAAATCCACGGACCGGTCCCGTAGTACGGACCGGCCTCCCACGAGTCACCGTCCCAGTGGCATTGGGAGCTGTCACCGAGGACCATCCAATCACCGAGGTTGAACTCCCAGCCAAGGGCAGCCAACTTCGTTGACTGGGCGGTTCCGTACACCGGATCAGACCGGAGTGCGCTCAGGTTGGCTGGTGCTGGGCGCACGCTCCATGTTCCGGGCTCTCCCGGCTCGATGAAGAGCGTCACCCAAGTGGATCCATCCCACAGCCAGCAGAAGTCGTCGGGTGAGCCTGCCGAGGTGAACACCCACGTGTCGGTCGGCCAGGCTGGGTCAACCGCCATGGCGGCAGCGCCGTAGATGGGGTGGTTGTTGAACTCACCGGGGTCGGTGATCTCGCCGAGGGCGGGGGGTGTGGAGGAATAGCTGCCGGGCTTGCCGGGAGTGACGGGACCCGTGTAGTTGCTGTAGTCCTCGCCGCCTCCGAGCCAGTCACCATCCTCGATGAAGTCTTCCTTGGAGCGGAACGGTGCAGTCATCCTGGGTCCTCGGGGGTTGGTGTGGCTGGCGTGATGGCGGTAGACGGCTCCGCCACGAAGATGGCGTGGGCGAAGGAGATCCACCAATCACCCGGGGCATCGGTGGCTGCGTCGGGCCGGACCGGCTCGCCCTGCCCGTGGCGGTGCTGCCACGTGATCCCGACGTTGTCCGCCGCCTCGGTGGATGCGACCGTCCCGCCCGTGATCCACCCGAGCGAGGGCGTCACCGTCCGTGCGGTGTTGTTCGTCGCATGGAACCCGAGGTACACGTAGTCCTCGCCCGAGCCCAAGGAAGGCTCATCGGCCGGCACGGTGAGGCCGATGTCGGGCAGCGCCGCGTAGTTGTACGTGTTGATGTCGTGCAGGTTCTGGCTGGCAGAGGTGATGGGGTCCGGAACGTAGGTGAGCACCAACGTCGCCCACGGCCCGACCGAGGCATCCGCTGTCAGCGTCACGACCGGGTTCAACGCAGCGGCTGTCGTCAGTTGGGCCCGGAAGCAGGAGACCTTCATGTCGCCCTGGTCTGCGTAGCCGCTGGTGATCTGGCCGAGGGGGAGGTCCCCCGAGGCCGTGACCGTCACCGCCGAGATCGTGTGCACCGCCGAGATGACGAACACGTACGAGCCGAGCGGGTAGTCCCCGGGCAGGACCAGGGTGACCGACGTCGTGATCCCGTCGACCGAGGTGTGGGGGACCAGCTCGTAGGAGAAGGACGGCCCAGAGGGAGGCGGTTCGGTGGGTGGTTCGGGGAGTGACGGCAGGGGGAAGGGCTGGGGCGCTGCGATGAACGGTTTGTTCGCCCGGGGCGCGAGTTGGGGCTTGGCGTCCGCGATCGCAGGGTTGAGGTGGTAGGCGTAGTCCCGCAGGGGTTGGGGGGAGGTGGTACCTGCGGGCGCCGGAGGGGCGGGCCCGAACTCCCAGCGGGAACCGTCGTAGTAGGCGTAGGTCCCGTCGAGGAGGGCGACGTGCTCCCGGTGCTGGAACGTCCCCGTCAACATGCGATTTCCGATGTAGCGGTCGTTCCGGAGCTCTTCGAGGTTGTAGGAGATCGGGAGCCGCCCGAAGATCTTGAGCGTGATGTCGATGAAGTCCGGGGTCGCGGTGGGGGTGGGGTTGCGGGGGTCGGAATGGACCCCGGGATCGAGGGCGGTGTCCGGCTCGGTGTAGGGGATCGGCGGGTAGAAGGGCACGAACTGCTGCTGGTCGTGATCCCATCGCACGCTCGTCCCGTCCAGCAGTTGGACCCACGCATCGGCCGGCCAGGCGTGCAGGGGCCGCTGGAAGCTGAGGCTGTGCAACAGGTCGTTGGCTGCAGCCAGGTTCAGGGGCGGGGTGGCCCGGCCCCGGACCGAGACGCCGGGCGGCAACGGATGGATGGGCGTGCCGTCGGGCAGGGTCGGCTGGCGGGTCTGCTCGGGCGGCCACACCGGCTGGTGGACGTCGGGGTTTGGGATGGGAGCCGGATCGTCGAAGGGATTGCCGGGAGGACTCATGGGCCCGATGAGTTGGTGTAGGGGTTGAACGTGATGGCGGAGGTCAACCGGGGCGGGGCCGAGTACACGCACGCCAGCCGTGCTGGGAGGGGAACGTGGTAGGCGATGTCGGCCCTCGAGGTGTGGACCGACTCGTGGCGCCCGAAGTCGGGAGGCGGATCCAGGTACAGGTCCGGGATCGTCAGCCAGCACTCGGCGATGGCTGCGCTGTGGCACGGTGCAATGTCCGGGTCCGTCCCGATCACCCAGTCGTACAGACCGCCGCCGAGGTGGCGGGGTTGCAGGGCGGCCAGCCCACCACAGGACGGCCCGAGACCCCAGGAGTGCAGAACGGGCGGGTCAGGTGCAGGGATGACCAGTGCCGTGATCCGTGACCCCCAGTCCACGAACTCCGTGTACGGGTAGGGCTCGTCCGCGATGTAGGGGTCCAGGTACGAGTGGGGGGTGACCAGGGGATCGGGGTGCGGGGGCTCGGCACCGATGGCGGGTGGTCCCGGCCACGGAGGGATCACGGACCGACCCGTCTGGACGTCGGTGAGGTAGAGGGCGGGATGGACCATGGTTCCCGCCCTCCTTTCCGCTTTGGGCGGGTGGGGTGGGGTGGAGGAGGGGCGGATCAGGGAGTGACGTCGACGAAGTCGGTCCCGTCCCAGGTGACGTCCTGGACACCGCCCTTGAGGAACACGTGCTCACCCGCCGCCCAAGGGGTGACACCGGGTTTGCTGAAGCCGTTGGCGGGTGAGCCGTCCGCGAGGGCGTTGGCGTAGGTGAGGGTCTCCGGTGGGGTGACGCCGTCGGGGAGCCACTTGCCGGGGGTCCCGGTCTGCACGCCGGTGACCTTCTCCACCGGCTCGCCCGGTGAGGCCCCCGTCTGCCAGACGCCGGTCCCGACCGGGGGCGTGCCCGACTGGCCCGAGTCGTAGTAGGCCTGCCCCGTGTCGAGTTGCACGTACTTCCCCGTCGTGAACTTGTTGACATCGACCGTGGACAGCCGACCGTCCCCGTAGTTGGGATCGGTCTTGAGGGCGGTGAGGGTGTTGGGCAGGTCGTCGGCATCGCCGAGGATGTCCTCGGTGATGTCGTTGCCGCCGGAGGTGTCTGGGGCGAAGCCGTAGTCGAACTGACCTGCGGAATCGCTCCAGAAGATCTCCCGCTCCGGCTGGCCCGTCGTGCCACCGCCGATCATGACCCACGCCCCGGCGGGCCAGGGCTCGGTGGGCGGGATGAAGTCCTCGAGGTTGTTGGCCTCGTCGAGGGTTGCTGGTGTCTTGGCCACGGCCATGATGCGCTCCTGCGGTCAGTTGGTCCAGGTGCCGGGGAAGCCCGCTTCGACAGAGGTGGCTGGGCTCGGGGCCGGCACGGTCGGGCGGCCCGACTCGTCCATGGTCTCGTTCGGGCTGATGACCTGGGCCGGAGGCCACGGCACGACGCCCGGCTGGCCGGTGTTGAAGAAGTGGAACCCACGCTCGACGTAGTCCGCCCCGTACTCGTCGGTGAGGTTGTCACACGACCGCACGTAGGAGAACGGGTTCATGAGCGCAGCTCGGTAGGTGACCCAGTCCTCCTCCTGCTCACGGGGGAAGGCGCCGGTCTCGTTCATGGTGTCCTTGGGATACAGCCCGGTGTCGGCGAGGGCCACGTTGCCGAGTCCCTGACCCTCGAACTCGTTGGAGAGCGCTGCGTTGCCGAACTCACGATCTCCGGTGTACCGCACCTTCACGTACGGGAAGACCCAGTGGAACCACGGCTGACCCGCTGCGGGTCGACCGCCGATGTTGGCCGTGGACCACACCTCGATCGCCACCGGGTTCTCACCGGCGTCACCGACGGGCGGGGACGAGTAGCCGATGACCTGACCCTCGCTGGTGTCGCAGCCGGCTCCGCCCTCGATGAGCAGACCGCCCGCCAGCACCGCGGCCGACTCCGGGTCCGGTGAGCACAGGGACAGGTTGAAGTTCAGTCGCTTGAAGGAGTCGGGTGCCTTGTAGGAGATGCAGACCGAGCCGTCGGCTGCCTTCTCGGTGATCTCGTCGCCGTCCTCGAACTCGGGTGAGAACGTGGCCGTGATGAACCCATTCGAGATCCACACCGGCTTGGTCTCGTCCACCGCGCCATCGACGGTGAGGGGCGTGACTCGGATGAGACGACCCTGAACGCTTGACGCCATGTCGCGGTAGGCCATGGTATGTCCTTTCTGGTGCTACTGCGGGTCTGGATGGGGCGGGGTCGGGGCGGGGTGGCGGAGTGGGTTGTTGGGGTGTGTGCTCCCCCGGCGAGCCGAGAGCAGGGGGAGCACCACCTCCTGAGATCACTCAGCCAGGATGCCGCCGGCTGCGATGGTCGGGACCGCCGGGGCGAAGCCGCCACGGATCTCGATCTTGGTCTGGCCACGCACGACCCAGCTGCCGGCGGAGTCCTTGTCCATCGGACCCATGTACGCGACGCCCTCGAAGGTCTCCGAGAACTCGCAGTACTTGTTCCTCTGGATGTCCTCCTTGGACCGGACGACGCCGAGGTCGAGCGAGCCGCCGTCGAGGCGGATGAACGTCCCGGTCGGGAACAGCAACCACTCCGCCGTGGCGGGGAAGCCGCAGTAGGAGTCGAAGTTGGCTCCGGCCGCCACCGCGGTCGCATCGCCGGCACCGGTGGGCACGTCGTCGATGTACCAGATCGGCTGCACGTTGATGTCGGACAGGTAGCCGTCGATCTCGGCGTTGGAGATCGAGATCTTGTCGTCACCCGGGATCTGGATCGTGAGGTCATCGGCGATGGCGTCATGGAGCCAGGAGGGCACGAGGAGCTGCAGCGGCGCGTTCGGGGCGATGCGGTTCCGCCACCGGAACTGGCTGGCGGCGAGGCGCACCGTGGTCAGGAAGTCCCGGGCCGCACCGAGCACGACGTCGGGCGTGCCGATGATGCACGGGGTGCCCGAGGGGAGGTTCGACCACAGGTGGTGCATGAGCCACTGCTCGGCCCAACGGGCCTGGGCGACCATCGTGAGCTCGGTGTTCGCCCGGATCCACTCGGGGAACGCACGGGCCATCAGGTTGTCGAAGCAGAGGCAGATCGTGAGCGCGTCGAGCGCCGCGTTCTGCTCGGTCCCGCACGGCACGTCGAAGCAGGGCTTGAGGCCCGCCGGCGTGGTTCCGGTCGGGTTGGTGTTGCCCACCGGGTAGGCCTCGTGCGCCTCGTTGACGCCGGGGGTTGCCCCCTCGGTCCACACCGAGTGGGTGGCGTTGTGACGGTCCTCGCCTTCTCCGGCGACCAGGTTGAACTCGTTCGGCAGGGACGGCGGGCTCATCCAGTTGATGGAACCACGGTCTGCGGTGAACGAGGGGAGGGCGTCCCGGATCGGCCGGTTCGTCGTGCCGATGGTCGGCACGTCGTAGATCGGGGCCGAGGGGGCGCACCACGCTGCGGCGAGAAGTGCCTCGGGCGTGAGCTTCTCGGGATCCGAGATGAGCTGGCGGATCTTGCGGCTGTTGCCGTCGGGGTCACCCTGGCGGAGGAAGTGATCCTCGTCCTGGGTGAGCTCGTGCCGCATGGATGCGACGAGGATGTGCTCGCCGTCACCGCCGATGCCTCTGAGGTTGTTGACCTTGGCGGTCATCGCCTCGATCGCGGCCTCGAAGTTCGGCAGCTCTGCGCCGGCGGTGTAGCCCGGCACGTCGCCACCGACACGAATGGTCGGGACGAGGGGCTGGGGGCTGGCCGCCACGGCTTGGGTGGGCTGGTTTTCGCTGGGGATGTCGGTTGAGATCTCGGCGGCCACCTCGGCCTCCTGTTCTGGAGTGGGATCGGACTCGGACTCGGTCGGGTTGGGGTCGGCCGGGTTGGCCGACTCGTCGGATGGTGAGGTTGAGGTGGCGTCCGTCTCATCGGCGGCGGCCGTCTGTGTGTCGGGGTCGGTGGTCGTGTCGGTGGTCTGGGGTGAGTCCGACTCGGTGGTGGAGTCGGCATCGGAGGTCTCGTCCGTCTTGGGATCCGGATCGGGGACCGGCTTGGTGCTCGGGTCCTCCGGCTCGGGAGCGTTGGGATCGGGCGGGGTTGCCGGGGTCGCCGGCTCTGCGGGAGTGGCGGGGTCGGTGCCGGGATCGGCGGGGGTCGCAGGTGTGGCCGGGTCGGCCCCGGGCTTGTCGTCGGACTGACCCGGCGGCTCGTCGGGCTTCTGGGCCGAGGGCTCGGGAGCTTCCTCGGTGGGGCCCTCGGTCGGGGGCGGGGTCGACGGGGTGGGCTCGTCGGATGAAGCCGTCACGGGGGCCTCCTCGGGTGTGGGAGAGGGAGAGGGGGTCCCACTGGCCGGCACCGGAGCAGCGGGGGGAGCGGGCGGGGCACCCTCTGCGGGGGCCTCTCCACCCTGTCCCTGACGCTTGGCCACCTCCGCACGGACCTGGTCGATGGCTTCGGCCAGTGCTTGCATCGTGTCCACGTCGCCGCCTTGGTCAGCGGCCTGGAACGCTGCGACCAGTTCCTGCTCGAGAGCGGACAGGTCTTCGTCTGACAAGTTGGCCAGATCAGCCAGCCGTTCTGCGAACTCATCCACTGGGGGACTCCTCATTCACGGTTCACGGCGTGGAGCCGTGGCGGATACGACGTCCGTAAATGAGGTCCCGGGGGCGCTCTGTTGTTGATGGTAGGGGATGTTCGGAGGTTTGTGGAGTATTTGGGGCTTACGCGAGCCAAAAATCTGGGTGGGGGGTGTGCGCGCCCGGGGGCCCGGCCCTCGAGAAACTCGCCCCTGGACCGCTCCGCCCGGCCGTCCGCCGGGGAAGGGGCCGACCCCCTACCCCACCTTGCACAGGGTGCTCACCACCTTCACTCGCGCCTGCAGGTGCACCTCACACAGCACAGCACCTGCCTTCACCACCACAGTGCACATCACATCTCACCTGACACAGTGCACCTCACCAGCACACGCATCACAGTGCACACTGCACAGCACAGGGCCACCCCACCCCACCCCCCAACCCCCACCCCCTGCCTGCCTCTCGATCACCTCAAAGGAGGGTGGGCGCACGGCGGAGCTCTCCCACCCCTGCCCACCCCCACCCCCTGCCCACCCCCCACCCCACCCCTCTGCCTTGCTCACTTCACCTCAGCCCGCTCCCAGCCCGACCAGCGGAGCATCCTCACCTCACTCACTCACCCCACCCTCCCCCTCCCTGCCCCTGCCCCAACCTACCTGTGGTACACCTCAGCCTCACACAGCAGAGGGTTGACGTCCTACAGTCCAACCACTACAGTGATCCACATGACACAGCACAGCAACCCCAACCACCGTTCCACCCTCCGTTCCCTCGCCCTCATCGGCGTGGTGGCGGCGACGGCCCTCCTCACGTGGGTCATCACCTCAACGCTGTCCACCGACAGCACCTCCGTTCCCACCGAAGCCCTGCCCAGCACGGCGTGTGTGGAGGTGGTCATCGGCCCGTTGGATGAGTTCACGCCTGTCACCGACGAGGTGAGCGTGTGGACCGACGCCACTGGCTCCGTTCTCGGCTACACCACCGAGGAGGACAGCAAGGTGTGGAACAGCACCGAGTGCCTCCGTTCCTACGAGCGGTACATCGCAGCGGGAGGCACGGCCTACTGATCCACCCCTGCCCCCAACAGAGAGGCCCCCGTTCCCGAGAGGAGCGGGGGCCTTCTCCGTTCACGTGGCAGTGAAGCCTGCGACCCTACTTCCAATCATCGGGCAGCAGGTTGGTCGCACCGAGAGCCTTGGCACGCTTCTTGATGTGGGCCTTGATGGAGGCGTGGGACTTCTTGCCCCGTCCGATGGCCTTGATGGCCTTCTTCAGGTCGGCCTTGTCCTTGATCGGGTAGGACCCGTCCGACATGGCCTGCCCCTTCTGAGCGGCCTTGTCACGCTTCTCACGGTTCCACGACTTGGTGGCCGTTGCCACCAGCCCACCCTGCACACGGGCACGAGCAGCAGCAGCGACACCCTCCGTTACCGACAGGTCGATCTCGAGGCCGTCCTCCCACAGCGTGGTGTCACCGAGCACGCGGGAGCGCAACTCCTCCAGCTTGTCCACCTGATCATCTGGCTCCGTTCCCGCAGCCGACTCCACCAGTTCGGCGGTCAGGTCACCGAGCACACGGCGTCGGAGTTCAGCAGCCCGTTCCTCCTCACCCACCGGAGCAGCATCAGCAGTGATGCCGACTCGGGCACGGAGCTCAGCCTTCCGTTCCTCCTCGGGTGACTGCACCCCGACCCGATCCCGAAGCGCCGCCACCAGGGCAGCCCGTTCCTCGGCCCGAGCTTTGGTGCGCCGGCGTGTCTGGGCCCCGGTGAATTCGCCGGCTGCCACGATCCGGTTGGCTGCAGCCAGGACCGCCTGATCGAGTTGGCGCCTCCGTTCCGCTGCCTCACCCAGGAGTTGGCGCTCGAGGCGCTCGAGCCGGGCATCGACGGTGAGCTCGTCCTCCCGGACCGCCGTTCCGAACTGCAGGTCCAACTCGGCCAGGGCGACGAGCTCTTCCTGGCTGAGCCCCTCGAGCCTGGCCACCTGGGCCTCGGCCGACTCGGCGTCGTGGAACAGCACGGCCTCGACCAGCTCCGCCGTGCCGGCTGCGACCAGGGCCAGGGGCTCGCCGCCCGCGACCAGGGCCCGGGGGATGGGGAATCCCGGGACGTTGACGGCGCACACCGCCACCAACTCGAGGGCCCCGTTGATGGGTCGCCAGTCCCCAGAGACCGACGAGGCTCTCAACGTACGGAGCTGCTCGTCGGTGACCTCGGGGCGCAGAGCCCCGGCGACCCAGATGCCATGGGCATCCTCGCCGATGTTGACATCCATGACGGCAGACGCAGTGTCGTCATAGTGCTTCACCGCATTGGTGACGTCAGCGGTCAACGGTGCATGGCCCCCCGTCAGGGTGATCTGGCCGACCTCGACCATCTCGCCCTCGGACGTCTCACACAGTCCGGTGCGGTAGTAGGCGTACCCCGATCTGTTCTTGGGCGCCTTCACCGAGCCGGCCATGCCGATGTGGCTCTGGGCCCAGGACGCGATGTGGCCGAACACCCGGCCGTCGCCCCCGATCTCGAGCCCAGACAGCTTTCCGAGCCTGGGGTTGACGAACCATTGCTTGGGCGGACGCACGGGAAACACGCCGGCCGTGATGGCTCCGGTCTCCCGAACCATGCCCAGGAAGGGGATGCCGGAGGGGAGCGGTGACTCGGCTGCGTACTCGCCGTCCGGGACCACCTCCTCGACACGTCGTTCGATTGTCTTTGCCATCAGGACTCCTTTGGTTCTCCTGTTCACTTCTTGGCCTTCTTCCGGTTCTTCCACTCCTCGTGCTGCCAGAGCGGGGTTCGACCCTTGCCGTAGTAGTTGTCCTTGATCCGCTGGGTCTCTGCCGCAAGTGCCTTGGCATACTCGGAGTCGCCGCCGCCCTCACGCTCAGCCTTCTTGCGGGCCTTCTCCGCCTCACGCTCAGCCTTCTTCCTGGCTGACTCGGCCTCACGCTGGCGCTTCTTCTCCTGGCGCTCGAGCTCGGCGAAGAACTTCTTGACCTGGCGCTCCCGTTCCCGCTCGGCCGCCTCGACCTGCTTGCGCTGTCGTTCCTCGTCAGCCAGGTACTTCTTGCGAGCGCCCTGGTACTCCTTGATCATGGCGCCGGCGAGCTCCTCGTCGTCCATGACCTTCTTGAGTTCCTCGATGTGCTTCTGGGCGTTGGCCCACGCCGCGGAGTCGTAGCGCTTGCCAGCCTGTGCCTGCTCCTTCTGCCAGTAGCGCATCTCCTGCTGGCGCTTCATCTGCTCCTTGGCACGCTCGGCGTTGTACAGCTGCTCTGTGGCATAGGCCTCGGCGAGCTCGTCCTCGAGCGCCTGGCGCTCGGCCTTGGTCAGGCTGGGATCGCCGAGCTCAGCCCGGAGCTGGGACTTCCGGTTCTCGGCTGCGACCTGGAGGAAGAAGTCGACCTGGGCCTTGTGGACCGCAGCGTTGGCCACGGCCTGGTTCCGTATCCGCAGGGCCTCGGCCACGCCGGTCTTGCGCCTGGCCTCGGCCGACTTGAGGGCAGCAGCTCGACGCTGCTCGAGCTCGGCCTCGCTGAGGTTGTTGGGGTTGGCACCCGGGACGTAGCCAGCCGGCGCAGCCAGGATCGCACCGTCCTCGAGACGGTCGGCCTCGATCACATCGAGGGCGAACTGGAGCTCGGCCAGCGATCTCATTCGTGCTCCCGAGCATGGCGCTTCACCCACAGCGGATGGATCATCCGTCCGCACTTGGAACACTTCTGTCGAATGTGCTCCTTCGGATCAGCCCAGCGATTCTTCGCTGACACTGAGAGCGCCTGCTTGTGCTCGAACGACTTGGGTGCGCTGTTTGCATCTACGACTCGCTGGCGTGACTCCTCAGAGTTGTAGTGCGTCTTCCCCGCCTGCTTCCGACGTTCATGAAACGTCTTGGCATTGGTGGACCAGTCACCCACGAATACGTGCTCGGGGTTCAAGCAGAGGTTCTTCTCACCGTGGATCTCACACACGTGGTTGAACCCTCGGCCTTCAGATCGCTGGGGGTTCTCACCGAAATGCTCACGCCAGAACGCACGGGAGAACCGGAGCCAGTGACCGTTGTAGCCACCTCGGTACACCCAGCACTCACCAAACCCTCGATCGACCACGTCGATCTTGTCCCACGGGACGCGCACACCCACACCAGCAGGTTGATCCATGTGTAATAGAGTAGTTGATCCGCCCACAATCACTCCTTGAACTGTGCGGCCATCGCACGTTCCTTGACGCCGGGTTGCGGTGCTTGGATCTTCGAGTTGGGCCAGTACCCAAGTCGTCTGGCGTGGAGCAGGTTGCAGTAGGCTTTGGCTCGTACTCCGAGGTACTTCGAGAGGAACCCGACGCAGCGAGTCCAGTCCCGCGGAGTCCCCCACATGATCTTGGCCGCCCCCTCGCCGTTCAACCAGTACTGCCGCAGGCGTTCTGCACCAGCCGCACCCTTCGGTGTCGGCGCAGCCAGGACAACCTGGTTGGGAACCAGGTCCTCGAGGTGGACGGCCTCGAGCATGGCGAAGCGGAAGTTCCTGGTCGCCAGCCAACCTGACGCCCGCACCTCACCCGGCTTGCGACCCGGGCGCTTGCGCTGGCCTGCCTGCTCCTCGTTGGGATCGAAGGGCTGGCCAGCCGTCGAGGCATCCACTGCGCTGGCCACGGTGGCGATCTGCTCTGGGTCACTGATCTTGACCAGCGGTGGTGGCTTCACCGATTGGAGCACCGCCATCCACTTGTCGTCCTGGAGCCACTGGCCATCGTGCCGGCGGAAGATGATCGGCCCGGGCGCCACAGCCAACAACTCGAGGACAGCGGTCTTGTCGAGCTCATCGACGACGGCAGTGACGACTGCTCCTTCCGGGAGCTTGGCCGAGCCGGCTGCCGCGGCGGCCAGGCCGAGCACCTCGAGCGGCTCGAGGACCCGATCCGACACGACCGCAGCCCCGTCCAGCCAGCCTCGAGGGATGTACTCCCGGAGACCCACCTCCTCCACCCCATCCCTGAAAGCTCGATAGAGACCGGCCAACTCCTGGGTCGAGCAGGGGATCTCCTCCCAATCAGCTCGTCCCACCCACGAGCCGGCCTTGGCCGGGAGTTGCTCCTCGAGTTCAGCCCTGGGTCTCCAGCCAACTCCGGGGAGGAAAGCTCGATCTCGCCGGACCAGGCCCCGCACCGTCGTTGCACCACCCGAGCCCCGGACGACCAGGGCAGCCGGCAGTTCGTCCTGGCGCTCCGGCGGCTCGAGGCCACGGTCAGCCAGGAGTTCATCGAGGGAGAGCTTGTCCTCCCGGGCCACGACCTTGCGGGCCCAGTCACGAAGCAGGTCGTCTTCGCGCCTGGCGATCGAGATCCACTCGAGCTCCTCGAGGGTGTAGCTCTGGCCCCCAGCCAACCTCGGAGCCGGGTACGACCTCGGTGGCTTCTGGGTCAGCATCAGTTCCACGGGAGCTCCTCCGTCCAGCCGAGCTGCTCGAGCCGGCGCTGCACCGCCCAGCGAACTTCTGGGTTCTCGGTCGCGTACGCCAGGGACCGGCCGATCACATCGAGTTGCTCGAGCGAGGTCGGCATCTCGAGGACGCCGGCTGCGGTCAAGGTGGCTGGGCCGACCGGATTCCCGGGAGCCGAACCCACTGGCTCGACCACCTCCTCTGCGACCTGGACGGTGGCGACCTGGGCCTGGGGTGTCCAGCCACGAATGGTGGGCAGCGACTCGATCGCCACCTGGGCTCCCCTCGAGTCGTAGGCGTCGTAGGTCTCGATGGCCGTGGGCTCCACCCCAACCAGGTAGCAGTTGCCCAGCGAGTTGGCCGAGTCGATCTCGAACCAGTTCTGGCTGTAGCGAGCGAACACACCAGCCGGACTCACCACCACGAGGGTGAGCACGTAGTGGTCGTCCGGGTTCACCGCCGCCATCAGTTCTTCTTGCTGGGTCATCGCTGGGTTCCTCGACTTCTCCCGAAGGAGCTTGTGGGGCAGCGGGTACGGGGCGAACCCGGTGGAGACAGCATCCCCCGGCAGAGCCTGCCGAACTTGGATCGTCGTGCCGTCCTCGGTGAGGAACACCCACTGCTGTCCTCGGCGGACCGGGTTGGTCTTCCACACGTACTCGGTGATGCCCTCGCCGTTGCCGTCGAACAGCCGCAGGAGTTTGCTCGAGGCGGCCAGGTTCGGCTCGAGGTCCGGGGCCTCGACCGACCAGGAGATGTGCTGGGGGACCGAGCCCACCACCACGCAAGCCGGCTGGAACAGGAAGTGGCTCATCCCGGGACTCCCGCTTCGACCTCGGCGACGAGCTCCGCCTCGAGACCAGCCAAGTCTTCAGCCGAAGGCTCGACCATCTCGCCGAGCTCACTGGGTCCCGGGACCGGGCCGCCAGCCGAGTTCTTCTGGGCCGGCACTGCCTTCGAGTTCTGGACGGTCGTCCACACGTTGCCCGCACCCGGGAAGAAGCCGCCGTTCGGTCTGACCTGGCGAGTCTTGCGTCGGTCCTTCATCGAGATGAGTTGGCTGGACGGCACCAGGATCTCCTCGATGGGACGCCCTCCGACCTCGGTGATCCCGTGCCGGCGGACCTCACGGAGCACGCCCTCGTACAGATCGTCCGGGACCTTGATGGCCTCTATCAGCGTGGAGTCCAAGCCGTACTTGACGGTGGCCTCGTTGTGGTCGGGGCTGCCCTGTGTTGACGTCCAAGCAAGGATAGGATATGCTACACCTTCCTTCTGGGTCCGACGACCGTAGTTGTCGTCAGTGGACATCCCGTTGCCCAGGAACCGCTGGAAGATCTCGTCGTCGATGAGGATGTGGAACCCGGACTCGGGTGCGCTCGGCGGTGGATCATCCCGATGTGTCCAGAAGTAGAAGCGGTTGCCGGCTCCGTTCCACATGTCGGTGTCCGAGCTCTGCCCGAACGCCCAGACGCCGGTGGCAGCTCGACCGGCTGGTCCCTGGTTGTCAGCCGACTTCTCCCCGCCGAGCACGCCGGCGATGCGGTCGGCCATCATCAGGACCCGCTCCTCGGGAGTGTGGGCCCAGGCCATGTCTGATTCATGGCGGAGGCTGACCGTGCCCGACTGGGCCGAGAGATCCTCGGCCAGCTTCTGGGTCGCAGCCACCATCAGCCGGCCGTCCGGCGCCACCACGAACTCGAAGTCCTCGAGCGTCACATCCCGGCCGACCTTGGGACTGACCTCGGTGCGGAGGAGCTCCTCGACCTGCTCCTGGTTCCACTTGCGCCCGGGCATCAGCGGACCCACATCCGACGTGCCGGTCTGGGGCACGAAGTCCGGGTTGGCCCCGAAGTGCTGGCCGATGGTGTTCAACGCCCACTCGCTGAGTGCAGCGTCGGTGGGCAGGGCCTGCTGTTGCGGTGTGATGCCCACGGCCTCCATCGCAGCCGAGACCGAGCGGGCGATGTCCTCGGTGGTCCCGCCCTCGAACTCACGGCGTGGAACCTGGATGTAGATCGAACGCCCGAAGTTGTTCTCCTCCTCACGACGCTTCGACTTGGGTGTGTGCAGCGAGAGCCAGAGCTTGGTGTTGTCCCCGAGCTTGCGGGCGAGCGTGACACCGGAGTTGGGTGGTGTCCCCAACTGGGCTCCGTTGAAGGCGGCGTCGGTGTCGATCACCTTCACGCCGTCGCCCTCGAAGGCCTGGCTCTGGTGGCGGACCTGGCTGGACACATGCTGGGCGACCAGGCGCCAGTCAGCTGCGAACGCCTCCTCGGACAGCTGGTGCGGTCGCCGCTCCCCCAGCCGGCGTTGTTCACCCGCCTCGTCGGTGACCATCCATTCCGCTCGCTGGACGTAGTCCCAGTTGCTCTGCTGGATGATCGTGGCCGGCTTGCCGTTCGGCAGCATCACATCGAACTCGACGATGTCGTAGCCCTCGCTGTCCTGGCCGACCACCCTTGTGCCGGAGATGACCCGGGCCGTACCGAAGGTGCCGTTCCCACCCCACGAACTGAGTTGGCCGTTCGGGCCTCGACGCACAGCGATCACGTCGCCGATGGCCAGGTCACTCGGGTGCACGTCCTCGGTGTCCCTCGGCCATCCCGGGACGACCCACTGGCCCACCGACTCGTCGGGAGGAGCAGCGATGAGCGACTCGAAGAGCTTGTCGGCGTGCGGCTCGAGCGGACGGAAGAACAACTCGACGTACTCCTCGCCGGTCTTCTGGTCCCGCACCGGCATGACCTGGACGAAGAAGTCCTCGATCGCGCCCTGGTCGAACTGCACGAAGCGGACGGTCTTGCCCTCCTTCGAGTAGCCGGCATTGGCCCAGACCATCTGGATCGCCTCGGCCAGGCTCATCGAGTTGTCGGCCTGGGGGAAGGTCGTGTCCTCGAGAACCCCAGCCGGCAATCCGTTGCCCGTGATGCCCGGCACCGGCGCTCGAGCTTCCCCGGGCCCGGTGCGCTCACCGCCCGGCGGTGGGAACCAGTCGATGTCCTCCTCGGTCACCACGAGAGCCGGCTGGTAGTCCGGGGTCGGGGTTGCGCCCTCGGGTAGCTCGATGTCCACCCCGGTGTCGCCGGTCCCGGTGCTCGGCTCGACCACGGTCTCGAGCCCGGACTCTCGGTAGGACTGCACCTTCGAGGACCCGTCCCTGGTCAGGTAGCCGGCCTTGGCGTCGGCGATCGAGCCCACGAGGTGGCTGGAAACCGGCCAACCATCTGGGTCCTTGAACAGCGCCACCGACGTGTCCCCACCCAGGATCACCCCGACCCGGTGAACCCCGGGATAGGTCAGCCGATCCTGGATGACCGCACCGTGCTCGGTGGTGTTGGTCGTCGGGTGCTCCCAGCCATCCTCCATGTCGAAGGTCCTGAGCTCCCCAGTGGCGGTGAGCACGTGGTACTGGTCCGGCGTGACGTAGACGACGTCGCCCTTCATCGGCTCGTACTCGATGGGTACGCCGTCGTCGGTCATCAACTCGATGTGGCCGATGGTGCCGACAGCTCCGCCGTAGTGAGCTCGATCGACCCGGTACTCGTTGGCCGGCCTCTCGATCAGCTCGCCCCCGTCAGCCAGGACCAGGCTGTCGACCCGCACCTCGAGCACCCGCCACGGCCTCGAGTTGCCGTCGATGACCTGGGATCCCGGGAGAGGAATCTCGCCGTCCGCCAGGAGCATCCCTCCGACGGCCTGCCACTCGTCCTTCGACTCCTGGCTGGACAGCGAACCCTCGAGGAACTGGCCCTCGAACTGTGAGATCGGCACCCACGGACTTGTCTCGACCACATCGCTGATCTCGTCGATGCCGTACACCTGGAGAAGCCCGTCGGCCACCGAGTAGGCGGTGACCTCGTTGCCCTCGACCGAGCTCACGACCCAGAGCTCGCCGTCGGCCCGGAACATCTGGCCGGTGAACTCCGAAGCCGGCTCGCCATGTGCCACCAGGTCGCTGGCGTTCTCGAGCGTGACCTGGCCAGTCAAGTGGTCCCGGTAGTACACGAGGTCGGGACGGTCTGGGTGCACCCCGGCCACGATGATCCCCTGGCTGTCGTCCTCCCTCATCCCCCAGGACTTGGACTTGTTGACGGCCTGGCCTGTGGTCCAGGGCTGGCCGCTCCCCAGGTTGGCTGATGGCACAGCCGACTTCACCTGGCTCTCGAGCGTCTTGGCCCCGGGGGTCTTGGGCTGCTCGACCGAGCGGATGTCCTGGTAGTTGTCGGCGAACCACACCTCGGACCGCACCTGCTTGCGGACGTCCCGGGCCTTGGACCGGAAGCCGATGGTGGCCTTCCCGTGAGCTGTGTACGGGGCAGTGACCATGTAGCCGTACGTGTGGCGGTGGCTGATGTTGCGGTCAGCGTGCCACCACGAGCCCAGCACCTCCATGCCGAGTCGGATGTCCCCGTTGTGCCCGAGCACGATCTCGGCATCGAGAGCTGGGATGTTGCGACCCTCCTTGGGTGGCTCGACGATGTGGAGCCGGCTGAGTCCCGGGCCCTCGAGCACGCCCTTGGCCCCGTTCGGATGTGTGACGGCGATGCCCACGATGCCGTCGTCGTTCCGCAGGATCTCGTCCACCAGTGCCGGCTGGCGGGTGAAGCGGTAGTCCTGCACGTCGTGCATGACCCACTGGCCCACCAAATCATCTGTGGCAGAGCGGAGGTCGATCGAGGTGATGATCGGGACCGAAGCCGGCAGCAGCGGATGTGTCTCACCCAGGTCGGTGGGATCGAGCACGGTCGGCATCGAGGTGTCGACGTAGGTGCCGGCCTCGAGCTCGGCCAGGTAGTCCCAGTCGTCCGGCAGGGCTGGCCCAGCCAGGTTGCCCGTCGGCACCGGCTTCGAGCCCCGGATGTCGGTCGAGACATCGGGCTGGTTGAGCTCGGGATCGGGCTTGACCCAGGTCTCCTGGGGAAAGCCGGCTGTGACCTGGGCGGCCTGGACCAGGCCGGACTTCTGCTCGAGCTCGGCCATCCCGAGCTTGGCCCGCACGATCTGCTGCCCAGTCATGTCCGGGAGGACCAGGTCGTGCTCGAGTCCGTCCGGGTCGGTGACAGTGGCCCTGGTGAAGTCACCACCCAGTGCCAGGTCGCCGAAGCCGATCACGAACATCGAGTCCCCAGTGGCAGCGTCGTGGAGTTGGATCCCCCCGTTCGGTCCCCGGGTCGAGGTGACCGGGGTCCTGCCATCCAGGATCAGCAGGTCGACTGGGTCATCACCCAGGTCGTCGCTGGGCTTCCAGCCGAGGTGCTCTGCCTCAGCCAGCTTGTCGTACCCAGTTCGCACTGCCTCGAGCGCCACCTGGGAGTCAGCCGCCTTCGTCGCCAGGTCGTCGATCCAGTCGAGCTCATCCTCGAACTCGCCTTCCTCGATGACGGTCAGGTCCACGGTCCTGGCCCGGGCCCGGCTGTCCACCCAGTCCAGCGCTGGCGTCACCTGCTGACCGGAGATCCGGGACACCAGCACGGCGTTGCCATCGGCATCAGTTCCCCAGGGCACGAACATGTCCGTGCGCCCACCTGGCACTGCCAGCGAGTCGGTCATCAAGACGATGCCCTTGGGGTTCTCGAGGACGCCTGAGCCAACCAGATCCGAAGCCGGCATGTTGACCGAGACAACTCCGTCGCTGGCGACCAGGCCGTCGATGTAACGGCCAAGCTCCTCGACCTGGTTCAACCAGCGGTCCTCGAGCTCGGCCTCGGTGACGCCGCCCTCCTCGTTGGGATTCGAGATCCACTGCTGCGACGCCCCCGACCAGGACCAGGCCTCCTCCTTGGTGAGCGCCGCCGGGAACTCGTCTGGCTGAAGGGCCTCCGGTGCCGGCTGGGGTTCCACAGCCGGGTTGTCGAAGGTCTCGACATCACCCACCTGTTCACGGAGCAGGTCCAGGTCGCTCTTGACCTGGGTCTCGGGGAGCTCAGCTGGCTCCTCGACGATCTCCGGGACAACTTCTTCAGGCTGGCCGGCGAAGGGATCAACCCCCTCGAGGAACTCGTCGATGATGAACGCCCGCCTGGCGATCAGCGTCTCGGTGACGTGCTGATCGATCCCGGTCTCGAGCGCCAGGTCCCGGATCTGCTGGGGAGAAATGGCTGCGACCCGGCGAGCTCCCTCGAGCTTCTCCTCATGAGTGAGCCCGTCGAACATCTCCGGGGCGGTGGCCTGGCCTCGAAGCGGTGAGTCGGGGCCGAGGGTGACCAGCTCGCCGACCTCAGGCCCGAACATGTCGCCCTTCGGGCTGCCCATCGCCCGGTAGGCCAGCGCACCGCCGGAGTCGATGCGGTACGGGATTCCGTCCTCGTCCACGACGATGTTGTCGAACTCGAGGCCGGCCACATCCCAGTTGGCCAGCCAGGCATCGACCACGAAGCCCATGCGGACCTTGGCCATCACCTCGGGGTTGTCCAGGTGCTCGCCGATGTCGGTGAGCTCGCCGCCGATGATCCGGGAGCCCACCTTCGAGGGGTCGTTGCCCTGGTACACGTCGGGCACCGCCACACCAGCCAACTCGTACAGCCGGCTCGCCATCACCTCGTTGGCGACCCGGTCGGGCCCGGTGTAGTCCCCCGACATGTCCTTGACGTAGAAGGTGTCCCCGGGGCGGACCTGGGGCTGCACGAAGTGGTTGATGAGCGCCCGGAGCCGGTCCTTGGTGCCCAGCACGTCAGCGTCGATCTCGAAGGGGAAGAACCTGGCCTTGGGATCGGTGGTGACGATCTCCTCGAGCCGGACCAGGGCCCCGGTGGCGGCGTTGCGGATCTCCGAAGCCGTCTCGAGACCCTGGCTGGCCGACTGGGCGATGCCCTCGGCTGTCTCCTTGCCCAGGCTGAGGTCGGGCACGCTCGGAAGGCCGCTCGGGCCTCCCACGCCCATCCCCATGCCGGAGTCGGGTCCGAGCCCGTACAGCACACGACGCCAGGTCGGATGGAGCTTGCGCTCTGGGTTCTGCGGGAGGAGCTTCGCCTTGACCCGGCGCAACACCCAGTTCTGCAAGGCGAAGTCGGCCCGCTTCCGTTCCGGTGTCGGCTCCTGGTGGTGCTCGTGGTCGCGGTTGACCACGGCGACCTGGAGTCCATCCTCTGGGTCATCCCAGATGATGACGCCGCCGGCTGATCTCCGTCCCCCGGGGATCGCCTCCCAGACACCAGCCCCGCCCTCGTCCTTGGCCTCGGGGTAGGTCTCCTCGATCTTGGCCTTGAGTCGGTCGCTGAAGTCGTCGTCATCGAACTGCTTCTGGTCGGCGACCAGCCCGATGATCTCGACCGACGGCCGCCCTCCGAACAGGAAGTCGAACTCCTCCTCGGTCCAGCGATGATTCTGCACACCATCGTTGACGTCCAGCACGAAGCGGCCGCCCGGGTTCGAGCCGCCCTGGCCGCCGACCTGCTTCCAGCCGGCATTGTCCTCACCCATCACATCTGGGAAGTCCAGGGTGGCCTTCGGCTTCGGCGACGAGTAGAGCTGCTTGGACGCCTGGTCGTAGTTGAAGCGGTAGACCCCCACCTCGTCATCGTTGAGCCGGCGGTGGACGGTGACCTGGCCGTCGTCACCCACATCCATGACCCGGCCCCGCAGCCATCTCTGGGTCCTGAAGTCGAACCAGCGCACCCAGCCGAACTTCTCGATGAAGCGCCCGTCCGGGCCCCGGGGATGTTCCCACTCGACGAAGGCCCGGGCGCCGGCAACCACAGCCCCGGGAGCTCCGATGGCCGCAGCCAGGTTCTCGAGCCGGCGGGTCGCCAGGTCCCGGGACTCCTTTCGCTCGAGTTGCCGGCCGATCTCGGAGATCGCAGCCAGGATCGCCTCGGCGCCCTCGGGCGTCTCGAGGTCGTAGCTGACCAGCTCGGCGTCGGTACTCATCAGAGTCCGGTCACCCACTCCGGCGGGCGGACCCGGTTCAACGAGATGCGTCCATCAGCGATGGCGGCGTAGCCGAGAGCGCCGTAGCCACAGGAACAGGGCGCCTTGGCAAAGTTCCAGCGCCCTTGGGGGGTGTCGAAAGAAGCCCGGCCTCCGGCATCGAAGTTGGCTGCGGTGACCTGGTGGTGCTGTCTCTCGACCTGGCGGGTATCTCTGTCCATCACCGCCAGCACGAGGGTGCCGTCTTCCTTCAGCCAGAACTTCGATTTGTCGTAGGCCCCACTCGGCCCCATGATCCGGCCGACGCCCTGAGCCACGATGTTGAACTCGGTCCTGGGCGGAGCAGTCAGGAAACCCATGCGTACATCCTAAGTTTCTCGGTCAACAACGGTGGACTACTGGATGTCGAGCTTCAACTGGATCTGCTCGATCTGCTCGGCCCCGGCCTCCTCTGAGATCGGAGCCATGTAGCCGAGATCATGCACCTCCATGTACGCCTCCACCGAGGAGAGCAGGGAGTTCTGCACCCGTAGGTCGAGGAGGAAGTACGGGTCGGACTCGTCCGCCACGGCAGCCTGGACCCAGCAGCGAGTGAACTCCCGCTCGGCAGCTCGAACCGAGATCGGACGTGCTTCGGGCCCGGAACCCCGGGTACGAACGTGAGTTGGCCGGCCATCTTCGCTGACTTGGACCACCTCGAATGAGCTCGACAGCGAGATCGCCAGAGCTTCAACAGCAGCCGACTGGTTCAGCTGCGCTGGTAGGACGAGATTCCAGGCGCCGGCATCCATCGCTACGCCAACTTCTCGTCGTCCGGTTGGGGGAGATTGAGGTAGTACCGAGCGAGCATGTTGAGCTCCTCCTGCGTGTAGGCGGACCTCACCGCCTCGCTGCCCTGAGCGATCTGCTCGAGGATGATCTGGCAGAGCTCGAGGAAGCTGTCCGGCTCGGTGGCCGGATCGAAGGCCTCAGGCCCACCGTTCTCTTCGATGTACTCGTAGATGAGTGGATTGGTCTGCATGTGGTTTCCTTGTCAGTGTCATTACGATGTAGTATAGTGACTACACCACGGCCGGGGCAACTCCTGTCGTGTTGTCCAACAGCCCGTTGGCCTCGAGGATGGCCTCGAGAGCGTCGATCACCCTCTCGGTCTCCGCGGTTCCCCACTCCATGTGTGGACCATTCTTGAACCATCCGCTATACTGACCAGAGCTCACCCCCGGGACACGTGACCCGGTGATGGCCTGTTGGACCTCTCGAGCTTCGAGGTGATGGCCTCGCCTGCGGAGCCGGCGCTCGAGCAGGTACGGCATCGTACGAGCCAAGATCTCGGTCGGATCGTGGAAGTACTGGATCGACTTCCGGCTGTACGCCGCCTTGATCTTCTCCGACGACGGTGTGTCCAGCCAGGCCAGCAGCATCTCCTTGACCAGTGGATCGTCGATGTGGTCCTCCACCGCTTGCTTCAGTCCCAGGGCGTAGTTCTCCGGCGTTCGAGTGGTCCTCGAGACGGCGACCGTCCATGCCTCCTTGAAGTCCTTGCCCCCTCCCAGCACGCCGGCCAACCCCGGGATCCCGTTGACATCCCCGCCCTGCCGGTAGCGGTTGGCGAAGGCAATGGCGAGATCGAGTGCGTGGGCGAACTCGTGGGTTGCGGTGATGACCCGCTCGCCGACCTCCACGTTCGAGAACGTCCCAGACGGGTTCTCCTTGCTGGTGACCTGCATGTGCCGAAGCGCCATCGGCTCGGACATCAGCCAACCAGTGGTGTACTGGACGTGGTTCGCCCCAGCCCCGGTCGAGTCGAGCAGCGGCAGGTTCGAGAGGATGCCGGGCATCAGGATGCCGGCTGCGTCCCACCGATCTGATGTGTCCCCGACCACGGAGTCGTACCACTGCTGAGTTGGGGTCTTGGCCCGGGACGACTTCAGCCTCGACTTGGCACGGTCATCGAGGTCGCCCCGCTTCAGGAATGCGAAGATGTGCCTCGGCGACTTCACCGTGTCGACGCCGCCGGTGTCCCAGGGCACCCCGTCGACGATGACCTCGCTCGGGAAGTGCTCCGGTGTCGGAGCTGTCCGAACTCCGACCTCGCCTTCGTTCAACTCGATGGGAGTGGCGTTGGGGTTGTAGCCACCTCCCGGGACTCGAGGAGTCGGTTTCGTCGGCTGCTTCGCCCGGTACTCGGCGATCTTGGCATCAACGCCCTTCTTGACGTAGTCCATCGCCTCTTCAGGGCTGTCGAACTCCTTGACCGACCGCTTGGACTGGGTCCGGCCACCCTTGTTGGACCAGGAGCCGACCCACTTGCCGGTCTCAGGATCCTGGTAGACGGTGCCGGTGTGTCGCCCCCCACCGAGCTTCGGGTAGTACGAACCACGGGTTGCGTAGTCGTGGGCCATCACTCGATCCCCACCACCCCAGTACGAGTGCCACTGGCCGTCCTTGGTCGGATCGGCTTCATGTGCATCGAACAGCTGGCGGATCAGATCTCGAGCCCGACGTGTCTCAGCCAACTCTTCAGGAGTCCGGGGATCTCGATCCCCTAGGCCGCCATGCCCGATGTTCTGGGCGATCAGCATCGCCTCGTCGTAGTTGTCGTAGATCGTCTGGGTTCCGAGAGCCGGCTTCCCGCCTCGGCCGGTGACCCGGTACTTGGTGGTGCCGTCTCGATCCACGAACTGGGTGACAAAAGCCGGCTCGTTGGTGAACTCATCGGGCTGGCCCTGGGGCGTGAACGTGTAGTTGCCCTCCCCGTCCTGCTGGGCGATGACCGGGATGTGACCAGCTCGGCCCGGGTCGATGCCCAACTCAGCCAGGATCGGTGACGGCAGCTGCGGACCCTCGGCTTCTTCAGGTGCAGCCGGCCCGGGAGCTTCGGGCCCGGGCTCGAGGACCTCGGGCTCGGGTTCGGGCACCTCGGGCGTCGGTGCTTCAGGCACCTCAGCCGGCTCTGGTGCCTCAGCCGGCTCTGGAGCTCTGGGTCTTGGAGCTCTGGGCTCGGGAACTTCAGGTGCTTCGTCTGGGGTCACCGTGCTCTTGCCACTCCGAACCCGCAGGTCTCGGATCGCATCGAGAGGATCAGAATGTGACCTGGTCGAAGCACTCGGCCAGTACGGCTTCCCGTCTGGGGTCTGCCCGTAGGTGACCCGGTACTGGATCTCCCCGGTCTCGGGATCGACCTGGCGATCGAGGAAGCTCGGGATCCAGCCACCTCCCGGGTCATGTGGGATCTTGAGGTACGGAGTTGCTCCCTCCTCGTCATCGAGCACGACCTGGAAATCGGGCCAGTCGTCCCACTGGCCGATCTGCGAGCCGACGTTGTCCCAGAAGTCGAGGGCCATCCCGAACGGGTTGTCTGGGCCTGACCAGCCCTGGTCTCCTTCGGGCTCGGCCGGCTCCGGGACATCGTCGAACATGTCCGGGTTGTGCTCGAGCCCACTAAGGAAAGGGATGCGGCGATCAGCCAACCTCCCTTCCAGCCACTCCCTGGCCTTGGTCTCGTCGTCGAACGTCTCGAGTTCGCCGTCAGCCAAGCCACCTTCTCGAGGAACAGCATAGGCCAGGAACTTGCCATTGCGGCCCCGGACGAGCTCACCGTCCCAGGCCCCGGGCCCCTCGTTCAGGTCGAGGTTCTGGTCCCGGATCTCGTCGAGTTGGCTCCACCTCGAGCCGACCAGCCGGTCCCGGAGCTCGTTCATGGCTCCGGTATCGCCACCCTTGGCCCGGTCGATGAAGCCCTGGACCATCTCTTCATACGAAGCCGGCTCAGGCAACTCAAGGACGTCGCCCATCTCACGGTCTCGAGCTACCGGAGCAGGTCGACCCGGCTCACCGAGGATGTCGTACTTGAAGTATTGCCAGGGCTCAGCGACGTCTCGATCGATGTCCCAAGTGTCGAGGAGCTCCTGACGATCGGGGCTGTAGGAACGCACCCTCCATTCCCCGGGGGACGGTTCGTGGAGCTCGTAAATCGTTCCGTCTGGATCAGTATATTCGATCGTTGGTACTCCGTCAACCTCCGTACCACGGAACTTGCCCGGCCAGTCCTCTCGATGGATGAGATTGGCGTTGCGGTCGAGGAGCGGCATCCCCGTGTTGAACTGCTCCCCGGCCGGCGTCGGGGTGAACGGCTCCGGTGGTTGCGGTGGTCCTTGAGCTGCCCGCTCGTTCTGAAGACCACGGAGCTCGTCACCGAGCCGGTAGTACTCGTCGATCAGGTCTTGGTACGCCGTGTTGTTCTCGTCGGACTTGTCGGCGTTGTACCGCTCCTGGGCGACCTTCATGTCGTCCATGACTCGACCGATGCGATCCTCGACATCGTCGATCCGCTCATCGACGCTTCGTGGCTCGGCACCCCGCGGCGGCTCTCCTGGAACGTTCGGTTCGAGCTCGCCCCGCCTGACCTCGGCCAGCGCCTCGATCGGATTGCGGTCACCGACGTCGAAGGTGGCGATGTGGTTGCCGTCCCGGTCGAACTCGGCGATCTCCCAGTTGGCACCGTCCGGTTGGCTGAACTCGAACGTCCTGCCGTCGGGTCCGTCGTACCTGACGGTGTCCCGGCCACCGAACTCGCTGGCGTGCCAGTTGCCGCCGGCGAAGCCGCCGACCCGTTCGATGTCATCCCGCCACTCCCGCAGGATGCGCTGCTGTGCCTGGAAGTCCGGCACCTCGAGTTCGGGTGGCGTAAAGCCGGCTGCGTCGGGCTCGAGGTCGGGGTACCTGGCCTTGAGCTCAGCCATGTACTCCCGCACCTGCTGCATCTCAGCCAGGCGTTCCCGCTCGGCCTTGGGCCACTGGGGACTCTCCCGGTCCCGTCGGAGTTGGCTCCTGCGCTTGCGGATGAACTGAAGGGACTGGTTCAACTTCTCGAGTTGCCACTGGGCCTGGTCGAGGGCACCCTGGGGATCGGTCTCGGGATCGATCTTGGCCTGCTCCCACTCCTCTGGGCTGAAGCGACCGTCCTTTGGTTTGGTCTTGCCTGACGGAGTCAGTCCACGAACACCGGCTGTCGGTGCTCCTTCTTCTGGGTACCGCCCTTGAAGATCAGCCAACTCCGCCTCGTAGCCGGCCAGCTCGCGGTTGTACATGTCGAGCTTGCCCTGGGCGTCCTGGCGATTCCATCGACCCGGGCGACGGGTGTCGCCGCCCCAACCACGCTCAGCCATCTTGTCGTAGTAGCTCTGCATGTTGTCCCGCAGGCCACGCACGCTCTCGATCTGCTGCTCGAGTTGTGCAACGGCCGCCTGGGGATCAGCTTCGGGATCGAGCCTGGCTGATGGCCACTCAGCCGGCGTGTAGGGCCGCCCGGGTTCTCCCGGCTCGAGGGCGCCTTGATTGATCACATCCGATTCGCCGGGCCCGCCGACGAGCTGATCGAGTCGGGCCAACTCGTCGTCCACCCAGTCGAGGTCAGCCAGGTCGGAGTTCCCCTCAGGCCAATCAGCTCCGCCGGCCCATTCCTGGCTGAGCCGACGCAGGTCGTCTCGAGCCATCTGGATTTCCTGGAGAGCACCTCGAGCCTGGTCGGGATCATCCTGAAGCGACTCCATGTAGGTCGGCAGGAACTCCTGGATGGTCTGGACAGCTCGATTGGCATCGTCGCTCGGGTACTCATACTTGAGCTTCCCGGACCGGTCGTCGATCTCCGGCGGGATCTCGAAGACGCCCTCCCGGCTCCAGGTGTCGAGGGTCTCCTGAGCCCGCTTGTTCCTGGCCTTGTCCAAGGCATCTGGGTCAGACCAGTCGTCCACGTAGGGCCGGATGTCTGGGATCTTCTCCACCTCGGCCTCGAGTTGGCTGCGCTCGTCATCCATCCAGGCCAGGTCCGCATCGAGGGCCCCGTCGTCCCAGGTGTCCTCGAGCATGTTCTCGGTCTCGTCCCGCAGGGCACGGATGTTGTCCCGAGACTCGATGGCGTTGTTCAGAGCTGCAAGGGCATTCTCGACATCACCTCGGTCTCGAGCTTCGACGAAGTCGTCGAGTCCCTCCTGGAGATCCTCGATCTCACCCTCGAGACGGTCGAGGTCCATCTCGTCGAGGTCCGCCGGCGGGGTGAACTTGATGGAACCGGCTGGGTGGTTGTAGCTCCTCCAGAACGCCTGGGACTTCTTGGCTTGGTCGGGGTCGAAGAGGATGGTCTCCCGAAGACCACGTCGTTCTTGCTCGGCCTCGACCCACTCCTGGGGTGGCACCCAGAGCGGCTCGCCACCAGGAGCCGGTCGTCCCCAGTCACCTTCTCGAGACCCCTGCTCCACGATCTGCTCGCCCTGGCCTACCGCCCGCCGGCGCTCTCGGTCCTCGAGACGCCTGCGGTGCCGGTCGAGGTCGGCATTGCTGACCTCCATCCCGGCGTTGTTCATCCGCTCCTCCCAGGCATCGAGCTCGTTCTCGACACGGTCCTGGGCTTCGGGCGACAGCGCTTCGGGTGCACGGAGCTCCGGCTGCGCCGGCGGAGGTGCTGCCGACTCTGGCTCCGCCTCCGGAGTTGGCTCAGCCGGCACTGGGACCAGTCGGCCGTCTGGGTCGATGTCCGGGGCTGGGATGTTCTGCTCCTCGAAGGCGGCCTCCATGTCGGCCCGCTCCTCGGGAGTCAGTGGCCGGTTCAAGCTCAGGCTGCCGTCATCGTTGACGATGAGTTGGAGTGGCTCGAGGTCGCCTTCTTGGTCCCGGCCTCGGCGCTTGTCCAGCCAGGATCGGAGAGCTCCGGGCTTGTCCTGGTAGGTCCGGCCCGGCATGAAGCCCGGGACCTCCCAGCTGGCTTCCGTGCCATCTGGGTTCCGGCTCCAGCCCTGGATGGGCTTGCCCTTCTTGTTCCGCTTCGATGCCTTGCGGGCGTCATTCCAAGCGATGAACTGCTCCCTGGTGACCTGACGACGGCGCAGAGCTTTCTGCATCTGCTTCATCGTCATCGAGTAGACGGGCTCCTCGAACTCCGGCAACTCGTCACTCGGCCCGGGGATGATGTTCTCGTCCGGGAAGTAGGGCCGCCCGGGGATCCGCCCTGGCGGCGTGAGGTCAGGATTGAGGTCGCCCGGTATCGGGAGGATGCCCGGGTACGGCACATCGAACTGCGGGTCGAACTCAAAATCTGGATCGGGCTTCTTCCAGTCGTCGAAGTAGTCCTCCGGCAGATCGAAGTCGTCCATCGCCATCTGCTGGACGATGCCAGCGTCCTTCATGAACTCATCGACCTGGGGCTTCATCTCCGGCGGGAGGGTCATCTTCGGACCTTCGACGTCCTCGGACTGAGCACGAAGCTCTGCCTGGCGTTCCTCCAGATACCGATTCCACTCCTCGAAGTTCTCCGGAGTCATCGGTGGACGCTCATCGAAGTCGCTGGTGAGCCGGCGAGACCTGGGCTCCTCGAGGTCTTGAGCTGCCTGGGTCACCACATCCCCGTTGGCGTCATCGAAGATTCGCTCGAGGTCGTTGAGCTGCTCGGGTGTGAGGTCCATTCCCGGCTGAGGAGCTTCGTCACCCCAGATGTCCTGGTCCTGATCGAATGGACTGGACGACAACTCCTCGTCGATGAAGTCCTGAGGAAGCCGACCTCGACCTTCGGGAGTAAGCCGAACACGAGCATCCTCAGGCAACATCCCGATCCGCTCACGCCGACCTGGAAGCAGGTCCTCGAGGTCGGCCTTCACCGGTTTCGAGGCGGTGAGCTCAGCCGGCCAGTGGACCTCGGGCCGCCCCATGGCGTTGCCCCGCTGATCGAGTGGCTGGATGTGAACCTTGGACTTCAGGCCACGATTTCGGCTGGCACCTCGGTTCTTCTCGATGTCGAGGACCCGACCTCGGCGGCGGTTGCCCAAGCGATCCAACCACTCCACGATCCCGTTGGTCTCGATGAAGCGACCCTTCGAGTCACGAGGATGCAGGTCCGGATCCCAGAACTCACCGCCGCCCGGCACATCAGGCATGTTGAGACGAGGCCTTCGAGCTGCCACCAAGGACTGAAGGCCGCCGGCTGAAAGAAGCCCGTCCTCGAGGAACCGCTTCAGAACCTGGCTGGCCAGGAGGTCTCGAGCCGTCTCAAGGAGCTTCACATCCCGGGCCCGGGTCGCCCGCTCGAGCGGCCTGGTACCTAGGGCATCGGCGACCAAAGTTGGCTGGGCGTCCTGGAACTCGAACTCCTCGAGCCGGTGCAGCCGGCGCTCCAGCGAACTGATCCACTGTTCGAGGAGAGCTTTCTGGTAGCCGTAGTTGGCCGAGCTCAGAACCCCGGATTTCTCAGCCACGATCCACACGTCGGTCGTCATGTCGCCCCGGCGTGGATCGAGCTCACGAGTCTGGCCGTGCTCACCGCCGAGCTCCTGGCCTGTGTAGCTCAGCTCGAGGTCGGACTGCGGGAGCAGCATCGTGGTGCCGTGCACATCGAGTTGGATGAGCGGATCGTTGCGGTCGAGCGGATTCCGCATCCAGTCCCGGGCGATGCCCTTGAACTCCTGGCCGCACAGCTCGAACTCGACCCTCGAGCCATCTTTGATGCGGCTCGCCTCGAGGACCTTGATCTCGGGATCGTCAGCTAGGAGCTGCTGGGTCTCGAGCTCGTCGCACATGTCCATGCCCTGGTGGCGGCCGACCATCTCGAGCCCGGCCAGGATCACTGGGTCAGGAGCTCGGTCGAGCCTGGTGAGCTCATCCAGCCACCTCTGGTACAGATCGTCTGTGGTGAACACAGGTCCTACCTTCTGCTCGGCCTGGGCGGCATGACTCCGCCCGGCTGGATTTCCCCACCCTGGAACATCGGGTTGGCCTCGGGTCGGCCCGGCGGGATCTCATCCCCGGGCTCTGGCTGGCCCGGCGGCCCGGGCGGAGCCGGCGGAGGATTTTCCCCGGGATTGCTGGGCATGGTGCCACCCTCGAGGAGTTGGCTGATGTCGTCTGGCATCCCGGCCAACTCCTGCTGATGTGCCCGCTGAGCTGCGAAGAACGGCGGGTTCAACGATTCGACCAGCACGGTCGCCATCTCCGGCGGGATCATCGCCTTCTCGAGGGCGAGCCGGCGGATGAGCTCGTCCTCGTCCGGGGCGTCGAACTCGGTGAAGCCTCGAGCTGAACGCCAGGCCTTCGCAGACAAGATCTTCCGGTCGAAGCCGTCGTTGGCCGCCTGGGACTTGTCCGGCCTCGAGATCACGGTGGACGGGTCGTACCAGACCACGCACTGGTTGATGACCTCTTCCGGGATTCCCCGGGCCCGCATCGAGGGCCGAAGCACGACCTGGGTCAAGCTGTCCACGATCAGTAGCGCCAGTGGTTCCACATGCGATCTGAAGAGCTCGTCGTCGATCGAGACGGCGTTGGCGAATTTCACCCCGGACAGCCCAGTCACGAACTCCTTCGGGATGTCGAGCCCGGACAACATCCGGTCGATGACCCGGGACTCCTGCTCGAGGACGTTCTCGTCCACCCGCCGGCTCAGGTCGATGAGCTTGATCTCCTTGCCCAGCTCAGCCGGCCCCTGGAGAAGGAGAGGCACGATCGTCGAGGCGGCCGACTCGTCCCGGATCGGCCCGTTCGCTGCCTCGAAGAGCGACTTCTCGAGGTCGACCGTGCCGACACCATCTGGGACGAACAAGGCTCCGGCGTTCAGCCGGCTTCGAGTGATGACCCGCTTGGCCTGCTCGAGCAGAACCAACTCCTCACATTGGTCGAGAACTCCCAGCATCGAGGAGTCAGCCTCGCCGGACCATCTCGAGTGGTTGCGCCAGATCCTGGCCACGAAGGCGTCAGCCGGGATCGGCTTCCTCGGCGTCTTGCCTCCCCTCGAGGTGATCAGCTCGAAGTTGGCGTCCTTGCCGGTGCCCTTGGTCAGCTCGGACACCGAGGCGACCCGCCACTTGTTGTCCCGGATCAGGTAGAACTCGCCCGCCACCCAGATGTTGACGGCCATGTTCCGCATCAGCGTGCTGGTGCCGCCGTACGCCTGCTCCCGGATGTCGGACACGATCTCGTCCGCGTACCGCAAGGCCTCTGCGGTCACATCCCCCGTGGTAATGCCGGCTGCGGGATCCAACTCCTCGAGGAACACCGTCACCGACACCGGGCTCCGCTGGATGTCGTCGACGACGCCGGCGTAGAGCCGAACTCGGCTGAGGATCGAGCCGAGGACCGAACTGGCGAACTTCACCTCGCCGATCGCGTCCACGAACTGCCAGGCGGCGGTCTGCCAGGCCGACGGCTCTCGTTTGTCGACCCGTTCCGAGCTCGAGCCGGCAAAAATTCGCTCGGCCGAGGCGTTGAAGGCCCGGGGAACGTTCGCCGGCGGCGGTCTGAGGTGCTCCGGCACCCAACCATCAGCCAGGAGTGCCTCAACCGACTCGAGGCGCCTCGAGACCTCAAGGAATCGCCGACTGGGCTGCTCCTGAGCCGGCTTCGGCTCGAGGACCGGTGCCGGCTGGCCGCCGTTGGCCCGGGGAACCAGCTCGAGCTCCTCCTCGTCTGGGAAGAATCTCCCCACGTCACCACTCCCTCGTGGACGGGCGATCGATCATCCGCTCCACCATCACGGCGACCTCCGACAGAGCTAGGAGCAGCCGGACCTTCCGGGGAACGAGGTTGGCGACAACCAAGCCGGCTCCCCACACCGAAACACAGGCCCGGCACCCGATCAAGGTCTCGAGCGGGCTCCCCGGCCAGGTCTTCGAGACAGCTTCTCTGATGGGCTTCGAGATCTCGTCGTCAACCACGAGGCGAGCTATCCGGGACACAGCCAGAGCTCCGACAGCCAACTCCATCACATCCCGCAGGTTCACGGGCTCGAGGGCCGGCTCTGGCTCTGGCTTCGGCACGAGGTGCAGAGCTCTCTGGACTGTGGACGGCACAGCGGAAGCATAAGCGATCCCAGCCAATTCACGGCGGAATGGCCCCGAACTCGACAAATTCCCCCCTAGTTGAGTCAGAGCTCCTGCCGACTTGACAGCCTCAAAACTATCCCCTATACTGCTCTCACCAAGGAAAAACCGACCGAAGTGCAAACGGTTGTCACCCCTCCAGCATCGTGTCTGGTGAGTCGTGCGTAAGCCGGTGGTTTGCACCGCTCTCCTTCGGACGGCGCTCGGGGCTGCAGACCTGAGCTCCTTGGTGGCCTAACCACCGACCAAGAAAGAGACCGATGGCAATCGACCACGCCGAAGAAATCGCCCACCTGCCCCTCTCGGCCACGGAGTACGTCCCCGCCGACCCCACCTTCGTGAGCATCTACGCAGCGTTCGTGGGTTACGAGGACGGCTTCCACATCGTCCGAGTGACCACCTGCGAGAACATCGTGGTCGGCGACTTCCGAGTCGAGTACCCCGTGGACGCCCTGCTCGCGGCCTGGGACGAGCTCCCCTGAGCTGCCTCCGGGGATGGGCTTGACAAGTTCAAGTCCATCCCCTATACTGACATTCAAGCGATCCGAGATGACGAAACCCGCCGGCGAGGGATACCGGGAGGCGAGGGCCGAAACCTGCGGAAAAATATCCGCGGTATTCCCGAACGCGCCGCCGGCAGCTCGAGCTCCGCTCGAGGTGTCCCGGGACGCGGCGGAGCCGGCCTTTCGGCCGGCCCCCTCACCTCACCAGTCGAACTCAGCGTGCTCGCTGCCTTCGTAGGCCAGGTCCGAGTAGTCGTCCTCCCAATCGGAGTCATCGACGTCGGTGTCAGCGATCCAACGATCCTCGTAGTCCGCCTCGAGGTGACTGTCCTCGTACATCCTGCCCTTTCCTGCGGAGACCCTCCCCGCTCTTGATGTAGTACATGATAGTGCATGGATACCACTACGTCAAGATACCACAAACGACTTGCTGTGTTCGAGCTCATCCAGGGCTGGCCGACGATTTGCGCCATCCCAAAAACATCCCCTATCATGACCGACATGAACAACAACGAACCCACCGCCCGCCTCGCCGGTCGGACCGGTCGTCGGAACACCGGCGATCCCGCTGGGACCTACACCGGCACGTCCCGCTTCTGGGACCGAGCCACGGTCCTCGAGGACGACGAGCGCGGCACGATCACGCTGGCCGAGTACCGACGGCGGTCGGCATGAGCGCCGACTACAACGCCGACCGCGCCGAGCTCCGGCGCCAGTTGGCTGAGGCCGTCCGACAGACCTGGACGGTCGGCAGCGCCGACGCACGGCGGAGTCGGAGACTCGGCTTCCTGAGGAAGCTCGAGGGTCACCGACCGCCGAGTTGACAACGGGGAAACCATCCCCTATACTGCTCTACAACAACAACAGCAAAGCACTCCGCACGACGGTCGAAACGGCGGTAGGAGTGCCCCGAACGGAGGTGGTCGCCAGATTGATAGTCCGAGGGTGAGTGGGGACACGCCCGAAAGTCCTCCGGGAGCCGAGTGGCATCGCGAGCCACAGAGCCATTCCCGCTGAACTCGCCGGCCACGGGGAGAGAAATCTCCCCACGGCCAACGCACAGAGAAGCGATGAGAACTCCGGGACCCCGGAGGTGCCCTCGCAAGTACGGCTGTGAAACGCCCTACGGTCGAAAATCCTCGACTCATGAAGGTGGTGGAGCCCGAACGGTAAGGGGAGCGAACGGGGAGAACGGGCCCACCGAGTCGTGAGGTAACCGGAGGTGTGCACGCCTGCCGGGGAAGTAGCGCCGAAGCAGTCCCGGCCCGGGGTTCCCACCGCCTCTCTGGCTCGAGGACCAGCTCGCTGAGCTGGAGCTCAAACCGAACTTGACGGTCAGATAGCCATGACCTATACTGACCTCACTGACCACGACACCGACGAAAGGACCGGACGATGGACATGCCCGCCACCGACAAGAGAACGGCCTTCTGGGAGAACTGCACCGAGGCCGACTGGGATCGGTTCGCCGAGTTCGCCGAGAAGATTCGGCAGGCTTGCGCCGACGCCCGCGCCGAGGCCGAGGCTCGGTTGGGCTCGAGCTCCTGAGCTCGGGCCCGGCCTGGCCGGCCCCCGAGTTGACAGTACGGGAAATATCCCCTATGCTGACCTCCAACAACGACGACGAAAGGACCACCGTGCATCCCGACCAGGACTACCTCAACCGAGTCTTCGCCCCCGAGGGTGAGTGCCCCACCTGTGACCGTGATCGAGCCAAGGCCAACGAAACCGGCCGCGTTCCGTTCGGCCCCAGCCACGATGCCAGCACCCGCTGCCAGTCCGGTCGGCGCTCGCACTGCACCTGTGACACCTGCTTCTGAGCTGGTGGACAGGCTGACTTGACAGACGACGAACCAAGGACTACACTGACCCTCATGAACGAGACCACGACAGAGACCACGATCACCCTCGACGAGCTCGCCGACTGGCTGCACGACCAGACCTGGTCGGATTTCGCCCAGAGCCTCTCCCGTCAGTACCTCGACACTCACCGGCTCTCGCCGAAGCAGGAAGCGGCCGCACGGTCCATGCACGCGAAGGTGCTGGCCAAGGCCGCCACCCGCCTGCCCGCCGCCCACCGTGGCGAGGACCCGCCCAAGGGCCTCCACGTCCGCCCGCTCGACGGTGCGATCATCCGAGTCATCGCCACCCGCAACACCGGCCAGATCGTGGGCAAGGAGCTCGTGGCCGAGGATGGCGACTGGCACTGGCTCTACCGAGGCAAGAAGGGCCTCCGCACCCTCACGGCCGACACGCTGATGAGCGACGAGCAGGCCCGCCTGTGGGGCTGGGAGTACATGCAGTGCATCAACTGCTTCGCCGACCTTGAGGACCGCCGCTCGCTCGCCGCTGGCTACGGGCCGGTGTGCAGCAAGAACAACGGGTGGCATTACCCCACCATGGCCGAAGCTGAGGCCATCCTCGCAAAGCGCGGGAAGGTCTCATAGACCACGCTGACGAGCCTGCCGACGCTTCTTCCAAAGAGCTCGGCAGGCTCGGCAGTAACGCTCCTCACGAGCCTCTCCATCCTTCATTCGAGTGAAGGTGCCCACATTCCCAGGATCGTCCATGTCGTGGCCGTTCTTACAGGTGTGCTTCCGCCGGCGAGCGTTCCGCTCAGCCAAGTGCTCCGCAGCATGTTCGGCTGGAGTCTTGGTAATGAGATGCCAAGGATTTACACACCACGCATTGCCACACAAATGGTGCAATACCAAGTCATCTGACAAATCCGGATCAACCAACATCAAGTAGAGCAGCCGATAGATGTACTGCTTACTAGCTGTGGCACGGCCATCTCGACGGTAAGCAGTCTCTACGGGCCATGACCAGCACTCTCTGGTCGACAGCCGAACACTCTCTGGCCACGACTCCATGATCGGATACGGTAATCAACAAAGGAAATCATGACCAATCCATACCCACAAAATGCCCCCCTCGTCGAGTTCGAGTGTGCTGACTGCGGCGTGAACACCCTGGACATCGGTGAGTACTACCAGCTCGAGGACGAGGTCTGGGACCTCACTGGCATCGGCCCTCGCATCGGCGACGGGATGCTCTGCATCGGTTGTGTGGAGCTCCGGCTCGGGCGCGAGCTGGTTCGGGCCGACTTCCACCCCTGCCCGCTGAACGAGAGCCCCGACTGGCTCGAGCAGTCGCCGAGGCTGCGGAGCCGGCTGAGCCGGGACTGAGCTCAGCCAGGCCGGCCTCGACTTGCACACTATCAGAGCCATCCCCTATACTACCCTTATGGCAAAGAGCAAGCCCAAGAAGTCGACGAAGTTCGAGACGCCCCGGCTGGAGGTTCGGATGCAGCGCATCTCCCAGCGGGCGCACACCTTCAAGGACCGGCGCAAGGAAGCCTCCCGCAAGGCGTGCCGCAAGGGTTCCTACTGAAACACGCTGCCGTGGCCGAGCGGTGAGGCACGGGCCTGCAAAGCCCGGGACGCGGGTTCGACTCCCGCCGGCAGCTCTGAGCTCGAGCTCATGCTAGAGTTGACAGTCTCAGAAATATCCCCTATACTGACCTCATCAACCACGACAACCACGAAAGGCAGACAGTGAACACAACGCTCAATCTGCTCGAGGCTCGCCAGGACCTGGCCGAGGCCGAACAGATCCTCAAGAACATGACCGAGGGCTTCGCCAAGTTCTGCGCGGAGTTCCCGTCGGCGGACACAACCGACTTCGCGGACCGCCTCGATGTGGCGGCTCGCCGAGTCATCAGGTTCCGGATCATGGCTGAGCTCTCCGAGCTGGTCCACACCGGGGAGATCATGACGACCGGACCTCGAGGCTGATCCTAGGCCGGCCCTCAGGGGTCGGCTGGACAGCTTACAAATAATCCCCTATACTGTACCCATACAGCGATCCACGATGACCAACTGCTCAGAGGGAGTGAGGACTCTGAGAGGAGGGCCGAAGCCTGCCCAAAAATATCCAGCCGGCATTTCTGAGCTCCAGCTCACCCAGGCCGGCCGCCGACTTGCATTGACTACAAACCATGAACTATCATGATCCCCATGAAGCTGCGATACGAAATCAAGGACAGAGAGAACCCTTCCAGCCGCGGCCAGCGGTTCACCAACCTCGAGCGGGCTGAGAACGAGTTGGCTCGCTCCGTACCCCGGAGCCGGTGGTACCTGTACGACAGGCTTCTCAAGGTAGCCATCGCAGGCTGAGAGCTCCTCAGAATCCGATTGGCGCCGATCGAGAATCATCCCCTATCATGTACCACAACAACGACGACGAAAGGACCACGACCATGAAGTACGACCCTCGCGACGAGCTGGTGCACGCGCTCCAGTGCCACTTCAACCTCGTCACCATCCAGATGCGCGGTGACTCCCCCGACCCGCAGCGGCTGGCCGAAGCCATCGCGTGGCAGGAGCGGCGCATCGAACGGGCGGTGGCAGCTCTCTGAGAGAGCTCCTGGGGATGGATTGGACAGGCACCAATCCATCCCCTATACTGACCTCCAACAACGACAACCACGAAAGGCAGACCACGACCACCATGTTCTACGAGAGCGATCACACCGTCACCTTCACCCTCGACCTTCTCACCACCCCGATGGACGAGGTCCGTCGGGACCGGCTCTCCGAGGTCCGAGCCATCGCTCGCCGCGGTGCCGCCGCCGATCGACTCGCCGCTCGCCGCGAGGCCCGTCGGGCCGGGCGGGCCTGAGGCCGGCCACAGATCTATGGGCGGTGGACTTGACCTCCACAAGTCCACCGCCTATACTGAACAACATCAACCACGACAACCACAACGAAAGGACAGTGCCATGACCATGACCCCGACCCCTCTCCCCACCACGGTGGAACTGACCGGCGCCGAGCTCCTCGCCGTGAGCGAGTTGGCGCAGATCCGCCGCACGCTGGCGGAGCTCGAGGATCGCCAGAAGGAGATCCGCGGCGCACTGCTCGCTCGCATGGACTCCGTTGGCGCCACGGCCGGTGTCCACGGCGGTGCCGTCGTCGTCACCATCGTCGAGTCGACCCGTCCGAACGTGTCGGCCAAGAAGGTGCAGGACGAGTTCCCCGAGGTCTGGGCGGCCATCGGGACCACCACGACCTTCCGGTCGGTGCGGCCCAACAGCCCCTCCATCGTCTGAGGACGATCTAGGGGATGGACTTGCAGCGTGGCAGGTCCATCCCCTATACTGACCACAACGACGACAACAGAAGGACCACGACCATGACCGCCGAAGAGCGCCAGATGAAGTACCTCATCCTCGCCGAGCAGCTCAAGGTTGCCTGGATGGACTACCTCGAGAACGCAGAGGACAACGACGGTGACCGCGAGATGAGCCGCCGGATGCTGGCTGCCATCAACCACGCCTACGAGCTCGCGGCGGACGCCGAACGAGAGACTCGGAAGGCAGTGTCACAGTGAAGGGGTATTACTACCTCGTGACCAACCACGGCACCCTGCGGCGCAACACCGACCTCGAGCGGGCCCTCCGATGGTTTGAGGTGGTCCCCGATGCCAGCCACATGATCGGGCCCACCGGCTGCATCGTGGCCGACCGCCGTGCTGCCACCTGCGGGTGCGGGTGCCATGCATGGGACGGCGTGCCACATCGCCGGCGCTGCAAGGCCTGCGGCCACCTGGACCGCTCAACTTGACAGACCACGAACCAAGGACTATGCTGACCTCCATGAACGAGACAGAGTTCCACTTCCGCAAGAACCTCGGTAAGGCAATCGTGCTCCGCCGAGTCCTCCTGGACATCAGCCGGCGAGAGCTGGGCACGGCGGCTGGCATCAGCTACCCGTACATCTCCGAGATTGAGAAGGGCCAGAAGGCTCCGGCCCTCAAGACAATGGACCGGATCGCGGAGGCGCTGGACATGACTGCCAGCCAGCTCTTCTACATCGCCGAACAGATCCCGGCCATGACCCGTGAGGCCGGCTCCACCAGTCTCATCGAGCTCATCAGCTGAACTTGACAGACCGAGAACCACCAACTACACTGACCACAACAACCACAACCACACCGGAGACCACGACCACCATGCCACTCTTCATGCTCACCTACCGCGACCGAGCCATCCTCGCTTCCACCGAGCTCATGCTCGCTTTCGACCGGAAGCCCGAGGGCCTCTCGGACGATGACGTCTACGACGTCGCCGACAACTGGTCCCTCCCAGGATGGGGCGACGAGTGCACGCTCGAGGACTGCAAGGCCTGCGAGATCCGGTACCGAGACCACCTGATGCTGACCGACCGCCTGTTCGCCCACTGCGCCCCGATGGACGACTGAGCCAACTTGACAGTCAACCATCCATCAACTACACTGACCGACAACAACCACGACAACGAAAGGCAACCACAATGACCAACCCACGAGTCATCGTCATGCTCCCCTCCGTCACGTTCCTCGAGGACGGCACCACCGAGCTTGGCTGGCAGGTCTCGCCGGCCACGATCGACGTGGAGGGTGGCGACACCACCTACGACTTCCTCAAGTCGATCATCCCCGGCACGCTCCAGATCCACCAGCTCGCCGACGGGACCGACCTCTGGCACGACGACGAGTACCTCTACACCTACGCCGATCAGCCGAACCCGATCGCCAGCATCATGGCTGGGTTCCGCGTGAACGGTCCGGTGGTGCTCGCTCGCACCGACGACATGGGGAACACCATCGGGTTCTCCGACCACGAGGGCCCGCGACTGCTCGCCGAGATCCAGGAGATCATCACCCTGCTCGAGACGAGCGAGGCGCTGGCCCTGCGCGCGGCCTTCCAGCACCTCAACAACTGAGCTCCCTCTAGGGGATGGATTGGACACCGTGCAGTCCATCCCCTATACTGCTCTACAACAACCACGACGAAAGGACAACCACCATGCCACTCACTCCCGATCAGCAGGCCGAAGAGCGGCGCTGGGTCAACCAACTCGACTTCGAGGATCTCGAGGAGATCATGTGGGAGGGCGTCACCGAGGCGTTCGACGGCTGCCCCGTCGAGCCCGACGGCCGGTGCCCTCACGGCTACCGCTCGCCGCTCCTCATCCTCGGGATGATGTGAGCTGAGCTCCTCCTGGGGGATGGACTTGCCAGTGGCGGGTCCATCCCCTATACTACACAACATCAACCACAACGAAAGGCAACCACGGTGGAACACACCATCTTCAACGTGAAGATGACCCTCCGCTACGACGACGACCACGTCACCGAAGCTGAGGCTCAGGAACTCTTCATCAAAGCCGTAACTCTTCGATACGAGCCCGCGATCGAGATCTGGGGCGTCGAGATCATCGAGGAGAACGCATGACCAGCGAGTCCTTCCCCTGCCTCATCTGTGGCCGGACCCTGCTCCGGGACATGGACGAGTACGAGGCCCAACCTCGGGACGGCGTCATGTGCCAGACCTCGGGCAACTACGGGAGCCGGGTCTACGACTCGCTCGACCTGAGCTTCATCGCATTCAACATCTGCGATGACTGCTTCGAGAAGGCCGGTGAGCAGGGTCGTCTGATGACGACCCGTGGCTACAAGCCCGTCACCGTGCCCGGCCTCGGTCGGGTGGGGGCGACCCGCTGCGATCGACCGTACATCCCCTGGCACCGGAACTTGGCTGAGGACCGAGAGGAACTCTCCATCGACATCGACGAACTCGCCGAACTGGTCGAGTCCGGCACGGTCGAACTCAACCGAGGGCTGCAGGTCCAAGACCTGATCGACCACTACAACCATCTGCAACAGGACCCGCCTCCGGGCTACAACCCGCTGGCTTGACAAAGGGGGAGCGATCCCCTATACTGACCACGACAACGACGAAAGGACAACGACCATGACCGACGACCAGTACCTCAGCGCCGCGAGCAAGCGGTGGGAAGAGATGACACCCGGACAGCGAGCCTTCCAGGATGCGCTGGCTGAGTTGGATCTCGCCGAGATCAAGCTGCGGGAGGCCGCCGAGGCTCTGCCCAAGATCCCAGCCACCTTCAAGGGGATGGCCGAGTTCGCCGAGCCGGGCTACGCCCGGATGGAAATGCTGGAAGTCACCGCCGACAAGTACGGCCAGATCTTCCACGCCTACACCAACGGCTGGGACTCCATGTCCGAGACCGGCTCGGTGGCCTACATCGTCATCGACCACAAGCCGTACCAGCTTCCCGATGACCTCGACTGGGACTGACCAACAGTGTGGGTCGACGGTGAGCCTGTGTTCGGACATCCCATCCTCAGTGAACGGTTCTGGGAGAAGGTCCGGCCGAACGAAACTGGCTGTTGGCTCTGGATCGGAGCCTCGGCCGGCCAGGGCTATGGCCGATACACCATCGGTAGAGGAGTGGAGGACTACTCCCACCGAGTGGCCTACGAAGCCTTCAAGGAATCCATCCCAGCAAGCTACGAGATCGACCACCTCTGCAAGAACCGAACTTGTTGCAATCCATCACATCTCGAAGCAGTGACTCACTTGGAGAACGTCCGACGTTCCCCTGACACCGAAGCCACTAGGACAGCGAAGGGAGCAAGAAACCGAACCAAAACGCACTGCCCTCAGGGACACCCCTACGACGAGAAGAACACCTACATCAACACACAAGGACATCGAGCCTGTCGCGCCTGTCGTGCTCAAACAGAGCGTGAACGGAAGCGACGGCTGAAAGGACAACCATGATTCCAAAGCGTTTGTACCATTATACATCAGGGTTTCATCTGCCCATGATCGAGGACGCCGGCTGGCTGACGCTGACCGAATCCAATGTGAGCTGGGATCCGCCCCATCCCCACGAAGTTGTCTGGTTCCTGGACCGACCGCTCGAGCCGGGGGAGGAGGACCTCCACGGGCTCGGGGGAGGGTTCGCCGACAAGTCCGAGGTGGAGATCACCGTGGACATCCCAGATAGCTCCATCCATCCCACCATCGTCGCTCCATGGCTGGTGTGGGCCCGCTGCCATCCTGACTTCCAGGACTGGTGGGTCGACACCATGATCTCGACAGGGGGAGGGCTTGAGCTCGCCCGCCACTGGTGGATCACGACCATGCCGATCCCGGCTGAGTGGTGGCACAACATCTCCATCCGCCGGCCGGCCTCAACTTGACGAGCTAGCAACCATCCACTATCATGTACCACAACAACAACGAAAGGACCACGACATGAAGATCGACCTGACCGACGCCGAGAAGGGCGCCCTGCTCTGGGTCATGGAAGCCCGGTACGAGAACGTGCTGGACGTCCGCGACGAGACCGGCGACAACGAGTTCGACCAAACCGATGAGGACCAGTGCAACACGCTGATCTTCATGCTGAGCGACTTCGACTACGACGCCGACACGGTGGCGAGCGTCGGCCACCTGTTCGATGCGATCGAGAACGCTCTCGACACGCCCACAGCGTTCGAGGACCTGGACTTCGACGCCCTCCGTTCGGGCGCTCGCAAGATCGGCTACTACGAAGCGGAGGCGGGAGCATGAGCACGCCGACCTACCCCGGACTCACCGTCAAGCTGACCGGCACCGACGGCAACGCCTTCGCTCTGATCGGCGTGGTCCGCAAGTCCATCCTGCGGGCCCACGGCTCCGCCAACGCCGACGAGTTCGCCAAGAAGGCGCTCGCCTGCAAGAGCTACGACGAGCTGCTCGCCTTCCTCATGGAAACCGTGGAGGTCGTCTGATGCCGGCCTGTGCCTACTGCGGCGACATCCTCCACCTCGAGTTCACCAACGGTGGCTCCGCCTGGGTCGACCAGACCGAGGGGGACGGCTGCTCGGGGAACGACGAGCTGGAGAACGAGAACGGAACCCACCGACCGATTCTGGTCGGGATGCGGGTCGAGCTCATGGACATGCCAGACGACCCCTACCCGGTCCCAGCCGGCAGTCGGGGAACCGTGACCGGCGTGGTGGACGGGCCCCTCCCCCAGATCTGGGTGGACTGGGACTGCGGCCGCACACTCAACATGATCCCCGGCGTCGACCACTGGGTGCTGCTTGACGATTTGACAAGCTAGCAACCATCAACTACACTGACCACAACAACGACCACGAAAGGCAACCACCATGAGCGACATGCTCCCCAACCTGACCAACCAACAGCTCGCCCAGCGGCGAGAGCTCGAGAAGCTGCTCGACGATCTCGGCGAGGCAGCCATCGACTTCCACGACGCGAGGATCCTCGAGGAGAAGATCATCGAAGCCGACGAGGAGACCGAGGAGACCGAGGAGGCCTACTTCAAGGCCGACCGTGCGTTCCAGGCCGCCCTCCACGCCCTCCAGAACTGCGAGGCCGTGCGATGACCACCATCAACATCCAACCCGTCACCGAGGACGGACTCCGAGACAAGGCTCGACTGGCAGCCGAGTTCCTCGAGTTCGCTCTGGGCCCCGACGTTCACATCGGGATCGGCGACGGCTTCGTGCTCACCGTCACGCCGGCCAGCCAGGAGTTCACCATCAGCTGGGACATGGAGGGAGTCATCGGCTGGACCAACACCTCCCTCGACCTCGACGTCTACGAGATCCTCCGACAGGGGCTCTTCGGCTTCGACATGGGGGAACCCGTCCCAGCCGACATCGAGGACAACGTGATGGCTCTCGGCGACGCCGTGGGCCAGAGCGTGGTCGATCTCGTCAACTGGGTCGACTGGCAGGCCCATCGGGCGATCGACGAGATCCGGCCGGCTTGACAGACCTACATTCCATCAACTACACTGATCTACAACAACAACCACCAACGAAAGGCAACCACAACCATGACCGATCACCTGATCACCGTGCACCGGGACACCATCATCCGGTACCGCACCGAGGAGCAGGGAGTTCTGAACGACGCCCAGAAGGCCAAGTTCGACGCCCTGCCCACCGATGAGCACCGCTACCAGTTCCTCATCGACGAGGACGTGCTGGACCTGACCGACACCGAGGCTCGGGACGAGCTCTCCGAGGAGGCCATCCTCATCGACGTCGAGGCGGTCGAACGATGAGCGCCCAGATCACCAAGCTCTACAACGAGGTGATGGTCTCCATCGCCCGAGCGTGGGGAGGGCCGACCAATGGGCGCTGACATGCTGATCGCCTACGCCGTCGACCGACACGGCCGGACCGTGGAGGAGCTCGAGGAGCTCATCTCCGGCCTCACCGTGGACGACGCCGACCGCATCTTCACCGACGCCGAGCAGGCCGGCTACGCCGAGCTGCACGATCCCGTCGAGGATGGGGAAGTGCTGGAGTACGTCCAGGACCGCCTCCGCGTTGCCGTGGAGGGGGTCCGGGGCCCTCGCCGGGACATCACCGTCCTCGAGTTCGGGGGGGAGACGATCTGGCTCACGGGCGGACTCTCGTGGGGGGATGACCCCACCGAGATGTTCATGCCACTCATTTATTTGGAGGCATCGGGGATCTTCTGATGTTCGGTGATCCCATCCTCGAGGAGAGGTTCTGGAAGAAGGTTGAGGTCCAGGCTGGCGGATGCTGGCTCTGGACCGCAGCCAAGAACGCTGACGGGTACGGACGATATTCAATCGGAGGACAAGACAACCGCCAGCTGTTTCAGGCTCACCGTGTGGCATACGAAGCACTCGTCACTGACATCCCTGCCGGACTCCAGCTGGACCACCTCTGCCGGACTCCAGCCTGCGTGAACCCTGACCACCTCGAAGTAGTCACAAACCAGGAGAACGCTCGCCGATCCCCCCTCGTGGGAAGGAAGAAGGATCCGAACAAGGGAAGTTGGCAGCGGGCTAAGACCCATTGCCCTCAAGGACACCCCTTCGACGAGGACAACACCTACCGCTATCCGTCCGGTGCTCGAGCGTGCCGGACCTGCCGGCGGCTGCGATGGGACTTCTGATCTTGGCCAGCCAGGTTCGGCGAAAAAGGGCTGTGTCCCATCTTGAGGCCGCCGGCGTCATACCGGAGGGGAAGGTTTCTCGTGTCAGGGGGACCTCAGCTCGATTTGACAGCTCGAGATCCATGCACTATACTGATTACTAACAACAACGAAAGGAGTCCACCACGACCGACACCCACAACCGATCCGGGATGACCAACTGCTCGAGGGGAGTGAGTACCTCGAGAGGAGGGCCGAAGGCTGCCCTGAAATAAGTTGGTCGGCCAGGCTGAGCTCCAGCTCAGATCAGTACCACAACTGACTTGCATTGACTGCAGTCCATCCACTATTGTGTCCCCCAACGAAGCAACGACCACAACCACAACCCGAAAGGCAATCATGCAGATCCCATACGAGCTCTGGCAGCGCAAGCCAGCCAGCTACACCGATCCCCTCTGGGGCCCGTACGAGCAGACCTACGCCGGCGAGGTGCCCTTCGAGGGCGATGCCATCGGCTCGCTCGAGGAGCTCTTCCGCACCTTCAACATCAACCATCCAGCCGACTTCCGGAGCCACTCGCTCTCGGTGGGCGATCGCATCGTGCTCGGTGGCGAGACCACCTTCGAGTGCGCCTCCATCGGATGGGAGCCGGTCGAACACCCGGAGCTGGCACCTGAGACCGTCAGCAGGTACTTCTTCTGATCGACTTGACGTTGGCGGTATGATAACCTATACTGCTCCCATGAACGACGGGCCGGCAAGTTGAGGACATCCTCACCCGCTGGGACGCCGACTTGACAAGCTAGAAACCATCAACTACACTGACCAACATCAACAACGACAACCAACCCGAAAGGACCACGACAACCATGATCTACGCACACGTTCCCAACAAGGAAGACGTGCCCGGACAGAAGGCGTACTTCGTCGAGCTGTTGCGGGTGGACGCCGCCTCGGATGCCACGATCACCGAGGATCAGGTGATCACGCTCCGCTACATGCTGGCTGGACCGCTCGTCATGCGGTATCAGGCTGCCATGAACGCGAAGCAGGGCCAGTGGACGGCCAGCTACCTGCCGACCGACGAGCACGCCCGACAGGCGCTGAGCGAGATGATCCAACTGGACTCGTCCGTGCCGGCTCGCGAGTGCCGACTGATCTGCGAGCTGACCGTCGGTCTGACCGACGCCGACCTGATCCAGATCGAGTCTCGCAAGGGACGCGGCATCTCGGCACGATTCCGTGCGAAGCACTGGAAGGACAACCATCTCGGTCGTCCGGTGATCGAGGACAACGACGTCGTCTTCACGGGCGGCTGCGACGCTGTCTGAGCTCTTGCCCGGCCGGCCCCAGGGCCGGGCTTGACAAGCTAGAAACCATCAACTACACTGTTCAACATCAAGCACAACGACCACGACAACCACAAAGGACCACGACCATGACCATGACAGACTTCGACTTCGACAAGTGGAAGACCGACTTCGGCACCATCCTCGGAACGCACGGCAACTTCGCTGTGGCGACCCCGAGCGTTGCCAGCGCCGCGCCGACCACTCCAGCTCCGGCTGCGGCTCCGACGCCGTCCATCCTCCGACCGACGACCGGCCGGTTCTTCCGACCGAACGGCGACGAGTACCACGCTCGCAAGGTGACCATCGGCGGGCTCAAGACCACTGACGTGGCCTTCATCCAGCAGGCGTACGACAAGCGACTGCCCGTGCTCCTGTCCGGTGCTCCCGGCTGCGGCAAGACGGCGCTGGTCGAGGCGGCGCTGGACGACGTCCGGACCGTTCAGGGTTCGCTGGACACCGAGGTCAGCGACTTCGTCGGCTCGTGGGTCCAGAACCCCGACGGCACCTACGCATGGGAGGATGGGCCGCTGCTCATCCAGGCCGAGCGTGGCAAGCCGCTGCTGGTGGACGAGATCGCTCTGATCGATCCTCGGACGCTGGCTTGCGTCTACGGCGCCATGGACGGCCGCGACGAAATCACCGTCACGGCCAACCCGCTCCGCGGCACCGTCAAGATCGCTGACGGGTTCGTGGTGTACGGCGCCTACAACCCCGACGTGCCCGGCGCGGTGGTGTCCGACGCTCTCCTGAGCCGCTTCACGCTCAAGGCCGAGGTCACGACCGACTGGAAGATCGCTGAGAAGTTGGGTGTCTGCACCGAGGCCATCAAGGTGGCGCAGAACCTCAACATCAAGCTGGCCAACCACGAGGTCACGGCTGCTCCCCAGCTGCGAGAGCTGCTGGCCTTCCGCGACGTGGAAGCGATCTACGGGCTGGACGCGGCGATCGCCAACCTCCTGTCCTTCGCCCACGCCGAGGATCTGGCTGCCTTCCAAGAGGCGGCGCAGGCCATCTGGGCGAAGATGCCGAAGCCGCTGACCTTCTAGCGGCAGGATCGCTGGCCGTGCTTCGTCGTGGTCGCCGGCCGGCTCGAGCGGCTGGGGGAGCTGAGCTCCCCTGGCCTGCTCACAGGATCAAGAACCACGACTTGACAGTATCGAATCCATCCACTAATGTAGACCACATCAACAACGCAACAACCACAACCCGAAAGGCAAAGCAATGACCACGACAACGACTCCCATCAAGATCGACTCCCTCAAGATCAAGGAGCTCAACCGGCTCTTCGACCACGTCATGCGAGAGGGTGCGATCATCAAGGTCGCCACGGGCGAGGATCGTCCGGCCGCTGGCTGGTACTCAGCCAACACCGGTGACATCACGCTGGACGACAGCATCGACTTCGACTCGGTCCTCACCATCGAAGGTCTGGTGACGCACGAGGCCAGCCACTCGCTCTGGTCCAACTGGCTGACCATGGCGCTCATCCGCTCCGGCGCTGTCACCATGGCCGAGCTGGGCGTCATCAAGACGCTGGAAGAGGCTCGGATCGAGGCCCACGCGGTCAACGCCGATCCTCGTGGACGGCTGCGGCTGCGGGCGTGCTACTCGCACCTGCTGGCCGACGGCTTCGCCCGACCCGAGAACTACATCTCGGTGGCCGGCGCGGTGACGTGCTGGGCGCTGGCATGGGGCCGAGTGCACTCCGGTGTGGTCGATCCTGAGGAGCTCGAGGAAATCGACCGGCTCATGCGGGACCGCTTCGGCGACTTCCCCATGGACGTGCTGGACGATCTGCTCAGCGAGTTCACCACGCTCCGCTTCGGCTTCTGGTCCGAGGGCGTGCCCACGCTCGGACGGCGGGCGCTCAAGATCGCTCAGGAGTGGCTGGACATGGTCCGCTCACTCCAGGAGGCCGAGGGCGAGGGCGATCCCGACGGCGACGTCATCATCATCGTGGACGGCTTCCTCGGCGGCGAGGCTGAGGATGCCTCCGGAGACGGCGGCGAGGGCGAAGAGACCGAGGGCGAGAGCTCTGGCACCGGCACCGCTTCTGGCTCCGGTGACGAGGGCGACGAGGCCGAGGGCTCTGGCTCCGGTGACGAGGCCGGCGAGGATGAGGACAAGGGCGAGGGTCGCTCAGCCGGCGAGGGCGAGGGCGACGACAAGCCCGTCCGCGAGGTCAGCCACGGTGACGGCGGCAGCGCCGAGCGCTACGGCTGGGCCGAGGCCTTCGAGACGGCGGTCCGCGAGGTGTCCGACGATCCTCACCGCAAGGCTGCGGTCCGGCGCATGTCCAACCGCGATCGCAAGGCTCGGATCTGGAACAACAAGAAGGCTCGCTCCGGTACCAATTGGGCCGAGCGGTCGCCCGAGCCGCGGCACGCCCACATGGTCACTCGCATGGCGAAGGCCTTGGAGAAGGACGCGACCCCTGCGGTCGTCCGGACCCGAGTCCGGAGCCAGCTTCCTCCGGGACGGCTGAACGGTCGAGGCGCCATGGCGGCATCTGCGGACCGTGCCGGTGGTCGGATGACCGCGGCCGAGCCGTGGCGGTCGAACAAGCGGCACCACGTCGAGCGTCCTCCGGTGATCATCGGGGTGGCGACCGACACGTCGGGCTCCATGGCGGGCTACACCGAGATGCTGGGAGACGCGGCCTACGTGGTCGCCAATGCCAGCAAGCGGGTGAACGCTCGGTTCGCCGCGGTCACCTTCGGCACGAAGGCCGAGCCGGTGGTCGCGGTGGGCGAGACGCCCAACATGGTGCGGGTTCGCTCAGCCAACTCCGGTCACGAGGCCTTCAACAACGCGATGGCTGCACTGGACGGACCGCTGCGGCTGACCGACTCGTCGGTGATCGGGCGCAAGCTGCTCATCGTCGTCTCGGACGGCGAGCTGGTGCTCGCTGGCGAGAAGGATCGGGCGATCCTCTGGCTGGCCGAACTCCAGCGCGGCGGCACCGACGTCATCTGGGTCGGCGTCTCCACCGGCGACGAGGAAGGTCGTGGCTGGAAGAGCCACCTCGTCCGGATGGCCGAGGATGCCGGTATCCGCAACACCCGCTGGGTGTCAGCCCTGACCTCAGCTGAGGAATTCGTGGACGCAATCCTGGACAACTTGAAGGGAGCGTGATCACGACCTATGCTGACGGGGCTGGCAACCCCAGCACTACAGACCATCAATCATCAACTACGGAAGGAACACCAGTGGACACTCCCACGGAACTCCAATCCGATACGACAACCGATCCGACCAACCCCGCTGTGGGGACCACTCCGAGCACCGACGGCGCCGGCCGCATCGAGCCCCTGACGGGTTCGCTGACAGCCAACGTCGGCCAGGAGATGCTCGTCAAGCGGCTCGCCGAGCTGCGGGGCCAGAAGAAGGCCATCGAGACCGAGGAGAAGCAGATCACCGGTGAGCTCAAGGACGAGCTCATCTCCTCTTCGGCAGCGATCCTGGTCGGAACGAACGGCATTCCCATCCTCCGGCTCGTCTTCATCGACCGCCTCACGGTCAACCGCAAGGAGCTCGAGGCCAAGTACCCCGAGATCTTCGCCGAGTGCGCGAAGCCCTCACAGGTCATCCAGGTGAAGTTGGCCTGACCAACGGTGAGCCGGCTGGCCCTTCGGGGCTGGCCGACCACCGACCACCCACCAACACAAGGAACAAACCACAAATGACTACAGCAACCCCGACAAAGGAGAAGGGGACCACCACCAGCAAGAGAGTCCGGAAGCCACCGCCAGAGTTCGGCGAACTGAGCCCACGGCAGCGAGACAAGATCTTCAAGCTCGCAGCCACGGTCCGGAACAAGATCACCATCCAGGGGCCCGACAAGTGTTGGGTCCATCCCGTCGGCGTGCTGGCTCAGACAGCTCAGCCAGACGGGATCCGCAAGTCACTGGGGAAGTACGTCTGGCAGACGTTCCACCCCGAGGACGGCGAGCTCTACACGGGCGCCGTCGGGGATCCCATGACGATCTCCATCCAGCCACTGGACACCTGTGTGAAGGGATGCGTCCGGCCGGACCACCTCACGAAGATGACTGCGGCCGAGCGCTCACACCGAGGCCGGCCCGACGGCTCGAGCAGGTACATGGGGGTCGTCGAGCACAAGCTGTCCGGGACATGGCAGGCCAGGTTCCATGCCAACGGGGACATGTTCTCCGGCGGCTACTTCCCGACCGACCGCGAGGCCGCGATCCGCTACGACCAGATGGCGGCCTTCCTCGACCCCGAACGCCCCACCAACTACTCCATGGGGCTGGTCAAGGTCGTCCCCGTACCGACACCGCCCAACGACCGCAAGGTCTCGAGCGAGTACCGGGGTGTCTTCTGGAACGAGCCGAAGAAGCGCTGGTTCGCACGAGCCAGCATCAAGGGCGCCCAGAAGCACATCGGCTCCTTCACCGACGAGAAGGCCGCGGCGGAGGCGTACAACCAGTTCGTCGTCGACGAGGGCCTGGACTACCCGCTGAACGAGACCTGACATGAGCGACCCCAATGCCGGCTGTCTCGGTTGTTGGGGCTGTCTGGCCAGCATCGGCACATTGGTGCTGGTCTCGGCCGCCGTCTACCTGATCGCTGCTGCTCTGGGGATCGTCCTCATTGCAGCAGCGGTCGGGGCGGTCATCGCAGCACTTGCATTGCTGGTGCGATTGGCAGTGAAGAAGCGGCGTGCTATACTGATCACTCCGGCGGCGGGGCTTCCGTCTCCGGCGTACCACAACGACGACGAACCAACACAACCACAGGAGATCATCATGGGGAGAGCAGATCCCCTCACAACCATCAGGAACTGGAGCGACGAACAGATTGCCCAGCTCCCACCCAGAACACGTGCACGAGTCGGCGAACTCAAGCACTACGTGGAGACCGAGGCTCAGGACGAGCGGTTCCTACGGATCACGGAGCTGCTCCCCGTGGGGGCGGTCTTTGAGCCGAAGGACCCCGCATCGGGACTCCGAGCCCGCATCATCTCAGTGGACCATCGCTGGTCCGGCGAGTCCGGCGATCCACCGGAGGTCATCGTGACCTTCGAGCACATCAACTCAGGACATCATGTGATCTGGCCGGCCCAGACGTTCTTGGCTCGCTGGATCCTGTCTGAGGAGGTGGACTTCTGATGTGGGTCTTCAACAAGCACGGCTTCTTCAGCATCGTCCGCCACATCGACCATCCGGAGTTCTTCTTGGTGAGGGCCCGCAACAGAGCTCACCTCGAGAACCTGGCCAACTTCGTGAAAGATCGCTGGGGTCTCATGGCCACCCACGAGATCGTCGAACACGAAGACTGGGACTACTTCGCTCGGGTCACCATCCATCAGGACTTCCTCCGGCGCTGGCTGCTGGAGACCTTGAACGATGTGGACTACACCACCGATGTGAAGGGACAGATCATGGAGGCCACCGACCCAGAGCTCGGACATGCCCTATTGGATGTCTGGGCCAGGATGCTGGACTACCAGCAAGAAGTCCATCCCGGCTCGGCCGGCGATTTCCACTGATGAACCCGAAGAACAACGAAGAAGCCTTCTGGAAGAAGGTCGCCAAGACCGAGGAGGGATGTTGGCTGTGGCAGGCCAGCTGCTTCTGGGACGGATACGGGGCCTTCAGGTACGAAGGACGAATCGAACGTACACATCGCATGGCGTGGATCTTCACCTTCGGCCCAATCCCAGAGGGCAGCCTCGTACTCCACACCTGTGACGTTCGAGCCTGCGTTCGTCCAGATCATCTCTGGCTGGGAGATCACCTTCAGAACTACGCCGACATGCGAACCAAGGGGCGTGAACTGAAGGGGGACCAGCGGGGCGAACGCAACCACCAAGCCAAGCTCACCTCTGATGATGTGACCCAGATCCGCCGAGCTCGTCGTTCAGGAGAACCACTGAGTTCGCTGGCCAAGAAGTACGGAGTGTCTGCGGCATCCATCCGCGACGCAGCGGTTGGACGGACATGGGCACATCATCCTGAACCACCTGATTTGACAAGCTAGATAGCAACACCTATACTGCACACCGTTAACCACAACAACCAACGACAACCACAGGAGAAGTTCATTATGTCACATAGTACGGTAATGGTCATCGGCCCAGCCGACGAGGCCGAGTTGGAGGCGATGCTCGCCCCCTACGACGAGACCCGCACGGTCGCTCCCTACGAGTCCCCGATCGGGGAGTGGACGCTCAACCAGCGCAACGAGGGCGAGTCCGACGAGGACCTCGCTCGGCGCCTCACCGAGGAGTGGGGCGAGGACGTGTTCGTCAACGACGAGGGCGTGCTCGTGTCCATGTCCACCTACAACCCCGACTCCAAGTGGGATTGGTGGGTCGTGGGCGGCCGCTGGCGTGGATCCCTCCCCCTCAAGCCCAACGCCGAGGGCGATCTCGGCGATCTGTCGTGGGTTCACGACGGCGTGGACAACCGCATGTACGAGGGCGGCGTGGACGTCGCTCGACTCGGCGACATCGACTTCGACTTCAAGCGGCTCAAGGCCGGTGAGATCGCCGCCGCCACGTGGGACAAGGCCAACGAGATCCGTGACGGGCGGGAGATCCCGCCGGTCCCGCCCGTGGGATCGGAGCGCGAGGACTACCAGCGCTGGTGGGCCGATCCAGTCGTCGCCGACCTCAAGCAGTTCGTCGGCATGATGGGTGCGCCCGACGACATCGTCGAACTCTGCGGCGACCGCGAGACCTACATCGAACGGGCCCGCGCGGCTGCGGTGCCGGCCTTCGCCACGCTCACCAGCCGAGGTTGGCTGGAGCCGGGCCGGATGGGTTGGTGGGGGATCTCCACCGACGACACCGAGTCCCGCGATCGGTACTACGAGAAGGTGAACTCCATCTTGGCCTCGCTGCCACCCGAGACGATGGTGTGGGTTGTCGATGTCCACATCTAGGTCTATGCTGAACACGGCGCTCGACCGGACCTTCGGGTCCGGCGGGCGTCGGGTGATCACCATGCAGGTGTTCGACCAGCCCAAATACACCATCACCCTGATGGGGGCACGCCAGCTCCGACGAGCTCGGCTGGAACGCTTCTTCTGGGGAACGATGGCCGGCCTGTGGTCGTACTACTCGCTGGCCCTCGCTGCCGGCTGGGGGAGCTTCGCCGGCGACTCCGGCTGGCTCCTGCTGCTCTACATCCCGAGCACAATGATGTTCGGGCTCTATTGCTGGCTGGAGAACCGCAAGCTGCGGATCGACGACGCGAACCGCCGGCACCTCGAGCACATGGCCTACAAGCTCGCCGAGATCGGCGACGTGTTCGCTGAGAACATGGACGAACGGGACCGTACCCTGCTGCGATCCACCGCCATCGACTGGATGGAGATGTCGATGGACCCCACACAGTGGGACCGCCCGTGGTGGCGTTTGAGGGACCCACTGCGGCGGGAAAACTAGGAACGCTGGGGCGCCCCCCTTCTGCTTCGGCGGGAGGAGGGCACCTTCGCGTCTGGGGTCAGTTCAGGTCACCGCTGCTTGCCCTGCTGTGCCTGCTGGCGCTCCATCTGCTCGCGCTGCTCGCGCTCTTCACGCTCCTCGTCAGTCTCGTTCTCGAGGTTCGGATCTTGGGCGTTGGGATCCTGGGGGTTCTTCGGGTCAGCCATCTCGGGCTCCTTGCTTGGGGACCTGGTACCTACCCCAGGCTCGAGCACTCAATTCTTGGCCAGACAACTTCAGGCGTCGTCGACGATCTCCGCCTCGAGAACAACCCCGTTGTACCCACCAGCCGGCGGCGGAGTAGGGGGAGCGAACTCGAGCCGGTCCGCCACCGTGGCGAGCTTCTCCACCAGCCGGTCGACACTGTCGATGCGACGCTGCTCCTGCTCGCCCATCCTGGCCAGCCGCTCGAGGAGCGTGCTCTCGAGCCCGAGGCCGGCCCGATCCAGCAAGGAGTTCGAGGCTTGGACGCGGGCCAGGTCGTTGGTCGAGAAGTTGGCCACGTCGATGAGGGCCTCGACCGCGGTTCCGGTGGCCTCGATGATCTGGGCGTAGGCCGAGAAAAGGTGGCTCTGGCGCACCGAGCTGACCTCGAGGGCCCCACCATGTCGCTGACAGAACCTGGTCCCGTCGACGGGATGGTAGGTGCACGGCCCTCCGGAACGGGACACCCACGCACACATCACCTCGGGGGGTGATGCTGTCTGGGGGGAGAGCTCGGCCGACACTTGGGGGGAGGGGGGACCTCAGGCCGTCGGCGCTGTGACGACGCCCGTCCGGACCATGTTGCAGGTGTGGAAGGTCACCAGCGCCAGACGCTGGGCGGTCACGATCATCTCGTTCGTGCTGCGCTCGAAGAACTCCGTGGTCTCGATGCCGCCGAGGTACAGGTCCACCAGTCCCGGGACTCCGTACACGGTCCCAGGAGTGAAGTACCCGATCACCACAGGCCACTGACCGTACTTGGTGAACACCCGCCCAGTGTCGTCATCGTCGAGGGCGACGTCAGCCGCGATCGCTGTCGAGTACGACATGAACAGCGTGCCCATCCCCGACGCCCCCTTGGTCGGGTCGTAGAGGGCGTCCTGCACCTTGCCCACCGCCTCACCGCCACTGGCCGAGGGGCCGAGGTTGGTGGCCGAACTGAGGGTGGGGTTGACCAAGCCGGCTGTGGTTCCGATCGTCCCGAGCTCGATCTCGCCCTCGAGGAGGGCCGACGTTGCGGTGTCGAGGGCCTCGATGGCCGCCTTCACCGCGTCCTCGTAGGTGAGCGTGTCCCAGGCGACCGACTCCTCGAGGAGGACGGGGTAGAACAGCTCACTTGGCTGACAGGTCTGGGGGGCGGTGAGCTGCTCCGCCGGACACTGCGGAGCCTGGACGTTCCCCTTGAAGCAGGCGAACTCCGGGAAACCACCACCCCGTTCCCAGCGAACTGAACCTTGGCCGCGTTCGGCGACGTCGACCAGGTTGTTCTTGGCTGGTCTGAGCTCCGGCGCCGGCAGCGCCACGTTGTTGGATGCAGGTGCGGGGGCCATGGGGGAACTCTAAACCCAAACCAGCCAACTTCCGAGGGATAGCTCCCCCTCGAGCTAACTCTCCTTCTCCTCCGGCGGGAGGACCCGGACGTTCCCGAGCCCAGTTCCCGGCTCGCCGTACACGGCTGAAGGTTGAGCTGAAGGCTGAGCTGAAGACGGGCCGGATGTGTCTTCCTCCAGCCGGCTTCCATTCGAGCCAACTTCCCCCGCCTCGAGCTCGAGGTCCTCGCCGTCCAGTCCAGCAAATGCAGATTCGTCGATGGCACCGGTGTCCTCGAGGGTGTCATCGACGAGATCAGGGCTGTCTGAGCCAACTTCAGAGGAGGGGGTGACTTCTGCCGGCAGCCGGCCGCCCCGCACCGTGTCGGCGGCAACCAGCGAAAGCAGGCCCAGCACGGCCACCACTGCGGTGCCGGCCATCACCAGTAGCCAGGCAGAGACAACCCAGTCCGGTTCCACGGGGGCCCGCACGGCGAGCACCAGTACCACCAGCGTGGTCAACGTGAGCATCCAGCCAATGGTTGCGAACAGGGCGATCTGGACAGCACGGCGGGTCATGGGGACCAGCATACGAAATGGACCTGCGGCTCATGAGCTTTTGCCGGCGGGCCCGGGAGCTCGGGGGGTGGGGGAAGCTGGCCAGCCAACTTCACTCGTGGTCTTCAGGGGGCCGGGCCCGGGACTTCCAGGACTTCCAAGACTGGGGGAGTTCATCCCAATCTGAGTCACGTCGCTCGGAGTCCTCGGCCCAACTCGTGAGGATCACGAGCAGAGCCAGGATTATGAATAATCCAGCCCACCAAGCCAGCACGTACAGCAGCAGCTGGAGACCATCGCCCACCCCTGAAGTTTGGGGGAGTTTGGGGGAGTTTGGGGGCGACCCAGAGGGGGGCAAGTTGGCTGGGGCCCAGCCGGCTTTGGGGTTCGCCGGCGAACATGCCATCAGTGCCGGCAACCAACCGACTCTGGGGTGCGACGCCGCTGCGACGCTGTCGCGACGCTGTCGCGACGCTGGGGGAGGGGGAAGGGGGAAGGGGGGAGGGGGGAACGCGAAAGACCCCGCCCCCGAAGGGGGGCGGGGCCTTTCGCTCATCACCTTCGCCTCTCCCCGATTCTGACACGGCGGACGCATGTCGAGTGGGGGGAGAGGGGAGGGGGAGGGGGCGGCCGGTTCAATCTCGGCTGGCGTGAGCTCAAGGGGCCGACCCGTCCACCACTGGGCTGTCGGAGTGAGCTGGGGGCCGACCCGCCGTCCCCTTGGCTGTCGTGCTGAATTCGGGGCCAGCCCGCTCGTAGCTCGGCTGTCGGGTTGAGTTCGGGGCCGGGCGGTCGGATGGCTGTCGCAGCATCTATGGGCCCGAAGCCCGCACGGCGACTGTAGTACGGCCGTCGCGGAAGTGTCGGCCGTGCGGGGGAGGGGGCCCAGCCGGCTGGGTGACGGCCGTCGTGTGTAGCCAGGGCCGGACCCCCCGCCTCCGTGCCGGCGGTCGTAATACGGCTGTCGCGGCTGGACGGGCCGACACGGGGGGAGGGGGCCGGTAGTGACGCGGCTGTCGAAGCTGGGAAGGGCGCATCCTCCCCCTCGGGGCGGACCTGCTTTGGCTGTCGGAAAGTGATCGGCCGGTAGGGAAATGTCAGGTCACTTGTGGAGCGACTGGGATGGGCCGATCGATTTCTCCTTGGCTGTCGTCGCAGAAACGGATCGGCCCCCTCCCTGTCCGATGCACTGGCGGCTGTCGGTACTTCGGTAGGACAAACGAATTGTAGCACAAATCGTTTGGGGCCGGCAGCTTCACGGCTGTCGTAGTTGTGGCGGGCCCGCCGAGAGTGCGTTGGCTGTCGAATCCTCCAGGGGCGTGGGGGGAGAGTACCAGCTCGAGGAGGGAGAGCTGGCTGGAAGGCCGACTCCGCATTGACTGGCGCTCCTTGCATCGGGCCTCGGGAGAGAACGTAGCGGCACGAGGCGACTAACGATGCCTGTGAATACTACTTTCTGTGGTCAATTTCTCAGGTTTGAGGCCATCGTCGAGGTAGTTGTCGCGTGATTTCCGTACAACTACTGGTTCTTGCAGCAGTAGTTGGTTGAGACCGACACGGCGTTTGGCCTGCAAACTAGCGGGTTTGGAGTTCTTGTACGATTTTTCGCGTACAAGAACTCAACCGGGCAGACCGGGACCCCCCCGACCACGGAGAGTGGTGGGCCCCCCTATATATAGGGAGGGAGGGAGGGATAGCACGCTCAGCGCAAGCTGCTGCGAGCGTACACATTAAATCAAGGGGGGTCAAGAGGGTATTCTGAGAATAAATTAAACACCCCCCACGCGGATATATCTCCCTGAGAGAATTCACAGGTCGGCTACCTCCCCCCCAAAAATCCCCCCGACCGCCCCAACGAGTTCTTGTACTCAAAAATCGTACAAGAACTGCCCGATCCCTTTACTGGAGCGGCAAAACCCCCCTCAGAATTCTGCAACTACTCCTACAAGAACTGGTTGTTGTACGGAAATCACGCGACTACTCCCCCCGAAGGCGGCGCAGGTCATCCGGATGGACCTCGATCCCCTTCGTCCGGAGCACGTCCAAGTCGGCTGTCTCGAGCACAGCGACCCAGCCGTGTCGGCCTCCACCGGAAGTTGGCTGGGTGTGAATCCGAAGAATGCCCGGCACGCTCACCGACGGGAACCACTGGGCCTCCTCGTCGCCAGCCTTGTCCGACACCTGCCGCCACAGCCCCTCAAACTTCCACTCGCCGAGTTTGACTTGTCGAGCCTTGCCCACACCGGCCCGCTGCCAGCACCACGCTGGACACATCTCACCGTTCTCGCCGCCCTTGAAGTGCTCGGGGAACTCAGGAGAGTGAGCACGGCGCATGTGGCGGAGCAGGTCTTCACGGAACATCTCCCAGCTCATCTCACCCGAGGCCCGAATCCTGGCTGCCTCGGTGATGGCCATGTCCTCACCGATCTCGTTGCGCTTCTGCTTGCGCTTGAATTCCTTGAGGCGTTCCAGGTACGCACGATTCTCGACCGTGCAGGCCATGATCTGCCCAGCCAACTCCCAGTCCTCGGGGCCGACCTCAACGGTCTTCCGCCCAGCAGCAACCCACCCACACTCCAGCAGACCCAACAGCGCAGCCACACGAAGTTGGCTGAACACAGCGTGCGTCTCGAGTGGATCCCCAGTGAGGTAACGGAGCTGGCGCTTCTCGGCCTCCAGTTTGGCCTTCCAATATCCACAGTCTGGGGAGACCTGGATCTTCTGGATGTCACCGACCTCGGGGTCCACTCCAGCCACGATTCCACTCACCATGTCCCACCGCGGCATGACCCACGACCGCCCCCGACCATCGGCTGACTCCGTACCGGCCAGCTGCAGGTCGTACCATTCGGCCTGCTCCATGACGGCCCACATCCCAGCCAACTCCGCATCCTCGGCGATCTCGGCCTCCCGTCCGGCCTTGCGCCACTCGGTCAGCAGTTCTTCGACCCACGAGTCGTAGGACGGCCAGTGCCGGTTGAGCACGAACAGCAGGGCCCGCTGAGCGAAGCCGTTGTCCGCCTGTTCACCACCCAGCAGGTCGTGGGCAAGCGCCGCTTGGATGGAGGCGTTCATGCTCACTCGATACTTCATGGCCTCCAGCTTCGGACGGTCCCGATCCTTGACGTAGGCCGGTGAGATGTTGCCCACGCCCGACCACGCCGAGAGCATCATGGAGATGGTGCCCTGACCGCCCTGGGCGTCCATCTGGGTGAGGTTCTTCGACTCGTCCGACATGACGATGATGCCGTCGACATGTCGTTGGTAGGCCTTCACCCGAGCCAGCGCCTCTTCCATCTGCTCCTTGATCTCGTCGGCGGTCAGACTGGTGCCGTCGAATTTCCCCCCACCGGACGTCGGCGTGAAGTCCTTCTCGATCTGCTTGCGCTTCTGCTCGAGTTCTTTCGCCCCGAGCTTCCGGTAGAAGAGATCCAGCAAACCTTCTGCAGTACCGAAGGCGGTGGTGGTCACCTTGCCCGACCCCAACGCTCCGTAATCACCCTCAAGTTGGCGCAGCAGCCGTAGAGCGAGTCGCTGGTTCAGCGATTTACCAGCGCCCGACGGAGCCACACCCACCACATACAAGGTCAGCGGTGCCGGTGAGGACCCCAGAGGGTTGAGTACGAGATCCAATGGAAGCACAGCTCCGAGTCCGGCCAGGACCCCCATGAGCACCGCATCGGGATGTCCGCCGTGGGACCACGCCCACTTCCGGATGAAGTCCAGCACGGACCGGCTCTCCCAGAACCCAACCCCGAGGAGCTGGTCGTCCGGTCGGTAGTCACCACCATCTCTGCCAGCCACGATTCGGCGGATGCCGGGGTCCATGTCCCGCAGGTCGGCCATGTCCTCAGCGGTCAGGCCCGTGATGTCGATGGATTTCGTGTCATGCTCCGACCCCTCTGAAGGTGGCTGAATCCAGCCGGCTTCCTTCTCCCTCCCGCTCGAGCGCTCGAGAATTTCCCCCGTTTCCGGATCGACCTCGGTCCCATCCAACGAGGCGGTCCATTCGCCGCCCTGCCCCGCACGCCATGTGGCCAGCGGATTCCCGACTCGGCTGGCCGACTTCTGGACCAGATCGTCGAACCGGCCGGCGAGGATCTTCCCGACGGCGCCGGTCCACATCCGGTTGTACTCGGGGATCCTGACCGACTCGATCCAGTCGTCGGTCTCGACGCCTGCCTGCCGGTAGGCCTCCAACAGCCCGGTGTAGGCCTCGTGCCCGCCGCAGGCCTCTGCCGCCACGTCTGCCGCGGCCTTGAGGCTGACTGTTTTCATGGCCTCGTACTTGGAGACGCCCTCTCGCAACCGCTCACGGAAGAACTCGATCTGGCGCCCGATGTTGTCCTCGGACCATCCCGGACGGTGGGCCGAGTCCACGGACTCCTCCGTGTGAGCCCGAAGCCACTCCTGCAGGTCGTCGTTGAAGATGACCCCGCCCGAATCCCCCTTCTGCACCTCGAGGCGATCCAGCAGCACAGCTCCCGCCATGGGCAGGTCCAGGAACCACTGAGGATCGCGGGCAGCCACGGTCGAT